TTATAATCCCCACACAAATGTGAATCTAATCGTGATAGTCTTTCTATGGAGCATATGTTCCTCATCAAGAGGGACAGAAGTTATATTCAAGAACTCCACATCAAGAATTCCATAAGTAGTTTTCAGACCTTCCTTCATATTGTCAAGGTAATCAACTATTAAGTCAGAATATTTATCACGTAACTTGGTTCCCACATAAATGGTTCCAGCTGGGATTTCAGTTCTATCTTCTACCTTCACCCAAACATCTATATCATAGTCAACAGTGCAAAGCATACCCTTAACTCCTTCTCCTGTCCATTCTCCGATACCGATCTCAGTTAGAGAGCCAGCTATATTTGTAATGGAGATACGTGGAAAGGTTGCATCCATTCGAGGGTAATCTGAGTATATCCAGTTTCCTGAAGTATGTGGATTAGGAATTGTTCCTCGAAGTGAGTCTACTATGATTCCTGTAAGATCAACCAACTGCAATTCTCTTTTCCCTCTTCTTTCTTGAAGTTGCTAGAAATTCTTGTCTAAGGATTCTTGTTAGCATTCCTTTGTTACTATCAAAGATCTTTCCTATCCAGGGATTAGTTCTACCCCACTTAGTTTGAGTAACCTTCTTGGTAACTACCCAATTCTTAGGTCCTCTAGTCCTTCCTGGACCATGACTAGCTGTTTTAGGATTCCTAAAGGTTTGGCCTCGCTTCAGAGGAAATGTCAAGACCGATCCTGGTTTGGCAGTAAAGGATAATGGTCTGCCACTGGCACCATGATAAGCGTAAATAGCACTTAGAGCATGATAGGCTGGGTTTCCTTTTATAGTTCCTCCTGGCACACTGATAGTTTTGTATTTGTAGCCTTTCTCACCAACTGAAGTTACTAGTTTGATGTGTCTTCTAATGAAGCCTCTTGGATGCCTTTCATCTAGACTTTGACTTACTGGTGTCTGGGCTATGACTTGAGGATAAAGCGCTTCTTGCCAGCGAGAATAAGAATGAAAGACCACGTTCATTGTCATTCTGCTTAAATTCTTGGGATACCGTAAAATTAACCTTGGTTTGAGTAGAGGTTTCCTAATAGTGGCTGGCATTCTAAAGCACCCTCTTCATGAGAGCTTTCTTGTACCAGACTGACTCTCCATATGTGTAGTCTTCAATAGTGTCAATCCGCCAAGTCTTGCCACTCCAAGTTACTTCATCTTCCGAGGCAATAGTTATAGTCTGTCCCTTGATAGGGTAATCTGGAAGGAACCATCCATAGGCATCTCCTAGATTAACTGTTCCCTGGACAAAGAATGCTAGATCCTCTGATGTGATCTCTTGAATCTCAGCATTGAGTATGTAGGAAGTTCCAGAGTCTCGTTCCCTTTGGCCGTAGGCATCATCTCCATTTGACAATGTATACTTAGTTAGGGTTACCTTCTTCATTAGAAGTTTACCTAACTTGCGCCTTGGAGGGGTTTTCAGCATTGTAATCTCAGCCTCTCTTTCTCATGACAGTTAGCACAGAGAAGAGAATATTTCTTTTTCTGTGTTTTTATACTGGTTAAGACTTTGAGATAGTATGCTTCCTGAGTACGAGATTGTTTGCGATCTTGAGTGCCTCTTCCTTCTAGATGGTGAATGTGCCAACATTCTTTCTGAGAGTTAGAGCATTTCTCACAATGATTCCCCAAAAGACCCAAAATTTCTTCTCTTAGTTGAATACAATTCTTACTGGGTGGATTTTTAATCTCATTCTTTGCATGTCTCTTCTTCCAATTACAGTTAGGACATAGAAGTTGATAAAGTGATGATTGCTCTTTTACTTTCCTTAATCGAAAGAGAGAACCAAAAATCCTTCTTTCTGAATATCCACCTCCATACTTATGATCAATATGAAGAATACTTGTCTCTGCTTCTTGACAATGAGCACATTTATTACCTAGCATTTCAAGCACTTCCTTTCTGAGCTTCAGATAAATTTCTTTCCGAACTTGACTTATTCTGGTTTTATTTCTTTCGTAATATACTTTGGAAAGATGCTTGACTCTAGTCTGATGCTGCAAATAATAATCTTTCATATAGGATTTTCTAGACTGTGTCTTTAACATTCTCTCCAGCCCCTTGATCTTCTATATCAAGAACTGTTCCAGGGCCCCTGAATCTAACAGAACTTCTAGCGGATATCATTATCTTCCTGTAGTTCACCAAGTCCATTGGAATCTCTATCAAGTGGAAGATCATTCGATTGAATTCAACTCTGAGTTTATCCCAAGGCTGCTTTTGTCTTACTTTAACATTTCCAATAGTTAGTTCTTCGGGGACTAGAAATTCTTCCCTTGCGACCCAGAGCATGCCAGCATAATAGGCAGTAGCCATAGCTACTAAGTTCCAATCGATAGCACAAGTGTAATAGGAGTATGAAACAGTGACCTTCTCATAGGCAGAAGCATCAGCACTTAATCTAATGATACCATTCTCTGGCCAAAGAGTTGATACTGTCAATGTAGTTCTAGTTGATATTGATTCATCATCAACATAGCCATAAACAGTGATGTCAGAAGCATTGACTACTTTGTCAAAGTTCCTGTCTGCCAAATAAGGATTAACAAGTGAGATAGTGGTCCCGGTAACATCTAGACCAATCTCTTCCTCTTGAACTCTGACCTGGATATAATGAAGAATGATATTCTGAGATTTAGTTATGAACTCTTCCAGTATGTCATCGTGGGCATCATCAATCGTTAACCCAAGCAGATCTCTAATATCCTGAGGTGTTGTATACACGCTTTCTCAGTCCTCTTTCACTTTTTCACTTCTACATATATAGAGTTCGCTGAGAATATTTAAAGTTTGTTAAAGAAAAAAACATAGGGAACGAGATCCACAAAGGGATCCGTGCCCGGATCATTCAGGTAAAGGCTAGCTTAAGGTTAAACTTAGTCTACTGATCCAGCAGTTATGTTCACAATGACAGCCAACGCATCTTCGTCAGTAACTGCCATACCGTACTCCACATAGAAGTAGAGTTCGATAGAATCAGTTTGTGGGTTATCCCATCTCTTCATGTCTAAGTTGCGTCTAACGGCCATCCATGCGGCTCTGCTAGGATCTATTACCAGCGCTGCTCCATTTGGCATCTGAGTTGTTACTAGAACTTTGAGACCAGATATCTTGCCGATCTCTCCATTTAGTATCGCCTCATTGCTACCATACTTAGAAGCATCTATGAACATCGTGCTCTTCAGTAATCCGCCCAGGACATCTGGGTGTATTACCAAGAACTTAGGTGCCCACTTGTTACCTCTAATTTTGATAACACCGGAAGCAATGCTCTTGTATCCATCTACTGACCAGGTGTTTCCTTCAGCTAATGAATCAACAAAGCAAGCAGCTGACAATGCTGAACTATAGTAGGCGATTGTTGAACCACCTGAGGCAATTATAATGCCATCTTTATAGTCTGCACTTGTGAAGTTAGTTGCTGTTTCATCCACATAGACCAATGGGCTGCCAATTGCAAATGTTTGTGCAACATTTGTGCTTGCCGTGCCTTCTGTGTATGACAGTAACGCCTTCATGATATCAGCATCTTCCTTATCTGCCAATGCAATACCTGCCTCTACCACCGAGTCTCTAATCAGGTTGAGTTCGCATCCCTCAATTGCTTCTTGAGTTATGTGGACAGCTGCACCTTTCTTAGTTGGCAGGATGGTATTAGCTACATAGGTTATACCTTCAAGAGTAAGGGTTGCCCCTTCGTTGACATCAGTAGCGGTTACAGTGCCTCTACGGCCTATAACTATAGAGCGTCCTTTGGTCCTAACAAGATCTTCATTTATTTTGATCAATGCACGACCAAATCTGCGAGCTCTCGCTGCTTCCTCAACCTCATCTAGTATAACTCTAGGTACTAGGTCTGCAATGCTGGTTGTGTTCAATGTACTAGCCAGTTCTTCTATACTCTTCATTTTCTCTTTCACCCTTATTGGTGTTCTAATATACAACGGAGTAATATTATATTTAAGACTTGTTCTTAGTCTTCATCGTTTTTAGAAGCAGTCTTTCTCTTGATAAGATTGTGATCTAGTGCATAGATGACCAATTCACCAAGATGAACTTCCTTGAGATCCTCCTTAAGAGCTTCCTTGTCAATAGCTTCCTCTTGTGGCACAGGTTCTTTAGACATCTGAGCTTGGGACTTAGCTATTTCAAGTTTAGTCTTAGCTGTCTCTAATTCGATTAGAGCTTCTACAGCCTTCTGGAGATCCTTCACCTTATCTTCTAACGTCTTCTCTTCAGTTGACATTCTAATCTACCTACCTCATTGAAATGGGGATTGTACTAATAAATGGGGAAATAGAGGGTATTTATGGGAACTTCTTTTCTTTGTGCAGCTTGATCATCAGTTCTTCCCAATGGCCTTTGACGTACGCTTTGACTTCAGCCTCAGTTGGTTCTTTCTTCTCTTCGGGAGCCTCTTCCTTCACTGGTTCCTCAGGCTTTACTTCTGCTGGCTTTTCAACCGGCTTCTCTTCAACCTTTGGAATTTCTACCTTAGGAGTCTCAACCTTTGGTTCCTCTTTTGGAGGTTCGACCTTAGGTGGTTCTACTTTAGGCTCTTCCTTGGGCTTCTCTGGTTCCTTAGGAACTTCAACCTTAGGCTCTTCTGCCTTAGGAGGTTCAACTGGTTTCACTTCTTCAACCTTAGGTATAACCGGAACCGTTGGCACGACTGCAGGTTCTGGTGCCTTAGGTATAGAAGCTTCCTCTTTCTTTGGACAATCCTTACATGGTTCTTCTGTCACTGGACTTTCCACCTTAGGAATAGTTGGTACTTCCTCCTTTTTAACTGTTTCAGCACTAAGTTTCACGAGTTTCTTTGCTTGTTCGTCGAAGCCTGCTGGAGGTGTTTCCATTGGACCAGGTTCCATATCAGTGAATTCGGTTGAACTCTTCTGCTCAGGAGCAGGATAGTTCTCCTTCTTCTCTATAGGGATGCATTTCTTCTCTTTCTCATCCCACATCTGGCCTTCAGGGCACTTGTATTCTTCCTTGGCTTTCTCTTCTGGCTTCTCTGCTTTCCACGCTTTTGCACATGCTTTCATCCTCTTGATCACTGGCATTGTCTTGCTTTCTTTCATGCATTTCTTCATAAAAGCTAGATAGTCTTTGGGTATAGCTAAGTCTTCAAGTAGCTCCTCTGCATCACTCATCTCTTCTTTGGCCTCTACACATTTCTTTTCTTTTTCATCCCAAACTTGTCCTTCGGGGCACTTATATTCTTCTGTCTTGGCCATTTCTTCTTTGGGAGCTTCTATGCATTTGCTTGTCTTTTCATCCCAGACTTGACCCTCCGGGCACTTATACTCTTTCTTAGCCAACTCTTCTATACACTTGCCTGACTTCTCATCCCACACTTGCCCTTCTGGGCATTTGTATTCCTCACTTTTCTTCTCTTTGTAAGGATAGCCTTTGTGGGGATAACCATAGTAGCCATAATATACTGCCTTAACTTTCTTACCCTGTGCTTTCAGGGTTTCAATCTCTTCTGGAGATTCTAGTTCTAGCAAGGCCCATAGGGATTTCTTCTCTGGTTTCTTGTATGGATAGTATTCATAGTACTTCTTGTCTTTGGCTTGATTCGCTGGGTAATACGGATAATAGGGATAACCTGGGTAAGGATATTTGCCTTTATAGCCGTATGGATAGTTGTAGCCATAGTAGTATGAGATCATTTTCTTCGATAATGTCTCATCGAAGTCTGTTAATGCATTCACTTCAACAACAGCGTACAGCTTTGGTTTTTCCATCTCTGAAAGATCCGTGTCTTCCTCTAGTTCCTCGATGACTTCTTCCTTTTCTTCTTCTTTCATCTTATTCACTTCTGTCTCAGTTATCTGAGTACTTTGATTTAAGGATTGCTTCTCTTGGCTCACTTTCTTACTAAGTTCCTCCACTGCGAAGATGAAACATTTCTCACACGCTGGAGTCCTCACCAAGGATAGTTCGTTGAAGTTAAAGTTGAAACCTATACTCTGATCAGGATTGACCGGGAACTTGTCTACCCAAGTAGAGCAAGATACAGCAGGGAAGGTTCCATCCTTGACCAATACGATGGCAGTAGGATCAGTAACCTCTGCCTGGAAAACTATTGACTTGAGAGCTTTATCATAGTAAGCTAGTTTGACTTTGCCCACTGCAGTTCTTTCAAACTTCTCATCAAGACCATGCTCAATCAATAGTGGTTTGCCAATTAAGTTGGTAGCAGATTTCTCTATCTCTTCTGCAGGATACAGGACATTCTTCCAAACTCCTTCAGCAAGAGCTATTCCTGTTATAAGGAGTTTCCCTTCCTTCTCTTCCAATGAGAAGAATGGTGCAGATGAGAGAACTACTTCTTCCTTCATGATGTTCTTCGCTACCTTAATCATACGTTCTAGTTCTTGACGTTCGGCACGAAGCTCTTCAAGTATTCCTGATGAATCGGACATCCTTAATGGTCCTCCTTTTTCTTAAATCTTTTTTCCCAATTACAATTGGCACAGAGCAATTGATAATCTCGAGAACCTGATTGTAGTTTCTGAAAGATGAATTTCAAATAGGAATATCGAGAGCCTTTGAATCGTAACCATTCTCTCTTTCCACCCCCATTGACATGATCAATTTGTAAAGCTAGACCAAAGTATCCGCATTTAGAACACTTATTGCCTAGAAACTGATGTACTTGTTCCTTTATTTTATCTTTTGATCTCTTACTATAGATTCTGCGTTGTTCCCTATGTTGAATATTATATTCTCTATTATGTTCCAAGACTTTAGATCGATTAGCGAGATACCATTCATGTTGGTTCATTAAACATCACTACCTTATTGAGGTTCATTTTCATATTTAAAGTTACTCTTCACCGTTCTCATCTTCAAGTATTTCCCAGAGCATCTTGGTGAAGTCTTTCTCTCCTCTGCACGAAAGCTGGAGTTCAAACCTCGAGCTTGAAGTTCCTAGGATTTCAAGTTTAGAAGATACAGATTCACTCAAGTCTCCAGTTAGACTAACTAGTTCCTGCATATGATGAAGAGGAAATCCTTGTATTGGCTCTAAGATCTGAAAAGGTACAGCAACATTCCCCAGGACAGGTAATTGCAAGTCCCTAATTTCAAAGGGATTACCTGCAACTATAACAGGGATTTCTATTGGAATAGCTGGGTTCCCATCTACCGGAATTCTTCTAGTGAATTTCCTTCGTTCTCGTGGGATTAGTCTTCTAACTATCTCAACAATTTTCTCCTTGATCTCTTCGAGAATCTTTCTCCACCAAGGAGCAGCATAGAAGGTTTCATTCTTCATTGCACGGAAGAGAGGCCCACCTGCCATTAAACTTCCTCTCTTTCATACACATCTGTTTCTGTTGGGAGACCTGCCTTGTCTTTCAAGTTAAAGATCTTGAGTGGAGTAAAACCATTGTCTTCATAGATAATCAACTGATTACTAGTTACTTTGAAACTATTTTCTTGGATCTTCCTGACTAGGTTTACTCTATCTCCAAGAGTAGCTGCAGTTGTATGGTTCCAGACATAGGAGGCAATCTCTTCCTTATCTGTTTCTGAAAGGCCAGAAGTCAAAACTACAGTAGCAAAAGATGAAGTGACAAACTCAGTATCAACTCTTCCTAGCTCAGGTGATACTACTCTAGGAGAGCCATCGTCAGTGATTGTAGTTCCCTTGAATGTCAGAGCATAGATACCAGTCCAAGGCTTAAGTTTCCACCCATCTTGAAGAATAAAGATCTTATCAGTAAAAACGCCTCCTCCTAGTTCAGCCTTTCCGACTGCTGCAAGAGGAACCGAATCATCGATAGCATTCTGTTCATCTGCCCAATCCATGGTTTCATTATATAATTCTTGCATTTCAATACTCTCGAAGGCTATAGAGACAGGAAAGTCACTTGTATAAGTCATTGTAAGTGTCCCTGAAATTACAAAAGTGGATCCAGACCAACTTACATAATCATAAATATCAGACGATCCTAGATCCTCGAAACTTTCAGGAAGCATGAAATGGTACATTGCATCCTCAAGATCTTCATCAGAATCAGGATGGCCATATTGATAGACTGACTCCATTCGTAGTCCACATCTAAGACTAGCATGTAGACAGGCAAACACAATGTGTATTTCATCAAAAGGATCTTCTATACACTGCATCCACGTTGTATGATCATGAAAAGCAGAAGCTAGCTTTTCATTTATGTGATTGACAACTTCAGTTCGGTCAAGACAATTAGCATCAAGCTCGATGACATCTGGTCCACCGGCTGTAGTCTTGATTTTAAAGTGTTTAGGATTAGCTAAATAATCAAAGCCACTTGAAAAATCTCTGAAGCAATGGATCCGGGAGGTTGTTATCCCTAACCACAATTTCCCTGTCTGAGGAGCATCAGTAGGAATGGCTTCGTTTATAACTACTATGTTAGTGCCTTCGTCAGCAGTCTGAATTGATAAGTCCCAGGGTTTTATGAGTATCCATTTATTGGTTGCATCAAACTCAATTGGCATTGATTTCACTTTTGCCCATTCTTGTTTGCCTTGATTATCTCAATATATCTAGAGAGCAAGGCAATCTGTTCTTTAGACTTGTCTATTTCAGCACCGAAGATCTTGATGTTCTCTCTATGCCTGACAATATCTTTTTCTAAAGCTTCTACATCAAAAGAGAGAATTTGCTCTAGAGGATGCTGGAGAGGGACTATTTTGCCGTCCTTTTCGTCCTTCACCATCTAATTCCTCTGAGAGTTATGGAAGAGCCACTATTGAATCCGCGGTTCTAATTGCACCCTGAGTATATCCTGTGGTCTTGAATTCACCTTTTGTCTGGAATGGAATTATGCCTTTCTTTCTGACACGTAGCATGACATATCTGTCTGCTTGATAGATCACTGTCACTGTAATTATTCCAGTACCACCTGCTGCCTGATCTACATAAGGTACATATGCCTTCTCAGTGCCATCATATATTCTCGCTGTAACAGGAGATATTGAAAAGCGCTTAGCTGTTTTATCGACTGCAGAGTAAGCGTAGATATCCTCCCCCTCATCTGGATCTCCGATGTTATATCTAACCCGTAATACTCCAGCAGGTGTGCCGGAAGGCAGGTCTTTCCAGAGAGTTGCCAAGTCCTCTGTAACATCGACATAAGCCAAACCTATTGTTCCAGCCACAACAGAGAATTGATCTTTATCTATTGTATAGTTATCTCCAGTTGTCTTAGCAACCAGGACTCTGTCACCAGATTGTAGTGATGAGATAACGAAGTTAGCTTGAATTGGTGGATCTTGAGTTGTATTGAGAGCATCAATCAGAGAGTAATTCATGATATCGTCACTATGCATGTCTTGAATCCAGACACCTCTAGCGCCAAAGAGCTTACCACCTGCGAATGTTGCGAATGGAGAACCTTTCTTCATCTGGGTATAGCTTGTATCAGCCACAATGTATCTCTCACCATTGTAAGAGTAGATTGTGCTAGTTCCGTTAGTTGGGTAAGTTTGAATAGTTGAAGTCCTTCTACAGTAAGCTTTGAGAACCTCATATAGGTCGTCTACATGCAAACCATTGAGGTCCACGATAACATTCCAAGTTGGAACTATTGTAGCTCCATTGTTTAAGTCTTTCTCAATTGTATCCTCGAATCCATTGGCTCCTTTAGCTGCTGCATCGAATGTATTTGAGGTGATGATTGTTCCACTAACAATGGCAAAGGTGCTTCCTCCAACTAGCAACTCATCATTGTCATCAAAAGTTCCCGTGACACCAGTAACAAAGATAACACCTTTTGTTCCTACTCCTTCAGGATCTTGTGTAATCTTCCTTATTACGGCTGTACCGGAATCTGTGCTAACTGTGCTTCCGTCTGTGAAGAGTGCTAGCTGTCCATCGAACTTGATTTCTCTACAAAGCTCTAGGTTTTCTGTATCTGCAAAGGTGCCTTCTATATTGCCAAGTGTAAAAGTACCTGGATCAGTAGTCGGTGCATTTAGAATAAAAGCAGTAGCATGTGAAGTTTCTCCATGAAGTACCATATGAATAACTGGATCCTCGCCGACACTGGTTTCAAAGCCTATAGTTCCATTGACAAACATTATTCTGACAGTATCCAAGTTATTGAGAACTGTTCCGATCGCTGTCGGGTTATCCAGATCATTTGAAGTAGCCAGAGGCACAGCGTTGCGACCACCAGAAGATAGATCAATTGGGAAGTGGTCATACAAGTCTGTCCAGACACGGGCAAACACTGTAATGTCAGCTCCGTCTATTTCTGCACCAGCTTCTTTCACTTTGACCAGAAGATCAACATGCCCTGATGGCCAGTAAGAGGTAATCTTGCTACCTGCTTGATAGATGAAAATGTCTGTTCCTGTTTCAATGCTACCTAGAGTGTAGATGTTTGCCCAGAGTTTCTCGCCAAAGGTTCCACCATTTGCATCTAAAGTTCCAGCGCCTGTTCCACCATCTAGAGTAAGAGTATTGCTTGGGGCAAATGTCGAAGATTCTCGTACCCACCATTCTCTCTCTGTATTATTATAATCGAGCAGAACACCGAACGTAGAACCTCCACTCAAAACATGTAATCCTATATCTGCTGTTCCTGCTTCTATATAGTTTGAAGCTGCGAACTGCATATATTCCACAGCCCCAACAAAGCCATCTGACTTGATAGCTCCAGTCTTCACAAAACGCATGCTCAAGTCATCAATGAACCAGCCATTTATGAAGGAATATTCTGTAGGGGTCTGAGCAGACATGGGGACCTCGTCGTCCATAGCCCCTTGCTCATCAAAGGTATCCATTAGCCAGGAATACAAAGCATTAGCCGTATAGACCTGAGTTCCCGAATTATGATAGACTCTCTTCATGTCATAATCTATTGCAAAGTCTACCGAAATTGTACCTGCCATATTCAATCACTATCCTTTAATTACCCTTTTGCATATTTAAGAGTTCTGCCTAAGTTGGTGCTGCTACAGTATCTCTTGCCAGGGTGATATATAAGGTAAGACCAGTTAGACCTATTGTGGCATATTGCCTTACTGAGACATATCTGGTCTCCACCCCAGGAGTAGATTTTCTAACCCTCACAACTATATCTGCACCTGCGGAGCCTGTGTAACCCTCTGAGGCTTTACCGGTTCCATCAGTATCTTCATTCATCAATTGTGTGTAGGGAGAATTACGGAGAAAGATAGCAGTTTGAGCGTCTTGGATAGGGCCACCATCCTCATCTGATACATATACTATTAAGGGAAGAGAGGTTTGGATATCCACGGTTCCTGAACCTGTAGCACTCCAGGTCGTGGCATCAGAATTTGTGTTCTTAACTACCAGGACTCCAGAGCCAGCAGAGAAATAGATGTCGTATGTATTCCCTATGAATGTAACATTGACAAGATCTATTGTTCCAGCCGAGGCCACTTCTATTGCTTTAGGATTGTTGATGAATGAACAGTAGGAGAGATTGTGAACCAGAGGCAGTTTACAGGCAATATCATCTGCTGAAATGAAATTGCAATATGAGATCTGAGTGAGTTGAGCATCCACCTTTGCTCCAGCTTCAAAGTTTGTATTCTTGGCTCTACTGTCTGCCACATTAGGGAAAGTAATTGTGGAAGCATCAAAGAAGTTTGTTCCAAAGAGTCCAAATGTATTAAGGTAGTCACTTGGATCTGGAGCCACAACATTGAACTTGGGAGCTCCTGAAGTTCTGAAAGCACATCCTGATACTTCAGTCGTTGGATCCCCGAAGTAGACTTCAGTGATTGTACTAGAGTTCCCTTGCACGGTTAATGTATAAAATTGGGCAGGAAAGTCTGTAGTCTCAGGTGTTCTATATACAAGCACTTCAGAAGTGTCTTTGAAGTAGGTAGGCCATGTGGAACTATTCCCTATCGTCACGTTTCCTTTACTAATTAGGATACCATTTTCTCTAGACATTAAGCCATATTTGTTGGCAACCAAGTCTTCTGCAGTAATGAAATCATCGAAGGTAGCAGGAGCACCTGAGGTCCCACCACGAATTGAAAGTCCAGTCCCCCAGCGTACTGCATCCCAGAAACAGTTGGGAGTTACTTTTGCTAGAGCTTTTACTGCCCAAATTATTCCAATCTTAGAAACTGCAGTTAGATCAAGAGTTCCAGCTGAAGCATTGGCCGTAGCACCAGTGTGAATAGCAAAAGGTGTCCAGGCTCCTCCCCATGTATTATTTCCTGCTAAATACCAATCTTTATAGTTACCTGCAGAACTCTCTATTCTAATTCCGAGTCCTCCTTCCGATTTTAATCTCAAAATTGAAGGTTGGACTGTCATTGCCCAGAAGACAACGAGTTTGTTAGTAAGATTTGGCAAAGTTGCCTTGATAGAAAAGTAAGTAATTATGACAGTTCCTGGGGATGCCTTACTTACTTTAACTGAGTTGGAAGTAGATCCTTGGATAAAATCAACAGTGTCAGCCGTTGGCGCTGGAGACCAATCTGTGATTGTTTCACAATCACTATATGTAGTGGAAGCTCCTATAAAGAATGCCAGGTCTGTTTCAACTGTTCCTGCCATTCATCTTTTTCCTCCTTTGTTCTATTCTCCACTTCTTCGCACGTCTCCTAGCAAAACTAGCGATCTCCGGGCGTGTATCCTCTCTACAATCATAACTTTTACATGACATAGGGAGATTAGGCCAGAGCTTGCATCTTCTGTTCTTTTCATCGAAGAACTGGCACTTATCATCTTTGATATCTAGAACTGCAAGGTACTTAGCTTTTATTCCTTGTGCTTTCAGCCAGTCTGGTAATGGGTCATATGTGACTGGAAACTTGTTGGTTAGAAATTCCTCTGCGTTAAGAACAGGTCTAAGAGATCCTCTGCAACTGCATGGAGCAGGACATCCATCACACATCGATGGTTTCTGCAGACCTTGCTCTATAGTAGCCACCTTAAGCATTTCACCATCTTTTGGAATATTCCAAGTTCTTACCTGGATTTTTCCTTTAACATTTCTTGTCGTAATATCATCTTTCACCCATTTTCTTATCTTCTCTTTTGCTTCTTCTTTAGTAGCCAGTCTAGCTCCATGAAGAACAGCAAAAGATGGATCAAGAGTAGGAACATAACCTAATTTCTTTGCTCGTACTGCGAACCAAGTTTGTTCCCAAGAATGGAATTCAGGCATCATTTCGCCCTTATGAGGAGGTTCAAACTTGGCTCCTTTGTGGATTACTTCAGATTTGATTAGGACTGCAGTGGTGGAGACATCTTCAAGTTTATAGAGAGTTGTTCTAACATCTTTTGGATATGATTCAAATAAAGCCATCACCTCAAAAGGACTACCTCGCAGTGCCTCTCCATTAAAGATTCTAAGCTTTTTTTCCTTGTCATAAATCAGAGGAATTAAGCAAAGGATAGGAAGATCTTTCGAAACCATAGCAGGAAGATTATTAGATAGATTAGTTATGTCTGAATCTAGCATCAAGACAAAGTCTTCATCGCTCAAAGGTTTTAAAACCAGGTCCCTTGCAAACCCAATTTTGGTACATCTTTCTCTCGCTTTTCCAGGAGAATGACGATCTTCCCATGATAGTTTGTACTTGAAGTCATGCTTTCGTATGAAGACTTTAGAGAAATCCTTGCCTTCCCATTCCTTCCACTTCTGGATAGCTTCCCAGGTTCCATCATCAGAGTCTGACTCAAGAACAGATAGTGATAACTTATCTCTCGGGTAATCAAGATGCAGGAGAATATGCTCTAATGGCTCCAAAAACCTCTTCGAGTTCTTCATGGGGATAGCCACTAGAATCTTTGGGAGATCCATGTTAACCCGCCTTTTCCCTTCCAACATGTTCCTCAGCTAAGTAGATTTCTTCTCCCTTGATCTGAAGGTCAACTATCAAAGCTTTCTTGAACTTGGGTGAAGGTTTCCATTTAAGCACTAGAGGTTCCATCTTCCCAGGTTGGATTGTAGTTGGGCCATGTACTTCAAGAATTTCTGTAGGAGGCAAATGAGGAAATACAAACTCAAGGTTAGATAAGACTGCCTTTGAATCATTCTCTAAGTATACAGTGAGGGTCTTTTCATTCCCCACTTCTACCTTTCCGAAGTGTATTTTCTGGAGAGGTATCTTCTTCTCAGCATCTGCCCAGATTTTCATTCTTTCTGCGCCTCAAGCCATTTCTCGATGAGTTCTAGTTTCTTCTTCTTGAGCTCTAGCTCTATTTTTCTTTCTTCAGGAGTCTTTTCTCTCCTTCTAAGTTCCTCATCTATTATTCTAGCTAGAGCTTCATCTTCAACACTCTTATGTTCCTCCCTTATTAGTTCTCCGGCCCATGTGTGAAGCTCATTGCTTTTGATCCAATCACTTGCTTGAGTAATTGTCCATTTATCTGAGAACTTGATTCTCGAGACTCTAGCTCCATGAATGGTTCCAGGTCTAGGATAGAGGCATATTAAGACTTCCTGAACCTCTGCAGGAACATCTTTCAAAGCAGGAACATACTTCTCTGGATTGTCTACACATCTGGAGAATTCTCGTTGGTCATAGATCTCCAACCAGAAATAGTCCCACCCTGCTTTCCTTATTTCTTTGAAGGGTGCGAAATAGTCTCCTTTACTTGGGTCGCCTGCACTTAGAGGATGGGGAACTTTTGCTCTCTCAAAAAAGCCCACACCCTCTCGTTCTAGGTAGACAAAGTAGCCCTTCAACTTCTCACCTTCAAACTCCATTGAATAGAACCTAGGAGGATTTTGGTCAATTAGTACAACCTTTCCTTTGTCAATTGGCGTAACATAAGTCTTGAGATCTCCAACTTTCATCTCAGTCTTTGGTTTGTCTATCTTCATCCAGGGTTCCGGATTCTTGCATATCTTATACATTGACTTATAGCCAATACCTTCACCTTTAATATCTAAAGGATTACCCCAGATATTGAATTCAAAGCTCTTGCTTATTCTTACATCCCAATGCTTCTTAAGACCTACTGAAGTTTCTATCTCATGAAGTTGTAATACAAAGGTAGCTCCTTCAAGATCCTCCGAAAGTCCCTCGATAGTATAAATTGAGCTTCCTTTCTCTTCCTGAGCAATACGTCTTTTGCCAGCCAAATCCTTACCATGGAATGTGACTAAAAGAACTTCTGCTCCTTCAACTATCTCAGTATCTACTGAGCAAGATCCTTTGTCTATGATAGTCATCTTGCCAGTCAAAGACTTCGATGGATTATATTTGCTATTAGGAGGGATATCTCCTTCGAATGAAATCCACTTCTTGTCAACTATGCCTTCATAAGTCAAAGGAACTGGGGAGAATCTAGTGAAATCTGTCTCTGCTTTCCAGGAATGAACCTTATCTCCTTCTTCAATCCTTAAGAACCATTTTTGATTAGGAATGCCTCTGACAACCACTTGTCCCATATAAGATAGATAATGGACTACGAACTTGGAACTTGTTCCCTCCACTTGATGTTTGATTGCACCACAATAGGCTTCTGGATTACCTTTGTCCTGGTTCTTTCTGACACAATCAGCGAAGTCCTTATAACCAGCAAATGGTAGCTGTTCAAGCGACCTTGCTTTCTCTTCCTTCTCTTTTCCTGCAGGGGCTGCATTTCCTCTACCAGCCCAAGCATCTTTAACCCATGTTTCCCAAGCTTCATATTTTTCACCCTTTCTCCAGTCTGGTGGTACAGGAATGTATCCCTTAGGAGGCTTCCATTTCTTCTTAAAACCTCTGTCTATAGCGTAAGGGACTTGATCTCCAGGGATCAGAACTCTCCACATCATTTCTGTGCCTTCCTTAGGTTTCTTTGTCTCTGGATCTATTACGCTAACATTGACTGCTCTCACCACTATTCTAGTCCAGTCTCCTGAACTGAAAGGTCCATCCCTCCTATTACTCTTAATGAAGTACTCATGGAAATAGGGTTTCTGAGTACCAAAGTAAACCTTGCCTGTATCTATTATTATTATGACTCCTGGATGTTCTTTGGTAGCTCCTACCTCTCCAGGTTTAAGTATTCCTTCAACGGTCAACCATACCTTAGGTTGTCTGGCTTTCGTTTCTCCTCTAAATCCTTGGTTCTTATTCTCACTCTTGAATTCGAATCCATTGCTTCTGATAGCCTCTTTTCCTTCTTCCATAGTAGAGGCTGGTTTACTAATTCCACCTGGTGTCAAGACTGTCCACCCAACAAGATGGTCATCTATTTCCATTCTCCAGTCTGTGTGCACTGAACGACCTCTGATGTGCCATTGCATTACATAGCTAAGTTCCTGCTTAGTATCTGGATATTCCATATAAGGAGCAAGTAAAGCTCCACCTTCTCCTCCTTCTCCACCTTTTGGAGTTGATTTGAGGACTTCTAGCCAATTAATCATTGAAACTTTAATCTTCATTGTGAATCCTCTCTTTGATACTTTCTATAAAGTTCTTTGTTTAGAAGGAGGCTGTTCTGATCTTCTAGCTGGCATTAATCTTCCTCCCCTTTTATTGTTAAATCGTCCTCATCTGTTACCGAGTCTACTTCGAAGGTCTTGTATCCGTAATAATATTTTTTCACAAAGCGACACTTGTAATGGTTAGCAAACTTGCAGAGTATTGGGAACTTGAGATGTTCTACTTGCACTTTGGATAGTTCATCTCTTGGCTCCCGGAATCTTTCCTTAAGTGGACAGACTTTTTCATCTGCCCAGAAGGGACATTGTGATAAGTTGAATACCATCTTACCCAGACTTAGCTTTGTGGGACCAGTACTTGCAGCTACTAATTTCTTCACTACATCAAGACCATCTGGTTCTGTCTTTGAAGCATGCTTCCCACTATAGTATGGGAACATCCATGTATAATAGATCTTTCCTTTATTGTCTTCGTACTCCCCTATTCTGATAGGCCTAACTACTATTATGGTTCCCGAACTCACCTTCTCACCTGTAGCATATGAACGTCCTATGAAAAGATAGCATTTCCCACCTTGCCTCACCACATCTTTCTCACGATACTTCTCTATTCCAGCACAGGGTACTGAGAAGACACATTCATACAGATATTGGTCCAAAGCTTTTCCTTCTTTAGTCTTTTTCTGTATTACCTTGTCAACCATCACATCTATCTCTTTGAGGTTTTTGAGTTTAGCCCATTCCTCACTACGTGCTTCTCCAGAGAATTTAATCTTATAAGTAGAATCTGCAGCTTTACAGACAACTCCTTCAGAACCTTTCATTGATCTATACTTCTTGACAAGTTTGAAGAATTCCCTCATGTCTTCAGCTTTCTCGCCAGGAACCTTCTTCCAGTGAGCAAGTCCTGAGAAGATCTTATCTATTGCAGCCCACCGTTCTTCATAGCCTTTTCCATTAATAACTTCTCCATTCAAGAATACACAATCATGGACATGGAACATTATGAACTCATCATCTAGTTTACTTTCACCTGCAGCTATCCACTTGATCATGCCTTCTCTTGGAAGAGGTTCACAGACTTCCTCGAAGTTCTTGGTTTCGATCTTGCCACAACCATACTCTACCATTTCAGCATCAATAATGAATGAGTTTGCTTTCTTCTTCTGGAGTATTTCCTCCACTGATTTCTTGAAGACATTGGCTCTATCTCGTTGCCTATCTTCTGTGAATATCTTAATCTCTTTTCCTTTACAGTGTATCTGGAATCTCATGCCATCATATTTCTTCTGAACTACAATTCCTCTATCTATAAACTTCTTGGCCCACTTGTCCCATAGTTCTTGTGGATCCCAGAATTCATACTTCTCAAATCCAGACCTTGGTTTGATTCCAATATGAGGCTTGAATAATTGAGGTTGAGCTCCAGCTAGAAATTCAAACGGGGAACTTCTTTTCATTTCTTCTGCACCAACTCTAAGGAATGCTAACCTATAAAGGGGAACTGTGAATCCAATTTGAGGCCCTTCGACATCCCAGACAAAATGGAATTTCTTAGCTACCTCAGGATTATTACTTGCTACTTGCTCCAAGAAAGCTTTCATCGTTGGTTCATGAAGCCAGCCTTGCTTGAAGAGCAGATCTAAATCATGAGAGAGGGGAATAGTTTTCTCATTCACAACTCTTCCACATAGATAGACATGGATTGGCTCTCCAACAGTGATAGTATCTGGGAATGCCGCTAGAACTTCCTCTAACTTAATCAGTTTCGCCATTTCCTCGTTAGATATCTGTTGAGGTAATCCTTCTTCCGGCATAGGATATTCTTCAACTTCAAGTGAAGATTTCCTTGTTAGTTCATCATCTATAGTGTGCTTTATGTTACGATGTCTCATCTCTGACCAAACGAAGATGTGAGCGTTCTCGAGAGGTTCTGTTACTTTCCCTATCTCTTTGAATATCTCATGTAGACGGCTGTCGAGTGCTACTAATTGATCATCTGTGAGAGGCTTAATATACACAGGATCTATTTTCTCCAAGTCTTCCCTCTTGATCTCTGAGGGTACTAGTTTAGCCTTCTCTTCCTTTTCTTTGCCTTTGAAGGGAACATTCTTCTCTCCCACTTGAGAGATTATCCACTCATAAAGTTCTCTGGCATTCTTCTTGTAAGTCTCTGGCTTGTTGAAGGTGAATCCACGTTTAATCATTTCCTTGAAGATCTTGAGGCCTAGTTCCTTACAGTCTTCGAGAGTGATCTCCTTCTTCTCTTCACCCACCCGTTTGAAGAGTTTCTTTCCTTTCTTGATGGAAGAATACCAACCTAAGATAATTCTATAATCATCACCCAGTTGCTTATCGTTTGGCTTGTTAATATCATAATCAGAAATCCAGCCTCTTATCAGTTCAAAGACTTGGCTCTTGAAGAAGTTTCTGTTGAACAATTCTTCCACTATCTCAGCATAGAGATCTTCTGATAAGATGTCAGCATAATCAAATAGATCTAAGACTGTCAGAGTCTTCAAGTCAAGGAACTTGATATTCTTAGCGAATACAAAGACTTGTATTCCTTGAGGAATCTTGACTGGTTTAGGAGGATCATATTTTTCTTGAACAGTGAACTCATAAGCATACAGAGGACCTTCCTTCTTCCAGCCCCAGTGTTCAAATGCATCCTCATCAGATATTTGATGTCTTTCCCGTGACTCTTCAAATTGTTTTGGAGTAATTTCAGTGGGTGCTTGGAGAACAATAATTCCATAGCATAGTTTACCCTCTAGTAAATAGAGTGGCTCATTGATATGAGAAGTGAATTTCTTTGACTTGACTATTAGAGTCTTCTCTCCAGAAACGATCATTTCCGCATGAGGCTTAACAAGATATAGACCTACTTTAGGTTCTATGTCAACTATCCTCTTTGGAACCATAGGCTCTATCCCCTCTGTGGTAGTATTATCCAAGTCAAATCTTTCCTTTTTCACCCTATTCATGTCACGTAAACTGCCTTGATTTTAGCTTCTGTTTGTGCTTTCTCCTTTAGAACTTCAATCTTCTTAGCCTTTGCCTCAGCTCGTTGTTTCTTTATTATTGCTGTATATTTGAGATCTAGGTTAAGGAACTCGATAGCAAGTCTTTCGAATGTAGTAGAAAGATCTCTAAGTTCTTCCTCAGTTAACTTCTCCATAATCAATGGATTCATAAGCCAAGCATTCCAACCAGTCACAGATGCAGCTAAAGTCCCATTCATGAAAGATAGTTTTGAGACTAAAGAGAGACGATCAGTTAACTTCCAGTTCTTGATCTTTTCTTTCTCTTCTTCTACTTCTGCAATCCAATCTCTTTCTTGGTCATTCATTTCCATTCCACCTATGCTATATCAGCTATGACCTTTATTGATATATTGGGGGCAGTAATTATTTTCCCTGATTGAAAAGTAATTTCAATCTCAGCCTTGAATTCTCCTATAATACTCTTGAACGTTTCACCCACATTAAACTGAGCTTCTCCATCAGTGCCAGGAAGATTCACAATGGTACCACTAATAGATGTTACTGTTCCATCCTCATAGCTCTTAAACTTCAGAGTGATAGTGCTTGCTCCCGTCAGATCTACTATCTCATTATCTGCATCATAGATAGTGAAGTCGAGAATGAAGTTTACATCTCCCCGGACTATAGTTATTTCAGACATCTTCCATCACCTTGTATTGAGTTAAGTTTATATTTAAGAATTCTCCTGCCTCTGTCCTCTCCTCTTGATTTTGGCTCCTAGCCTTTGAATAAGTGTATAAGCCTTCTTCCTACCCAAGAGAATTCTTGCAAATGTGTGGATTGTAGGTATGAAGAAGTGAAAAATAATTTCAGACAAAATTAACTGATCAAAGATGTGTTTGAAGAAACTATTGTAGGCTAACCCTGTAAGCACTAGTAGATCTTCTAAATACTTGCCAGCAATTTTAGAAAGTGCATCATGAAGAAGAAGAATCTCTTCAGAGAACTTCATTACTTTGAGAGGTATAATTCCAAAGAGTGAGATTGACTGGTGCAAGGTTCTACTTACAGTCTTTAGAGGTTCTCCCAATAGTGTGAGAATATCAGATAAGAACTTGTTGCTTTCAAAAGTGATATTTCCTCTTGGCTTGATTACCTTGAAAAGCGCCCAAACTTGTAACTTTCCTCTCGAGACAAGCAACTCAGATATCTCTTTCCAATGCTCGAAGGTCATAGTAAATGTAGAACCACTGAGTATTATTGTTCTAACTGGATTCGTTGAACTATCTTCCCATTCCTTGAAACGCCATTGCCATGACCTGATTGGTTTAAGATACAGAAACTTGATCAGATGCCCACCACCAGAATTATTGATAGAGTATGCTAGACTAATTCTTTCATCTCTAACTAACCTGTCAGCATTTATAAGTCCACCCCAGTCTGTAGAGTTTGTTCTAGTGGAGAGGCCAGTAGCACTCTCATTAACTAGGTCAATCATAGAGAACCATGCATTCTGGGATCCACAATACTTGATTAAGCCAATGTGGTTATCAGAAGGAGCATGAGCTATGAATATGTATAGATCACCGGTACTTTCGTCCAGAACTATTCTAGTATCGTGGTCTAATCTAGAACCAGAGAAAAGAATCCTCTCTGCACTCCAAGATCCTGAAGGATCTCTTTTTAGATATCTAACTTGGTAACTGTTATTCAAGTAGACCAGATGAACATTTCCAGTTGTGTCTACAACCGCACTGTAAGCCCAGTTCTCTCCACCATCAGGATATTGATTGACTGTTCCTGTTCCTGTTACTGTGGACTGTGAACCCCAAGAACCTGACCAGAGATAGCTTTTTATTGTTTCAGTTGTCTTCACTGCCAAAACTAAGAATTTGCTTTCAGGCAAAGCTAGTATGAGATTCCCTCGAAAATCATATGCAGCAATCGTTGAAGGAACACAAGCTCCTGCACTCCAGAGTCCATCTGAAGTTACATCATGGGGATCGTTTCTATACCTCATCTGTATGCCAGAAATAGAACCAGTCTTGGAATAGTGCCAAACATTAAAAGCTCCTCCATCTGGTGAGAATTCATAAGAATGATCAGTCAGGGGTGAAGGTCCAGGTTGTCCTGAGCAGTATGCCTCGTGCATTAACTGCCAGGAGGGGCTAATCATTGTCAAACTTCCATTCGATTCTGGTCTAAAGATCCCAAGTTCCAGATGTAAACTCACCTTGACATGAATATGGAAGTAAGTTCCATCATATATAACTCCAGCAGTTTCTCCATATTTGTAATTTACTCCTCTCACGGTAGTCTTGGTTCCCCAATTAATTCCATCTGGGCTGTTCTTATAGTACATGATAGAATCAGTATCTGTCCAGAATACCCAATGATATCCATTTGCATAGAATACTTTGTCTAGCCACCTAATAGCATAACTATGACTTGCAACAGCAACTGAATTAGGCCCTATCTCTTCAAAAAGATCATGAACATCTGAAACTGCAGGTCCAGTAAGAGTCAAAGTAGAGCCAGTTGGAAAGCTTGAAGAATAGGAAGTAGTCTTAGGATTAAGTATACCATAAAGAGAATTTCCTGTGATATCAAAAGCTACTTGCCCTGGTTGAGCTTGGACTGTCAAACCTGTTTCTGAGACAGTTTCATATGTAAGACACCAATAGGCTGGCTGAGATCCTGAGCTTTCAAAACTTCCAATTGGAGAAGGAGGAATACTGCAATTAGAGGCTTTGTAACTTAAATTAAAACTGGTGCCTCCAGAAGCATTATTAATTGTCATCCCTCCCACAGAATAGTAGCTACAAATAAGAAGAACAAAATGGTAAGTCCCAGGAGACAATAAGATATTAAGAGGACAAGGCATTTCAAAAGCCCCGGCACCACTTCCCGAGTTGCTCTGCTCTGAAGATAGATAAATTAGAGTTTCTTTTGTTGAGTCAGACTCATAGAAATAAACTGCTATGCGCCAACTAACATTCCAAGAACCTGGAGCAAGAGCTGCTCTCCAGGAAAAGTTAGTTGCTAAAACCCAATTAGACAATGTAAAGTTTAATCCACCATGGAAAAGGCGAGAGTTCGCGAGCGCATTCCAACCTCCACCAGTAGGTACTCCACAATTACCCATAGTTGCCATTAGTCTTCAACCTCTCTAAGGAGAACCCATTCTTGCTCTTTAAGTACTTTCTTGGTTGAGAAAGATATTATGACATCGGAGAAATTAGAACTTGGGAATAGCCATTTAGTAAATCTATTGAGGCAGATCCCTGGGAGAGACAGAATCTGTGTGTAGAACTTTTCTTGAGGAGCTGGTTCACCAGCCATGCCAATGTATTCATTGCTAGCAACTACACAGTCAAAGTAAAGATCTGGGCCATAGCCAGAAGAATGTCCTCTGGTCCCAAGTTCCATGTACTTTGGTTCTCCCTTGTCTGCGTTGTTGAGGCCAGTTAGATTGATCTTTAAAGTTCTATTTACCCATAACTTTACTTCTCCAGTCCCTGCTCCAGTAAGTACTCTTAACTCATATTGCCACCATTGCTCAATTGGCCAATCTAGATCTGTATCTAATGTAACATAGGAAGAATTATTTCTGTAATATACTCCCATTTTGCTAACAGTGGCAGCCTCCATACAAAATGAAGCAATTAGGGTTCCATCTTGGGAGCGAACTGTAATTGTGTAGGCCGGTTTATAGAAGGACCACGAGTTGGCTTTGTAGATCCAAGCACTGACATGGACAGGATTGCTTGCGATCGCTTTCTGTGCCCAAGTATAAGTCCAATTTCCATAGATATAGAGAGAGTAGGAACCATGATGATGCTGAGATGTGACAATAGAAGGAAGAGGATTTCCTCCAAATGTGTCAAGGCGTATTAAGTTTCCTGTTTCAAAACTTGTTGAGAAGAGAATAGGCACAATTCTGACATTTGGAGCAACAGGTCTTCCATAGACTTTAAAGGAAGTATCTCTGGAAGACCAGACTTGCCATAGACTAGACAAATAGTAACATAGGTTACCAGAATGGACATCAGTACCAGAAATAGACACCCGCAAGAAATTAGTACTATCAAATGTTCCAGACTTTACTACTAAGACTATACAATAATGTTGATCCTGCAGAAGTATTTGGCTATCACCTGAAAAGATAAAATCTTTCCACGTAAAAGAGTTAGATACTTGAGAGACATCAAAAGGATCACTCTCTGCAAGAATTTGTGAATCAACTGGAACATCTTCTGGTATACCAGTCGAGCCATAAGTTCCTGTCATGGAATAAACTCTAGCAACTATAGTTCCTGTAGGAGTACCAGTCTTTAGCAGTCTGAAAGTAGCTTTAGTAATAACTCTATAGCCTGGGTCTGGAACTGTGAAACATTGACCAATAGCTGAAAGCTTTGCTTCAGAAGTTGGATGTACTCTCTCAAGACGTTGCTCTGTCACAGCACCTGGATATTCATCTAGAAGTTCTTCTGGATCTTGTAAAGAAGAAGAACTTAGTCGTACTTTAAGAATGTCAAGTAACAAAGCTAATTTAGCAATGAAGAAAGACTCTACTAGCTGGATTGTCTGCCCTAGGGGTTTGTAAACTATAGAAGTTGAATAATTATTGATATCAAGAGTTTGAGTGAGGGACTTATAGGCATTGTTCAGTAGATTTTTGGCAAGACTCAATCCTTCGATTAAAGGCTGACACCAAGCTGGTGTGGAAAGATCTGATAGTTGAATCGTCTCTTCTTTTGAGGCAAGTTCTGCCCTTTTCTGTGAAGTAGGAATTAAATGAAGTAATTCCCAAATATTCTTTGGATACCATGGAAAGAAAAGTACTTCAAGAGTTAATAAGGCCTCAAATAGAAAAGTTTTCCTAAAACTAATTACTAATTCTAGAAAGGAAAGAGTCTCACTAGCAGAGAGAGTAAGAATTGGAGTTTCTTCTGATCCCCAAGTGCTGTGTTCTGGTTCGGGATTAACATACTTAGAAATAAATAGCCAATCCAATACTGCTGAACCACTTGATATTGTAACGGTCACACCGTAAACAATATATGCTCCTGTTTCTGGTGTTGCATCAGTGCAAGTTTTTGTTGGAGAGTCATTTCTTGTTACAGAATAAAGTGAACCTACTTTTGTCAAGGTTACAAATTGTGGAGTGCTACTTTTAGCTATTGTAGTTGTTCCCGTGGAAATATTACTTACACTATAAAATCTGAAATTAAAGCTGGAATAATAATGGTCATATTCATGTACACATGGACTACCCAGGCCTATACAAGAAACATTTTCAACAGGCTGAACTGAACCTCTAACTGCTAAGATTACCGCTGCATTATTAGTATCTGCATAATATGAATATCGTACTCTATAATCTGTTATTGGAGTCCATGTTCTATATCCGAATTGTCCCTTAGCTAGACCTGCTGGAGTAATTGTCAGTTTACTATTTGCTATGGTTGCTCTAGAAGAGAGAGTCCATCCAGAACTGCTATCTAGATGATCAAACAATATGAAAGTATTGACCCCATTGCTCGTAGTAACGGCATCATCTTTTTTATAATAAACATAAATCGTTTGAGCCACAGATTCTAAACTGTCAGTCACTTCGACCCAAAATATTGCAGAAGTACCGGAAGTAAAAGTTTGCATCCAGCAATCAAGGACGGTAGTTCCATTGCTGCCAGTAAAACATATGTCTCCAAAGTCGTCCCTACAATTAGAGCCTACATAGACTTTCCCAGCAGTTACTCCGTTAATAGTTTCTGTTCCATTTTCTCCAGTAGTCTTGTAAACTTTAATGCAGACTTGATAGTGATCTCCTGCACCAGCTGCCGCATTTATGACATGACTTCTACGTAAGTTCCAGCCAGTTAGCCAACCCATTATTCATAACCCTCCAATCTTTCACTAAGATAAACTCTCAACCTGTGATAGTATGTCTTAACATAGTTGATTCCCTGGAGTAGATGGGCAGTACAGAAATAAATGGTTGGAGAGAGATTCCAGTTTATAATCTGTATAGTCAATAGTTCCAGTAAAGAGAGAAGAATCTTCTTAGACTCCATATCTTCAAAAAGCAATGCTTGGACAAGTGCTTTAGTTGCTTCCTTTCCCAAGATATCTTGGAGATGAACACTATCTTGTAGGGAAGTTTCAACTTCTGTGATAAAAGATATGAGTATTTGATAAGTTTCAAAAACTTCCTTCGAAGCAGTCTTAGTTAGATTGTCGAAGAATTTACCTCCTCTAGTGTTGACAGCAGTTATTTTCCCTCTGAATCTGAAAGTCTCTCTGAGCGAAAGAGGACCTTCAACATATTCTAGGGATTCATCAAGGGCTTCTATGTATACTGAACTAGAAACACTATTCCAATCGGAAGCAAAAGTCACTTCATAGATCCCATCGCTTGAAAATTCAACATTAACTGGGGCGGATCCAAAGAGAAATCTGATTGTCCCTGTTTTAACTGGGAGTTTTAATATTCTATTCTGGTAATCAAACATCCAGTATTTGTTAAAGGATTCTACTCCTTCGTATGTATGATCATAAACAGGCAAGAAGAGACCTTTCCCAGTCTGTGGAACAATCCCCATTAGGAGAAGATTCCAAATTCCTATAAGAGTTCCAGAATCTGAAACACTGTCATTTGAAGTTGTTTTCCACCGCTTGGAGGGAGAGTCATAAAGGCTAGAACTACTCATTATGTATTCCCACCCTTTCTTTGTTCCATCCAACATGGACCGTAGATGAGATCTTGAAACTTCGTCAAGCGTTGTCCAAAATGCATGCAAAGTATACCAAGTTATGAGGTTGTTGTGAAGTCTCCTCTGGCTGTTAACAGTTTGATGGTGTACTGTGCAATAATATTTAGTAGCGCCATCACAGAATTGTGGAGAACTCCATTCGGAAGTGATATAGCGATTCTTCAAGTCAATCAAAATCCGATCCCAGTTATTTAATTGATAGCCATTCAAAGCTCGCATCTGGCCAATGATTGTAGCAAAGCTCGCACCAGAAACTTCCCAACCTGGCATTGAAGAACAGTAATTGAAGTAAGTCCCAGTCCAAAATAGGAAATTGATAGTAGGCCAGAGGAAGTCTCTTGCATATTCCAGAGAACCCAAGTTGTTTGTTTGGTCCACTTTGTAAAACATCAGAAAGCTTGCAACTGTCTCTGCATTCTCATCATAGAAGCGGGTTAAGTAATCCCAATAACTATTGTCTCTTGGATCTGCTCCAAGAATACCTTTATTACCTGCAGCCTGACAAACTCCTTTAAGTTCTTGCCACGCAAGAGAAGAATCCCATTTTGATGTCAGGTAGCCTAGGTCTCTAGCTCTCAAGTATAAAGCAGGAGTCCCCCATCTTTGGGCGCCATACCAGAGATGTCCAGAATCTGTATTAGTGCTCGGAAGGTGCTTGCTGCCTAGCATTTGAAGATTATTAAGTGTTGTTTGGATTGATGTCAGAAGTGCTGAAGAGGAGATTTCAAGAATCCTACAATCCTCCTCTAATTGTGCAGCAAATCTATAGCCAGCCTGAGTTCCTATTCCATTTTGATAATTAATTTCAGCCACGAAGTCCGTGATAGTATAACGTTTGAGAAGATAGCCTAGATAGATCTTCAAAGCAGAATGTTCTGTATTAGAGAAGTTCACCGTAGCGATAGAATCTAGAATGGAACTAATGAGAGTCATGCTGGATCCTCCACCACTCTTATGTCCAATTCTGGTTGTCGCAGGAATTTCTTGATTATGAAAACTATGTTTCCTAAAATGTTAATATTTTCCTTTAACCACCAGGTTATCCATCTATAGTCTGAGAAATGAATTTCACCAGTGAGAATCTTGTATGAGGTACAATACAATCTGGGTCCTCCATCTTCTTCCGAACCCCAGTAGCCATGTACCGGCTCCGTTGAGGAATATTTAGCTATAGCATAATAGATCTTCCAATTACTAACTTTGCTGTTTGTGTTTGCCTGAGAAATAATATGATAAAGGGATCCCTTATAGACAAACTCTTGGATTGTTCTTGAAGTAGAGTCGAGAGTGTAAGAGGCAGCAACAGCCCCACTTGGAACATCATCGCCAATTGAGTATGTTGAATAGAAGAATAAAGTGGCCTGATTACCGGCATTAGAATAATCTAAGACCACAATATGCTTCTTGTCTATACTTGTGTCGGGAGGATACAGATTTGAAGTCTTCCAGCCTGCTCCAGGATCTGATGTTCGGAATGCAAAGTTTACTCCACAAACACCATTGTTTCCCATATCTTGATATGCTTCTAGATATAACAATGGTTCGACACTAAGAGACCATTTCTTTCCTCCATAACTCCTGAACCAAAGTCTAGGACAAATGTATTTGCCATCTACTTGCTGAGGTGTAATAAAGTAATCTCCAGGATCTTGGGGATTAGGAATAGTTGTCAATGGAACTACACCTAATGCAGCAGAAAAAGCTGACACAGCCTCATGGAAAACTTGGAAAGTGGCTAGCCCATTAGAAGTGGTCGTTGTTGCACTAGGATTCCCATAATAAATAAAGATTCCTTGACTCGAATCGAGGTTTGCTCCAACTTCAACCCAAAAGATAGCATAAGAAGAATCAACCTTCATCTCTAGCCAATAGTCAAGAGGAGTCACACTATTGGAAGCAGAAAATCTTATGTCTGAAAAATCTGCATTAGAATGGGAATCAAGATATACATTCTCACCAGTGCTTGTTCCTGTACCATAATACACTTTTATTCTTATCTGATAGTTAGTTCCTGCTCCAGTTGCTCCATTGATGAGATGGTATTTACGTTTCCCCCATTCCTGGAAAGGAGACAGGAACTTGCCAGCGATGGTTTCTTGAAGGATTTTTCTTATCTCGAGCAAATATGATGAAGAAAGATTAAAGGTTTCAAACCCCCCAAGCCAAAGGAATAGAGGAGAATTGTAGGAGAAATCGGTTAAAGCGAGCACTTCGTCTTTCTGTTTACTTACAGACTTGGATATATTGCCAATGAACAACAGTGATTCCAAGATATTCTTGCTAGTAGTCCCTTCCTCTTCTTCAACCCCCCAAGCCCCATGCGTGGGCTCAGCATAGATGAATTTTCGTACAAGAACCCAATCAGTATATCCAGTGTGCTGATCTGCATTAGAAGAGCGTCCCACTTTAATACTTACTTTTTTGTTTGTATCATTTACGCCAGTGGTTAATTGGTCTTCATAGGTATTTTCATAGAAACATCTTGCGGACGCACTCCCATCACGACCAACTTCAATTAGTTTGTACTCTGTGCTTGTCATCGAACCTTTATCTATTGATTGTGTTGGGGTTCTCCAAAATCTATTGTGATAGTCATTTTTATAATACCCAATGAAATTTGTTGGATTCTCACCGGTTGAAGTGTCACCCCACTCTAAATAGTCATACTTATTGTAATCTGATGGGTCACTTGTTCTGAATCTAATTCTAAACGCATATCCCACACCAAAAGCAGTTTTTGATTGCACTCGTTCCCAACGGTCATACAAAGCGTGAGAAAGAACAAGCTCCGAGTCCACAACGCTATAGTTGCCAGTTCCATAAACATCCCATTTTGCTGTGTCCAAGGCTACCCCAGGAAAATGGTCAAAGAATGGAAATGTCGCTTCTCCCTGTGCACTGTCATTGGCAAGATAAGGATAAGTGGCATCAGCCTTATCATAATAGACATAGATAGTAGCGGGATCTGTACTTAAACTATCAGCAATTTCAACCCAGAATATTGCATAGTTGCTATCAACTTTACTTTCCATCCAACAGTCAAGCAAAGTGTCTCCATCATCATCAGTGAATCTTATATCTCCAAAATCTGTTCTGCAGTGGCTGTTAAGGTAAACATCATCATCGCTGTCTACCCCCTCACCATAATGGACTGTTATTTGCTTCTGATAGAGGGTGCCGGCATCAGTAGCAAAATTGATAATGTGACTCTTGCGATAAGTCCAATCGGTCAACCAGTTGATGGTCCATCCCTCAGATTAAGATTTATAAAAAGAGAAAAGAATCGGAAAAAGGAAAGGAGGGTAACTTAACTCAGAGTATATTGCCAAGTCACTACAAGTGTATCGCTGGCACCTTTGTTGATCACTGCAAAAGTCTGTCTGCATAGCAAAGTTCCACTAGAAGCAATGGTTGAATTGAACATCCCTGATTCAGTAATGGAACCAGTACCCACACCAGCACCGAAAGTGGCATCATTCTTCCATACGGTATCTGCAGTTCTTGTATATCCACCCAGAACCCTCGCTGCTTCCGTGGATAGAATTGTATCGGCTGCAGCTGGGGCTGTAGTTCCTGTTCCAATAGCACAAGACATGAAATGACTTGCTCCACCTTCACCCATCATATCACAGACTGCGTGGAAACCAGCACTCACTGTTAAGTTCTTGACATGCCTATAAGCCTTGAGTTTCTTGCTTGAGTCGTATAGAAAGACCTCAAATTCTCCCTTCAAACCAGTTATCTCTATCATCCTAATTCACTACCTATACACTATGACGCGACAATCTTATTTAAATCTTTATTAGAGAGCTTCTTGAGTAGAGGCAACCATTGCTTATTTACGATCTTTTCCCAATCAAATTGCTGTGAAAACTTAAGTGATTCCTGGGAATATATCTTACGTTGTTCTTTATTGAAATAGGCCTCTTCTATCTTCTTACCTAGATCCTCTCTATCCACCCTCTGACCTTTCCAGCCTTTAGGTGTGAATACTGTATCTCCCATCTTAACTAGCCAGCCATGGCCATTCACTATCTCCGGGAGGGCAGAAGAATTAGAAGCTATTACAGGTATTCCACATGCTTGGGCTTCCATTACTGGGATGCAGAATCCTTCCCTTCTCGATGCATTGACTAGAATATCAAAGCATGAATATAGCTTGGCCATCTCAAAGTCAGGTATCCCAACTACTTGAGGTAAGTGCTCTGGAAATATAACATGCTTCCCGAGTTTAAGTTTCCTAACTACTTCAGGAAGATTGTATCCTCTAGGGTCAGAAGGCTTAGTGTAGGCGAAGATCATCCAATGCTTTGCTTCATTAGGAAACTTATCCTTGAATCTAGAGAAAGCGATGAACATATCGTCCCAACCTTTCCTTGGCTCCGGATCTGAATTGGCTGCTACTATACCAAACATGAACTTATCTCTTCTAATATTGAAGATCTTCTTACATTCATCCTTGAAATAAGGTTTATAGATCTTAGTATCAACCCCATGAGGAATAACAGCTTCTGGTTTTCTCTTAGTTAGCTTGAGATAGACCTTTCCTCCAAACTCAGAACAAGGGATGAAGTGGGCATAGTTCCTCATGACAGCAACATCATCAGAACAGTAATCATATGAGTCTATTGGACCATAGAACATTGAATTAGGAAGATTAGAGAACCAGGCAAAAGGCCAGAAGTCTGAAGCTAGGATAGGAAGATCTATCTTGAACTTCTTGACGTAGTGCTCTACAGAACGCTGTCCATAATTCTCTTCTATAGTTGGGATGACTCTTACATTTGCTATTCGCAAAGAAGCTCCTGTGTGAAAGCCATAATAAGTAGAAATCACTGTTGGATAGTGTTGACCTATACGAAGTGCCACATTCTTTGTTACAACACCATATCCTGAATAGACAAAGGGCCCAACAGAATGCCATAGTATATTCAAAGACTTCTCTACCATTTCTCAAGTACCTTCCCTATAAACTTAAGCAGCAACTCCAATTTAGAGCTTTGTTTCCCCTTCTGTAAGACTGAGGTTTGCTTGACCTTACCATTCTTATCGTAGAGGACAAGACTTACCTCGTCCTTAGTCTTCACCCCTTCATCTGCCATGAATAACAACCGATGTTTTGAACTTCTTCTCTACATGCCTCATATATTCTCTATGGGCCCAACGCTCTTTCCTATGATAAATCTCCAGCTTCAGTTTCATAAACTTCTTAAATTCCTCGTCCAATTCCTGCTTCTTACACTCTTTCTCTTCTCTCTTTCGTTCAATTGCTTCTGCTATTTCTTCCTTGGCTAGATCCCTTCTTGCTTCGTACAGATCCCAAGCTTCACGCTCTAGCTGGAGGTTTTTTCTGTACTGTCTCCAGTCTTGTCCCCACATTCCTCAGCTAACACCTCTTTCAGATACTCGTCTAGTGTGCTTGCTCCAACCACTTTGATACTGTAATCTGATTCCTTAATAGAATGCTTGAAGTTCTTAAGTGGGATAACTACCTTCTTGAAGCCCCATGCCTCTGCAGCCTTAATCTTCTCATGTACTCCACCAATAGCAGTAATGTCAATCTCGTCTGTGGAAGAGATATTGATCTCTCCAGTGACAGCTACATCTTGCCTAATAGGTCTTCCCTCTATTAGAGAGCAAAGGAGAAGTGCCATTGTTACTCCTGCTGAAGGACCATCGACACCAGATGCCTGTGAGAAGTCTAAGTGTGTAAAGTATTCCTGGGCGATGTCTACACCATACTTCTGGATAAGTGCTGAGCGTACTTTCTCTGCTGAATCGCCCATCCATTTTGCATCTTTAGCTACCCCAGTGACTTTGTAGTAACCACCCAGGTTCTTCTTTCTCTTCTTACACAGTTGTCCTTTCACTCTTAGAACACTACCAGTCATTTCCCCTGAAGCAGGATCGTTGAGAACAGCTAGACCATAGATAGTTCCCAGTTTAGTGCCCTTAGGTTCAATCTCTAGTATCTTACCTTGTTCCTCTACTTGGTGCTCCAATAGTTGTCTTTGGATAGTCTTGCAGTGATTCTCTATTGCATCTATGACATAGGAGACATCCACTACTTCTTTCTTGTCATTCCTAGCTAAAGTCCCTGCAGTCTTTATGACAGAGATCAGCGGTCTGAATTTGGTTGTCAGAGCTTCTCGCTTACCAGAGCGTCTCCTTCCTTCTTCTACTATTTCAATGCATGAGTCTCTGGTGAATGGAGGTAGATGGAAACGAGTTGCTTCCTGAGCTATGAACTGCACATACTTCTTTCTATTCTCTTCTGTATTAGGCATGTCATTATTCATACGGACTACTTTGCCATAACCTACAAGTCTGTCCATCATGGCTGGGTGTATCTGGTTAATAGAATCAAAGTTCCCAGCAGCCAGTAGGAAGAATAATGCTGGAATCGGTTCTGTAGCTACAGCCATTGCTGCAGTATCTGCTCCATGGAATTGACTTCGCATGGTAACTGGAAGACATCCATCTTCCATTACTGAAAGAAGTGTAATTGACTCCCCGACACTCAAGTTCTTGATCTCATCAATATACAGAATACCCAGGGAAGCTCTATGGACATCCCCCGCAGTAACTCGTTGATGCTCTGGTGTTCCTAGGCCTCCTGTTTGATAAGGATCCCATGCTACTGATCCAAAGAGTTGAGATGATGTGTGACCAGTAGCGTCTATAAATGGAGCATGCTTGGTTGTATTATCAACCAATAACTTGGGAGCATTGGAAGAAGAGGCTCCACCTATGCCCTGGGTAGTACCACCACCTATATTTCCCAACATCTTGCCAAAGTAGTAAACCATGAAGCCCATTCCAGCCATACCACCACCTGCAGCAAGCAGAGGTGAATTGTACATTATAGCAGTGCTGAACGAGTATCCTGATTGCATCATAGTAAAGCAACTAAACAAACCTACTCCAAGGATGATTAGACCTAAGCCAGCAATAACACCAGTTAAGAGTTTAAGTCCCCATCTCTGTAGAAAGGTTTTACTTTTGATTTTATGAGTTTTTTGGAAGATAATGTTTCTGCCTTCACCTCCAGGATGAATGGAGATCTTCGGATTCCCTGGAATTACCCTATTTGGCCAACTAAGGACATCAAATCTCTTGATATTATGAATACGATAAAGCATAGTTAGATGCTCAGACATTGCCCTACCAATCAAAGATTTACCTGTTCCTGGATCCCCTAAAAGTAGCAGATATGGACCAGGAGTCAAGACCTTGCTAAAAGGTTCTTTCTCGGTGGAAGGGTCTAGCCATGGCCTATACCACCGCTTCTTCTGTAGCCAAGTTAGTTTATAGAGCCATTCATCTAATGCTAGTCTGACTTCTTTCAGAACTCTATCCTGACCTACAACCCAGTCTAGAAGTGATTCTGAGACAGGAAAATCTTTAGTTGTTTCAAAGTCCTCCCAATTCCAGGTTTTACCTTTAAGTTCTTGGGTTCCTTTCCCAAAGAAGTTACGCTTTTGCTCCTGACTTACCATCCTGCTCACTACCCTTTATACTCTTCTCCTCTCTGAGTCTTTTGACACAGATATTGCAGAAGGAAGATAATTTATCTAGAGGCATCGCCTCTTCTTCCCTTACTGGGCATTTACCTAGTCCAAAGATGCATTTATCATGATCTTCTTCTTTGACATTCTTCCTCTTCTTCTTTAAGGGGAATCCTTCAGCTTGACGCAATGAATTCTCGAGTTCATCTGTCCTTGTGATAAGACCATGCCTGGCATAAGCAGAAAGTCTTCTCAACTTGATATTCTGAAGTTCTGGTGCATATTCTGTGAATGTCATTCTAGGTCTGGTAGTGAATTTAGCGGTCTTATAGTAAGGCCACACTAATTGTTCCTCTACTTGTCTTCGTAACTCTTCTTGGAAAGCAAGGATGGTCTTCTCGAAGTCTAGTTCCTCAACCGCTCTTCCACCTAGACCTTTTGTCTCAACACCGAATCCCTTAGGGATTTCAAATGCTGTAAGGATCTCCATACCTAGCAATTCAATGAAAGCATGTATATTACCAAGTTCGCCACGTTTACTCATTTCCTCAGCTTCCATCCACCAAGGCAATACAAGTTCCGTTGCAGTGTCCAAGTTACCTATGATCTTCTTAGCAGCTTTGATTTTCTCTGGAGTAATCTCATGCCATGGCCCCTCTTCGCGGGTTCCTATCTTGAATTTGAGTATAGGAAATCCATGTCTGAAGATTGCTTCTCCAAGAGCCTCTTCCAGATTTAACTTGATCCAAGCTGATTTGAATGCTGCTTCCACCGGTGATACTCCTATACAGTATTCTCCAAGTGCAAAGAATCTAATAAGAAGAACTTCTGTTGGACTTAGATTTTCTTCTTCAGACTTTCTCTTCCAAACAAAGCCAACGATGTTTCCTTTCTTGTCTGTCTTGATTTCAGAAGCTTCTCTCTGATAGTCGAATTCTTTAGGATCTATCTGAGTAATGGTTGTCTCTGCACCTGTATGGTTAATCTCTGCAGCACCAAAGCCGTAGATAAAGGCATCTTTGACTAGATGAGGCAATAAGCCTAGAGCTCCAGAGTTCTCCAGGAAGTCCATTGCCTTTTGATTTTCTTCATCAGTACCTCCTGTAAAGTAAATCTTGGAACCTGTTATCCTTCTAGTCAGTTTGTTGACACCAGCGAAGATCAATGGTTCCATTCTATAGAGTAGTTCACTTCTTCTCATGAGAGTTTCTGAAGGCTCTACTCTTTCGGAACCTTTTACCTTCCCTCGTCTCATAACAGCCATGAGCTGTTCTAACCTAAAATCCTTGAAAACTGGTTTCTTCCCACCCTGGAAAGTAGTTTGTAAAGCTTCCCTTATTCTTGCCCAACGCTTATCTGAACTTGACATTTACATCCTCCCTATTTCTCTTAGTCTATTACCTATTTGTTTCTTTCTCTCCTTGTCCTCAGGTAATCCAGGACCTCTCTTTCTTTCAACTATCTCCCTCATCAAAGCTTCTAAATCAAATGTTGAAGAGGAAGTTATTGGGTTAGCCTTAACAGCTAACATGAGAGCATCAACGAAGTCATCATTACGTTTAGAGTCATATACATAATCAAGCATCTGCCCAATCAATCTCTGCTGAGTGAGTGGATCAAACTGTAACCTATGTTGCTCAACTAGCATCCGAAGATTAGAGATCATTGTGGCCTTTTCTCCCTTAAATGCAATTGGAGCAACTGGAAGACCTTCAGCAGATAACCGAAGATTCTCTCCCTTATCAGTTGAGTCAGTATAGATAGTGATAACATTATAGCTTAGACAAGTAGCTTTGATCTTCTTATGTACCTCTTCAAAGTTCTGTGCCAAGAATGCTTCTGAATAGAGTATTTTCCACTGTTCTCCAAGCTTCTTAACTATGATCAAGACTGTAGGTGCTGGATAGTAACCCCAGTCAACTCCAGCATAAACCTCTCCAATCTCTTCCTTAGGCTCTTCATCGATCTCGGGTTTGGGCTTTACTTGACATTCCTTGAGATCTTCCAATCGAAAGACTTTCCCTTCTCTCTTGTAAGGTAGACCTTGGATCTCTACACAATATTCATTAGCTGGCAACATACGTTTGAGAAGTTCTACTTGATCGTGAGGTAGGAACGATTCTGCGTTCCAGTTAAAGAACTTCCAATCTGGATAAGGATACTCTATTTGATGTTCCCATTTGTTTTCTATCCAGGAGAATCCTTCCGAAGGCGTTGATGAAAAGATCTGTCTAGCAAATGGTGAAGGTGCTGTCATGGGTAATGCTGAATAGATAATATCTTCATCTACCTCAGCAGCCTCATCTATGATTAAGAGATCTGGGTGATGTCCTCTAATCGACTTCTCTGAAGCTGGCAACGGTCTAATCCAAGAACCATCCTTGAAGACTATCTCTCGTTGTGTAGGCTCCTTGCCCAGATGCTTCTGTAAGAAAGGGGAATTATTAATGAAGTCCATAACGTAAGTAAAGCAGATCTTGGCTTGATCTAATGATCCAGCTAGGATTACTACTTTGAAAGGTCTGTTCTCTGAGATTGACATAACTAGAACATACCACAAAGCAACAACAGCCAGAGCTAAAGTCTTTCCTATTCCTCGCCCAGCGACGATTACGATGTTCTTGCAGGTCAAGCCTTGCACTTCGAGGAAGAATTCTTTTTGGAAGGGTCTAGGTTCTAAGTTAGTAACATCCTTGAAGAAGAGACTGAGATCCTTTCTCCACAGGATAACCTTCATTAGAAGATCAGTCAGATGGAATCCTTTAAAGGAAGGACTATTAGGAATACCGGAACTATTTAGAACTGCCACGTTCCTTACTCCTTAGATAATCGTCTAGATTGACCTTGAACTTGGAAGTACAAACAGGGCAGAAGTCTTTGGCAAAAGTGTACAGTAACTTGAGAATCTCTGCTTCAGACATTGTAGTGCCTTCAGTCAATTTACCAGTGAGACGTTCACATGATTCTATGGATTGACGGTGTTCCCTATACAGGTCTGTCAAACCTCTAAGCATTTGGGGTGAGATAGGTTTTCCCTTGTAGGCATCCAGTGAAACTTGAAGCAAGGTCTTGAGACCATTCAGATTTCCTTTGATTTCCTCAACTATGTTAATGACTTCTTGCCTAGCTTCTTCGACAACTTCAGTGACTTGACCTTCCTTCTGAACCAGTTCTGCGACTCCTGCTGAATAATGTCTAGCAAAATGACGCTCAAAGGCTTTATATGAGATCTCTTCACCCAGAACCTTGGCTTGTTCCTCTAAGTCCTGCCAGGTAGGTTTGGGATCTGATGTAAGATAATTCTCTTCATAGATCTTCCTGTTCGAAGAAGTACAGACTTTACAACGAGGTTCAAATGCTACCAAAGCTTCTGCCCCAATACCAAGTATAGTCCATTCCCCTATTTAAAGTGTCCTGTTGTGTCCACAAGTGTCTGAGTAAAGGTCGGTAACTTCCAGTAAGATTCAAGTTAATTCAATTACGAGTTTGCTTCAGAGGTCCATCGAGATCAATATAACTTCATTAATAAGGTTTACGTTACTATTCACAAGGCTTAAGTATTTGTCAGGACATGAGATTATTGGTGAAACTAAATGCCAGGAACTCCAAGACAAACATTCAGAATAAGTGACTCTGTGTGGGTAGCTTTCCAGAAGAAGTGTGCTGCTAAGGGATATACGGCTTCTGATGTATTGAGAGCATTCATCATGGAGATAGTCAAAGGAACTATAAGTCCCGACTCTGTACATCCATCTAGGGCCAAAAGAGGAGAAACCTTGGTCAATGATGACATGATACTCGACTGGCTCAAGACCAATTCCCATAAGTAGGACACTTGTATTTCAACACTCTCCTACTATAGTACAATCACATCCATGTTTCCAGAGATTTCTGGATCTTTCTTCGAACCTTCTACACCCCACCCAAGGGCTTTTCCCATGCTTCGAAGTGTGGTCGAAGTGGGCAGACCTTCCAGCCAGATCAAACTATTAGTAATGCCTATATACCCTGCTACCATAGGGGTTGTAAGGAGGAAAAAATACCATGCCATATGTCTATGACAACGTAAACGGACAATACTATGATGAAATGTGCCGAAGGTTGAACCGAGAGCATAACCTAGTGATTCATGCTAGAACTAAAGAGATAATTGTCGGTTGCACTAGCGATGTGAAACTGAAAGTTCAACATACAAAACATCTGGGCGGTTTCCCAACAGTAGCCTACCACCGTTCAACCAATAGTGTGCAAGCAAACGGTAAATTCATAGTTCAACCGAGAAGTTCACCTGAAGGTGTAAGCCCAATGGCAACCGAGTGGTTGAACTATAAGTTAAAGGGCGAGTTAGTCCTAAAGGCTACCTCACAATACAAGACCGTATGGAACACAAAAGGACAACGGAGAAGTAAAGCATAAGGTGAACTGACTATGAAACGACAAAACAAACAAGACTTTAAACTGATAGTAAAAGTCTTGATTCAAACAGAAGGACACCCAACAGTTAAACGAGTAATTCCACTATCGGCGGTAACTCTCAGAATACCACTAGAGTAAATAAGAAATTGAACCAGCACTTTAAGAGCTGAGTAAACGAGCAGTTGAACCAGAAAGCAGGCGAGGTTCAACCAATGGTTCAACGGGCAACCTAGAAAGTTGAACCAACAGTTAGACCGATGAGATAACTTATCGGTTGAACTAAGAAGGAAACTCAAAATTACACTATATGGATAACGTTCCGTTCCTAGTCAGAATGTAAGTGGAGGTGAAAGCTATGAGGTATGAGATAAGTTGCCCAAAATGTAGATGTGGAATAGTGCAGACCTACAAGAAAGTGAACCTAGTGCAGACAATGGTGATAACCCAATGTATGAATAGAAAGTGCAACTACCGAGTAGCACACCTGATTCCAACAGATATGATACGCAACGAAGAACCCACAATTGCAACGAAGCTAGACTACTATGGTTGTGTGATAGCAACATAGATGACCACAACCTACCACCACGGAATAACACTTATAAGTCAGCATGTGGTAAGGATAGATAACCGAATAAAGCATGTCATGACGGTAGCAAGAGGTTAGGGTAGGTGGCAAGTGATTAAGTTCACTCACCTATACCACCCATCACAGTCATAACGAATATGACAAGCAAGACAACATAGCAAGAGTATTTGACTCTACTATGAAGTCAGAAGGAGTAGCAATACTCCTTTCCACTTACCAATATCACAACATCACAAATCCTAGTAACATCAGCGTATGTTACGCAGTGCCGTGAGTCTTACGGACTTATGGCAGTGCGAGAGTCATAAGGGAATGAAGCCTTATAAGTTCCCTTTTGGCGATGAAGCCTATAGGATTTAGGAGACCGTAATTGGAGAGAGGTCTCTCTAGCCTATGAACCAATTGAACTCTACGTCGTAGAGCTAGATTAAGATGATGCCTAGGTCTCCAAAAGATAAGGTCGTATCAGACCTAAGTAAACCTAGGATATTCATCGGGTGAGGTGAGAAGCAACTCTCATGGTCTGTTGACCTCAACGGCAAAAGGACGCAAGTCTGGGGAGAAATCCCAACCCATGAGGTGAACCGTAAGAATTCCCTCATATGGTAGAGTGCTGCAGTCTAAGCAAGGTAGCACCTACACGATATACCAGCCATGAGATAAATCCTTCTCGACTAAGTCTATAGGTGAAACAGCATAAATGTGCCTCGACATAAGGATTAGGGGTCTACGACTACCGCACACAAATTGCTCCTGCTGAACGACAGTGCTGAGGGAAACCTCAGAGGCTTACTAAAGCGGGAGACAACGTGTACACGAATACATCGAGCCATATTAGATGGCGATGGGGTTCAGTATCACGACACATTGTTCTCTATTCCAGACCCGAAAACAAATGTGAACAGACAACCACGTCCCCTTAGAGGGAATGAAGGATTAGACCAATGTGCCCTTTTTTCTAAAGCCATCACAGGCAACTTGTCTGAGAGTCCTAGACAAGCCTCGTTAACTAAGCACTCAATAACGAGTGGTGTGATCAATGTAAGGGTTGAGGTTGTGATGGAGGCATGATGATTCTCAAGTGAAAGGAGATAGGATATGAAGGTAACAGTACGGGCATACCAGATAGCCCGAAGAGCATTCCATCCCATCATCAGACGTACACCAAGATTCGTGCATCACTTCTTTGATATCCCATGTGAGAAGTGTAAGGATGTTCACAAGCACGACATTAAGATGGGAAATATCTACATCATCAAAAGGAACATGAGGAGGTGAGCTGATGGAACAAGTAGCAGAGATCACAATCGACTCAGCACAGATCATTATCTACCGTGACGCTAATGGTCGCATAGTTCTCGGTGGACACGGATGGATAGAGTATTATGAGGCAGAGGCGTAAGCCTACCACGTAACACGACTGAAAGCCCTAGAAGTTTTACCTAATGTTACCCATAGTCTTAGGACGAGGGAACGATAGGTTGTGGTAGGAGGCAACATCCTAGTAGCAAACGAGAAGGCTTCGATACATGGAAGAGGCAAGAGGTTCTCCTTTCCTCTTGTTCCCTTCCTTTCCAATAGTAGGAGACTATATTATGAAGTGTAGAGAGTGTCAAAGTTTTGATCGAGGAAAAGGTTGCAAGACTGGCCTATGTAAGTGGGCTCTCTACATTAACAGTCAACTTCTCATGACTGATCCAGAGGATGAATGTCATTTCCATTGAGGTGAATGAACATGATAGTCTATAGGATAGAGATTCTTGTCAGAGAAGCCTTTGTCACGATAGGATATGTGAGACGTGACTACTACTCTAACAGAGCCGCAATAGAGATGGCAGAGACTATCCCTGAGTTATGGCAACAGACTATCAACCACGGCATCAACACTCACTTAGTCACATGGAATGATGCTCACGAGAACGGTGATTCAATAACATCATGGACATGGAGGATTCATAGATGGTGACGCTAGATAACTTCCTTAGGAACCTCACACGAGAGAACTTGGAACAAGCAAGTACTTGGGTACTTCTCAAGGTTGAAGACTACACCTTGAACATACATCTTGATCCACATAGAGAAAATCGTCGATCTATGATCTATAATGGTCTCAGAATCTCTACCATTGAACTAGGAACACTAGGATCACAGCAAGAAATAATCTATTCCTTGATGCATGAGATAGGCCACTTCCTAAGTAACCAGACTCTCTCCTTCGAGGAAGCGCTGGAATTGAAACATTACATTGGCCTTGCTGCGAGTGGCACCGTCAAATCTTATATCCTTGAGAGAGAAGTGTTGGCTTGGGAAGCTGGTTATGAATATTTCATCTCTCATGGTATTCCTGTCCCTAAGGGTTACTCTCGAACAATGATCAGGTCCCTGTCAACCTATGTTCTAGACACTGAAGAGAAAGAGTATTGGATTAACACAATCGGAAGGAGAGTAGCCATCATAGCATTCAAGGAGGAAAGACAATGAAAACTCCAATAGTAGCTGTGAGAATATCTGACCTAGCACGAGCATGGGTAGGATGGGGAACACTAGACAAGAGACCATATGTTCCACATACTGGTCCAGCAGAGACGATCCATGAGACTAGGAAGTACGAGATAGCATCTACCCCTCAGTCAATTAGCCTACTTAAGGAGCTAGACAAATTCTTCTCGCGGTTCACAGGGAACATACTAGTCAAGGGAGTATTTGATGGTCTACGAGTGATACATGATGCAAGACTCTCAAGAGAAGTAGTCTCTCTTGTGGAGTTCAAGACAGTAGAGCAGCAAGCAAGTTGGACAACTATCGACATGGCAACATTCCAGCTTCAGCTATACATCTGGTTACTCAAGCCTTGTATAGCAAGGAAGGGATTGATATTGCACAAGAGGCACTATGTCGAGATAGTCAGAAGGACTGATGGCAAGTTCCTCGAGAGATTCCCAGTTGAAGAAGATCCTGACATTGAGGAGAAGATATGGCTCCTTCTAGCAGAACATGATGGGATCATAGTGAAGACTTGAAGGTGGGAGAAATATGAAGAGGAAGAAACGTCTCGATCCGATTGAAGTACTACATGAATCAATGAAGGAAAACAAGGAAGTGCTAGAAGCATTAGGAACAAAAAGAAGAATGAAAGCTAAACTCAAAACCACTGTCTTCTGCCCCAAGGTGCTCCTTCAGTCTTACCTAGATAGAGGATATGCTGTGGTGGAAGTGTTCACTGCGACTCGTGCAAGGTTCTCCGATGGGAAACCAGCTGAGTGGTATACACTCAAACAGAAGGTGGGAGAATGAAGTTCGGTACAGTCCTCTGTAACATAGAAGGCTTCCGGAAAGTTCTCTTCTATACTGATCGATTGCCAATCAACCTTTCTCATTTCCTCTTTTTCTTGACTGTGAAGAAAGTCCCTAGTTTTAATGTAGGGTTACTTGATGGCTTGGTCGTAGTAGCAAAAGATATAATCTTTGGGTTACTCTCTGGGATACCGAAATGCTGTGTGCTTGCCTTTGTAATGGATCAAGTTGATAAAGAGAGAACACCCTTCTGGGTACAATACTTCCCATGCAGGAAGTGTATTTCCAAGGGAAAGTATGCACACAGACCTTTCCCAAATTATATATCATGCTCACCTGTTCACATAGATAATGATGAACAGTCTGAGGAGGTGTAACGATGGAATGTCCAAAGTGTGGATACGCCAGAGCAGCCTATGTGGAATCACGTAGAAGGTTCTGGAGTGGCAAGAAGGGCTTTACTGAGCCGAGTAAGGAGGCCAGAAAGAACTTCCATGCCAAGTGTAAGAAATGTGGATGGGAGGGTGAGATAGGTAATGAAACCACAAACACGTAGATGTTCCAAGTGTGGAGAACTTCTGATCCAGACTGAGACCAAGTGGGTACATATCCTAAACAAGTTCGGCTGCCGCAATGAACCAGAGAGATTCATCAGGAAAGAGGATGCACCGTTATTCCTGAATGTGAAGGCTGACAAGGAAACAAAGAAGTTCCTTGAAGACATTATGCAAGAGACCCCTGCACCACTACCTCCAAGACGTTCATGGTACTTCGGTGGTCCAGACTTCAACTTAGTCTTCGTAAGGACTGAAGGCAAGAGATTCTTGGATGTCTACAACAAAGATGAATGGGCTAAGATACTAGCCAAAGAGATCAAAGGTGACAAGGAATGATCTTCCACTTCGTGTGCCCTCGTTGCCATCAAGAACATGCTATCCTAGACAAGGGTGTCTTTCTATCGCTAACTACTGAGAGGTCTGTTTCGTTTGAGTGCCCCTTCACTCACGAGACTCTACTGTTGTACTTCACGTTGAAGATTGAACTCCAAAAGGAATACAGTCCTGAGGATCTGAGGGCAGCTGAGGAACAAGCTTCCTTGACAAACCATCAGTGGGAAATGGAAGAGGGTTCACTTGACAACAAAAATACTGGTAAGTGAGAACTCTGGATGGAAGATAGAACTGGTTATGGGAACTCATCCTTATCCAGTCCTATCCTACAACGATGAGCCGTACAGCATACTCTTCAACAGGAACATACCCATTGAAGTACAAGAGAAGTTCTGGAGGACAATCAAGGAGCACAATATATTCCTTGAAGCTGAAGTGGAGGAATGTGAATGACAGACTATGAAATCAAGTTCCCAGCATTTGCAATGCGCTTCAAAGCTAAGGACAAGAAAGATGCACTCAAGAAAGCTAAGCAAAATATGAAGGCTCTCATGGATGCTTTCCTCATGAATCCTAAGTACTGGAAGGAGATATAAGATGGCAATTAAAAGACCACAGAAATGCAAGAACGTTGAAGGATGTTCAGGACTCTGTGAAGTATGTGCAATCTATCTGAGGGATGCTAATGGTCTCGAGACTAAGTAAGTACGAGAAGATAGGCATCATAGGAGCAGACTTGATTCTAGCTGCAATTACTACACCAATTGAACTCTCGATGCTTCCACCTGAACTACATGTGCCGTTCATATCCTTCAAACTATGGATGTTCGTTGCAGTGCCTATCATCTTCCTAGTCTTCCTTGGGAGGGAAAAGAATGCTCCTAATGATAATCGTAGCTCTAGTATTGACAGTCTCACTCTACGTAGTAGCTGACTTCATAGCTGGACTGATAGTGGACGCCATTGAACTGATAGGGAGGCTATGGGAATGAGCATTCCAAACGATGCATTCGGAGACGCATTCCAGAAAGCCTTTGGAGCTGTCTGGAAAGAAGCCTCTGTGCTTATCATGTCTATCATGCTACTACTCTCATTCTGTGCAGTACTTGCAATCTGGATCGAGTGGAAGACTTATGGACACAGAAACTGAGACTTGGCTACTTAAGATGGTAGATCAACTTGACCCGTTATCAGTCCACATCAACAAGAAAGATCCTATTATAGGATACCTCTGGAACGGGAAGAGAAGGGAACTACATCTGATCTCTCAGAAGGAAGCAGACAAGTTGACACATAAAGGAGTAGTATGGAAACATCTCAAGGAGGATTGGAAACATGACTGAATGTCCAACATGTGATGGTGGAAGGAAGAAAGCAAAAGCTCCTGTACTCAGTAAGGAACAACTCAAGGAAGAACTCAAGAAATACGTTGAGGACAGGGATAGGAAGGCCAAGACATATGTGGTCTAAGGAGGATCAAGATGCCACATTCTAGCAAATCAATGTTCAACATAAGGAACTTCATTCGCTGGCTGAAGCGAGTCTTTGGGAGGTGAAACAGCATGTTAGGCAAACTACTAGGAACGTTAGCCTCATGGGCTGGAGCAGTTGTCTGTGGATATGGAGCATGGAAGATCATCGAGATCATCCTCAATGGAGTCTCATCTGGTAACTGGCTGATGGTCATTGCAGGTGGGATAATAGGTTATCTCTTTGGTGCTCTTCTAATAGCAGGTGCAGCAGGCTTGGCAATCCTAGGTTTCATGATCTTGGCTGACTAGGAGGTGTTGTGAATGTTTGGAAGGACAAAGAAGATGCCTAATCCAGAAGTCAAGGAATTCGAGGATGAAATCAAGGCAAGAGGAATCACTCTCTCTGATGGAATGATGGGTGAAGGTGACATGTCAATCGTGGACAGAAAGGTATTCCTTTCCTTCGCTGAGTACCATCATGCACCTATCTTCAGAGAACTCTACATGCATGAATACACCTACTTCTGCCTGATAGATGGAGCCATTGTTATGACCAAAAGGATAGATGAGAAGGTCAAGGAGAGATAACATGAAGTGTAGACGACATGTAAGAGCTGTTCCTGCAGGCCCAGAACCTCCAACACCAGAGCCACGAAGATGCCAAGGTTGTAGGATAATGAGCAAACTATTGAGAACTTTATCACAGTTCTACAAGTTTCCTTTTGAGAAGTTTCTAGTGAACACAACCCACGAGGAATATATTGAACTGAGCATTGAAGATGTAGTTGCTCTTGCAAGCATATCAGAGGCAAAATCAGCCAGTGACCTAAGTTGGATATTCATGAACATAGTTCTCTTGGAAGAAGAGGAGGGATAAAATTGGATCGATGGTTAATCTACAATATCTTTAAGAGAACCCTCGTAGTCACTTCAGTAAGTGGTCTAGGAGGACTCTACATCTTACGCTATGGTGCAGAAGCTTTCCTAGTAGGGCTTAGTCTCACTGCATTGATAGCATTAGCTATTGCCTATTGTCTGATGCTTTTTGCCTCGGACTAAGGAGGAATAAAATGCCAACAGACAAAGAGATGTGGAAAAGGATCTTGCCTAGGCCGTTATCAACAGAGAAAATCAAGAATGCTCTGATTCTATGGATGGAAGAAAGGCAAGATGCTCTTAAAGTTAAAGGAGTGCTCTTTCCTCCTGCTGGACTATCTCAGAAGAACTTCATCAGACTCTCCAAGTACCAGATATGGAGGCACAGAGATTTGTGGCTAAGAACCTTTGACTATCGACATATAGGAAAAGCTCCTTTCTATCTTGAAGTGCTCAGTAACGCTGAGGATTCAGAGATCGTGGAGATTAATTGCCTCAAGGATGGATAAAATGCCAACAGAAGTACATAGCTTAGTCAAGTTTCTAGAGAAAGCACCTGATACTTGTCCTACCTGTGGTAAGTCCTTAGATGAACATTCAGAAAGTCAGAAGTTCTATTGCTGGATGAATGGTGATTAGATGCCAACATATAAAGCACAGATAGAAAGGATAAAGGAAATCCTAGACACGAAGAAGATACCTGACGACGAGAAGATAATCTGCATAAGAGGAGTCATTCACTGGAGGAAGTAAGATGTGTCCCACTGAACATGATTGGGAAGACGAAGAACCTATCACTGAAGAAGACGCTGTCAAGCGAATGCTCAAACGTACTGCAGAACTCAATGGCCCGGGAGTGCTAGGTGACCTGTGGCGAATGCACCAGAATTGTCACAAGGAAGTCTATGAGAATGGTAACATGGATCACATGCCTATGAACTTCGTCAGGTTCCAGAAGGGTGAAGATGAGAAGACACGAGAACTCTTCTATGTATGCCAGAAGTGCATCTCAGACTACCTCATTGCACATCCTGAAGCTATGGATGATGTCCTCATCCTACGTGGTGAACCAACCAAGGAACTAAGGAACTTCATGAGCAAACGTGCTGAGGAAGAATTCAGGAAGGAAGAGGCGGCACGTATGCAAGACCAGAAGCACATTGATGAAGTTCTCAAGTCAGATCAACCATGCCCAGCATGTGGTAAGCCATTCAACAAGCACACTGCAGACGACTTGAAGAGTTGCTACAAGCAATATGCAGATGCAAGTCCACCTGATGAGAATGGAGGCACCAATAAACCATGACAATACCACCTGAAATCATAGCAGTCATTGCCTCTATTGCTATCTTAGGCATAACAATCTACATCTCTGCGAGGCTGGAACTTAGGCGCATGAAGAGAGGTGTATCACAAATGAACAAAGCACCAAAACAAGTGGCATTTAGAGACAATAAACATCAGCCAGACAAAGACGCCAGATATAAGCTCATGCGTTTCTAAATGGGATGAAACAAGGCATGAAGGAAATAAAGGAACTTATGTCCAAGTTGGAACCTTGCTTTGGTTCTCTGAACTGTTTCGAGGATGACATCGAGAGATGGAGAGCCTGTCCTCTCGAACCAACATGTGCTAATGAATATTTGAAGAGACATCAAAAGACAAATCGACTCTCTCTTGTTCAAGACTTAACTTCTGGTGATAGCAAATGAATACTGATCAACGTAGAGCACTGGCACAGCTTAAAGAGATGTACCCTAAAGCTCTACATGCCACGCTGGAGTCTGAATTCAGAGCTTTCATCAAGGAAGAGGCTAGCAAGTATAACACACCAATAGACTTGGTTGAAGCATATATCAAATGGCTGGGAGGGAAGAAAGCATGAAGGAAGAAAGTTTCACTAAGATGGAACGACATTGCAAAGATCACCTACAGAGTGATCAGAAGGTATGCTATTGCGATGTCACTGGAGAGACTTGCAACTCCTATGGATGCCCAAAAAAGGTAAGGAGGGATAGGTTTGAGAATTAGTTTCAACAGGATCAAACTCAAGTTGTATAAAGCCTTCGCCCGCCATCCTAACATTAACTGGGTCTCACTCAAGATAGGCAACTTCCTATACACGATAGGCTTAGTCAATTACCTTCTGAGAGCATATCCATTTTGGAGTCTTGAAACATTGGCAGGAATAGCTTTAGGCTATCCATTGTACAGTCTCTTGAGTGGGAAGATAGACAAACTATTTGGGAGGTAAGAACTTGAACATCAATGAGAAAGTCCACAGGAAGAAATCACCTGAAGACATAGCCCACCAAGCTACGGAGGCACACTACTTCCTATTCTATGACAAGGATATGGATTATGTCCTGAAGCATGAAAAGACACAGGATGATATCGAGAAGGAGCTAGCTGCTATAGCCATCATGAAGAAGTACGAAGAGGATGCAGTCAAGGCGACGAAGTCGTATGTCTACTAGAAGGGAAATCCTCAAGCGCTCTTGTCAAGAATGCCAGACAAACTTCACCTGTGAATATGGTTGCAAAGACGTTATCAGGAAGAGAAATCCTGACTACTGTTTCTGTCCAGACTGCTTCAAGAAGAATCTATTCCTACTCCGTGATGAAGTGCGGGCTAAGTGTGACCTGCTTCCTTTGGAAAGTGCAATCAAGATTATAGTGAGGCGAGAAGATGAAAGTGCTAACAAAGTCACAAGCCATAAAGATACTCAATGAACTTTATGCCTTCGCTAAACTCACAGACTTGGGTGTTAATCACAGGACTGTAGATGACTTCTTCAAGAAGAGAGGCTTTCTAGGGTTCGAAGACTTCATGAAGAAGACCAAGTGCTTTGATTATCGAGATCCCAAGTTCAGAAAGATTGACCAAAGAGCATGGAGTATCCTCACAGAGAATTGGATTGCTAGTAAGAAGGAATCCTGATGAAGGAAGAAGAGCTCTGGTTCAAGATTCTCCCTATCCAGAAAGGAGACAGGATCAAGATCATTCGGGTGCCCAAGTGCTATAAAGAAACATTTGGCAGAGCAATAAGGCGAAAGAACGCTACTGTTCTAGATGTTCTCTCTGATGGAACCTTATGGATCAAGTGTGATGTTTCTTGGAAGGGTGAGAACCAGTTCTATGTCTTCAGAGGAGACTACAAGGTGCTGAATGAACATGAAAGATGAAGACATCTGGAACAAGATACTCCTAGTAGTCCAAGAGGGAGATCGGGTTCGATTCAAGCATGGCAGAACTGTTTGGGACGTGATCCTTACAGGTAATGGCAAGAATGGTCACTGGATTCTTGTAAAGAGAAATATCAAACATCGTGACAAGCATACTATCCCTTGGTGTGAGTATATTCAGGAAATAGTTCAACAAGGGACTCAAGAGTATAGGAATCTAAGGATAGTGGGACCATCTCAGTAAGAGGCTATCAGCTATTTTCCTGCTTAACCAAAACAGATGTAAGCACTTTTTGTTTTGCTCTCAATCCTTGGTTGAGAATCCTTGGATGTTCTTATGCCTTTATTCCATTTAGTATGAAGCCTCACATGACAGAGTTTCATAAAGGTGGAGGGGAAGTGCTTGGAACAGTTAAAGTGTATTCTCCTACTTGGGGAGTTTGTTTGCTTACAGTTGTTCAGATAACTTAAGGAAGGCAAGAACATGAAGTATAAGAGAAAGTTTCTAGTTCAAGGAGGCACTCCTAAGGGAAAGAGCTGGAATGAGAGACAATCTATCTGTGACGAACTCTGTGGCCCTATCTTCATCAATGGTCAGTACAACAAGCAACGGGAAGGAAAGCCTTGTCATCATGGAGCTTTCTATTGGCAGAGACCAGACTATTCCAAATGCATTCACCCAGATGAGACCTTCCATCAGTACATGGTGAGTGAGACTGAAGAAGGAGAATGGCAATGCAACTGCAAGGCATGGACTACTCATAAGCCACGTAAGGACTGTAAACATATCATCAAAGTCAAGGATGATCCTAAGAAGTATGAGATTGATCCAGATTGGACAGGAAAGACAACTGACCTAATGAGGAAGGTATTGAGTTGAGAAAGAAAGAAACCACAAAGGAAGAAATGTGGGCCATGATACTGAGACAGTCACCTCCTTGCATGGGTGATTGGGATTGCCTCACTGCTCATGGAGTGCACAAAAAGAAATACTACATGGCAATCTGTCAAGGCACCGATCTATCAGTTAGGTGTAGTGAACTCAGAAAGGGAAGAGATTGGAAGAGAAAGGTCAAGGAGAGAAAGTAGATGGTATCGAGAGCAGTATTGACTGTATGGAAAAAGATCTTGGGCAACCAAGTAGAATCTTTCACTACCACAGGAGTCAACTACACGATCTTCTTTGGTAAGGATGGATGGGAATGCGATTGCATGGACTACAGGATTAGGAAAGGATCGCACACCTTCGAAGTCACAGAAGAAGGTAACAAGAAAGTCAGGATACAAACATGTAAGCACGTAGGCCAGTTCCTAGCAGACAGTGGAGCAGAAGTCTATGAAACACACGGCTGGTACGGATCCAAGTCAAAGATCGAACCTAAAAAGAAGAGTTCTTAAGTGATGTACCTTGGACGCAAAAGAGAAGGAAATACTTTTCAGAATCCTTAGGCCTGCCTGCTTTGGTCAATGGGACTGTGTAATTTACCCTAACCGATCTAATCCTTTTCATCCCAAGACCCCAAACAAATCGGTTCTTAAGGATCTATTGAAGTCCTGTGTATGGGTCAGGGAATGCATGGAAGCATCAATGGGCAAGAAACGAGCTAAAGAAGTGTATGATGGATTGAACGGGTGATCTCTATGAAGGAATTGTTCTACATGAATAGTCAAACCCAGAAGGGTAGACCCCAGCCTCAGAGGTTAGAGGCATAGTTTAAAAACAAGGAATTGATATGGAAAGATATCAAGGCCAAAAGAATAGAGACCGACATGGTACCTTAATAGTGACGTACCAAGAAATGATAAGAAGGAGAGTGATGTAATATGGTAGGCAAAGCAGAAGCTGTAGCAGCAGCAGTTGAAGTCAACCATAATGAACTTAAGGCTCTAGTGAAGCTGTACTTCAAAGCGAGACGTGCACTTTTCTGCTGGGGAGCCACGGGCATCGGAAAATCTCAGACAGTCAAACAAGCTGGTCACGAGATAGCTGAAGCACTTAGCCTGAAATACACTGAAGAAATATCGAAGATCAACGATGACAAGCACTTCGTGGTCATAGACATTAGGCTAGCGCAGTGTGACCCTTCAGATCTCAGAGGCATACCAATCTGGGACAAGGAAAAGATGGCAACTGTATGGTTACCACCAGAGATGTTCCCACGCTCAGGAAAAGGAATCATCTTCTTCGACGAATTAAACCTGTCGCCCCCACTCGTTCAAGCATCTGCATATCAACTGATCCTAGACCGTAGACTAGGAACTTATGTTGTACCGGAAGGATACCTACTGATAGCAGCAGGGAACAGACTTGAAGACAGAGCTGGAGTTTTTGAGATGTCGGCCCCACTCAAAAATAGATTTGGTCACTGCCAGCTAAGAGAACCTTCCGTAGAGGCATGGACTCGTTGGGCAGTAGACAATGAGATAGACATGCGACTCATAGGCTTCCTGAACTTCAGACGCACAGCACTGTATACCTTCGATCCTAAGCTGAAAGAGAACGCATTCGCAACTCCAAGAGCATGGCAACATCTCAGTGAGCTAATCAAGGACATTGGAAGCGATCAACTAGCATTGATTCAGCAGATAGCATCAACTCAAGTTGGTGTAGGAACTGCTGGAGAGTTTGCTACCTTCGTACGTGTCAAGGACAAACTGAGGGAGATGAAGTACTACCTAGACCATCCAGATGACTGTGAACTGCCAGATGAGAATACACAGCCAGACTTGATCTGGGCACTAATAACTTCATTCGCAGAACACTACAAGGCACATACTGATGCACCGACTCTAACTAAGATCATTGGAGTACTACGCAGAATGAACGAGGAGTATGCTGTCTTCACCTTGAAACTTATGGTGACTGTAGACAGACAATTGACCCAGAAGATCATAAAGATACCAACTGCAAGCAAGCTGGCACGAAAGCTGATCGACTTCTTCGAATAGTCTGAGGAATACATATGCCAAAGGAAAACTTGACTCCAAGAGAACGAATTGCTAAGGCAAGGATAAACCTCCTTACAGACTTTCCTTTTTATGGCTCAATTGCCATGAAGCTTGTACCTAGGGAGGTGAGTGACCAAGAGGCAGAAGCATTTGGAATTCACACTATGGCAGTGGACCAATATGGAAACTTAATTTATAATCCACATTGGGTCCTAGCACAGACGGATACTGTCATGAAGGCAGGTGTATCTCACGAAGTAATGCACGTATGCATGAAGCATCTGGTCAGGATAGGAACAAGAGATCCCAAGATCTGGAACATAGCAGTAGATGCAGCAGTCAATGAAATCCTTAGCCACACCTTCAGAATACCAGATGAGTGGGTAAGGATAACTCAGATGGCACAGAAGTGTAGTGAAGAAATCTATGACTGGATTATCAAGAATGCAAAGACATACAAGATGCCATCAAGTGGTGGATTCGACTCACACATCTTTGGACAAGATGAAGGTGAAACTACTGGAGATGGCAAGAATAAGAACAAACAAGGACCAGGAGGCAAAGGCAACCAGAACTCTCCATTCTTCCAGCCAGGCCAACAGTCATTCGATACGGCTAGAGCTGTGAAGGAAGCTTACAACTTTGCCAAGAGTCAAGGTAAGCTCCCAGCAGGCATTGACAGACTCTTCGCAGACATCCTCAATCCGCAACTAGACTGGAAGGACGTACTGAGGAAGTTCATCGTGCAGGTAATTCCGCATGACTTTAGCTATACCAGACCCTCAAAGAAATCATATAGTTGTGGCTACTATATGCCTATGGTCAAGAGGGAACACATCGAATTGGACATTGGTGTAGATTCTTCAGGGTCAATCTCTGAGGAAGAGTATGCGGAGTTCCTGTCAGAGATATACTTCATGTGCAGGCAATTCGAGTGCCTCAAAGCAACTGTGATAGTCTGTGATGCAGCAGTACAGGAAGTGATGGAGATAGATGAGAACTTCGACCCAACATGTGTCAAGGGAAGAGGCTATGGAGGTACGGACTCAAGGCCTGTCTATGATTGGTTAGAAGAAAACAGGGGAGTGGACACAGTCAAACTCCTAGTTTATTTCTCGGATGGGTACATAAATATTCCCGATAAGGAGTATCCGTTCCCCACTCTGTGGATCATAACCAAGAATGGCAGGACTGATGAAGTGGACAAGATGCAGAATGCCACTGTGATACAGATACCCAAGAATGGTGCAGGAAGGGATGAGGATGGTAATTAAAAGCATCCTCACTCGTCTCAAGAATATACCACATGTACCACATGTGTATCTGCCTGAGCCACCAGAACATATGCCAGAGGGATATATCATTGAACGTCCACTTCCCTCTCCCAACTAAGGGAGACAAGAGAGCTCTAGTCAAACTTCTCATCAAGATGAAGCTTGTTGAGCCAATCCATTGCATCTATCTTTGTGAGTATGCAGGAGTAATGGAAGACTCCAATCTATGTTTCAACCCTAAGGTTTATTCCCCGAATCCTAAAGTGCAAATAACTTGTGATCTTGTCATATCTTGTTCCTTGAAATGTAAAGCTTCGAATATGAGAAGGAGGGTTAACAATGCCACGTAAGAATATCAAAACCATTTGGACTAGGATCTTGCCATATCCGATAGGTACTAGGGTAAAGTACATGAGAGCACAGTGTCATTGTGAAAACTGTTCTGTCAGACCGTGGTTGGGGAAGGAAGGCACTATTGCCTCATATGTCAAAGAGTCCGACAAGAAAGCACTCAAGAAGATATGCTACCCTGACCTTTGCATTCATGAAGTAGTCTATCAAGTACGCTTTGATGATAAAAATCACTCTTTCCCTCTACGCCACTTTGAACTGGAGGTTATTGAAGGTGTTTGATGCAGCTACATTCTGGAAGAGACTCTTGAATGACTGGAGACTCGGAGATCCAGTTACCTTCTTCTCCAAAAATCCTAAGGGTAACCACAAGATAAAGTACTATGGATTCATTGTAGGTACTAGGGATGGCCAGTACGGTAGGAGACTTGAAGTGGGAGTTGTCTATCGCACTTACTGGAATGGTGAAAAATCATCTGCCAGAAATATCTATCTCATCTTGCCAGAGTGGCTAAGTGTTTGGAAGAATCCAATCCCTATACCAAAAGAAGTTAAGAATGTAATTCGACTCAATGGAGGAACTCTGTGATGTATGACAAAGAATACATTGGAATGTGGAGATACGCTATAACAAGGAAGCTACGCAAGAGAATCAATCGGGTTGCTACCTTGAGAATGTGTCTCAAGATTGACAAGGAATCTGAAGAAGAGCTTGTCGATTCCTACTGTGGAACTAGACCTCTCAATGAAGACTGTCCATTCCATGTAAGTACTAACCAGCAAGACAAATGTGGATTCTGCCTAGCTCCCAACAGGGACAAGTTATGGCATGAAGCAAAGAAGGAAGCCAAGCATTTCATCTCTCCTAGGTATGAGAAACAAAGTATGGTTGTGGGATGCTACATCTCTATCTTCTGTGAACGAGGATATGTTGTCTACAACCGTATCCTAAAATGGAGGAGACGCTGTGGACTCTAAAGACAGGGACATGGTTGGGAGACTGATGTCAAGAATCGATCCAATTCCTTGCACCTACTTGACAGTGAAACATGGAGTAGGTTGTCCCGCCTATCAGAAAGGGGATAAAATATGTTGCTGGTTCTGTGATTACTTTGAAACCTGTGTCAAGGGATGGCCTAAGAAACAGCATTGTCAAAAGTACGGTGATGAAAGATGGTGCAGTGCTGTCCTTACTGCTTACGAGAAGATGAAGTGAGACAATGAAGCGTTTGACAAAGGAAGAAGAGATTGAGTTCTGGGAGAGACTTCTGAAGCCTTTCTGTTTTGGTCGGTGGGATTGTCTCGTGGGTTCAAACAGAGAAAAGGGCGGAATCAAAGCTTGGGGAGCTTGTAAGTATAGAAAGGAATGTATGGAATACGTTCACTCTCTTTCTGGAGAAGAACGTAGTAAGCCCCACCTTCCTTGGCAAGGAGTGAAACCTTAGATGAAGGAATTTGGTATCTTCAAGTGGAAAATCAAAGGCACAAATAGAGTTGACACTATTCCTGATGCCAAGCTGAAGAGGATGCAACCTAAGGCAGACCATGAATATTTCTCAGCCTGTGTCAAGCTCAGGGAACTTCAGGGACATGTGAGGAATCTCAATGCGAATGTCATGCGATTCAAGCTCATCAGGGAACGAATACGAAGTGAAGTTGGATTCAGGAAGGCGAGAGATTGCCCATGCCATGTACTCACAGGAAAAAGAAACGGTAACATTCTGTGTCTAGCCCACAAGCATAGTTGGGAGAACCTGTATTGTGGAAGGGAATACTACTTCTGGGTATGCTCCCATTGTCGCATGGGTATAGACTATAGAGCAACGAAAGCTATGATGGCTAAGCTCACAGGTGAATATACAAAGCATGTAGTGAGGAAAGATGACCAAGGAATCATTCTGTAGACTCCCCAAACCAGAAGTACGTCTCCTCATAGAGATAATGGAGGGAGTGTGCTGTCTCTCCTGCACGCTTGCTGGAAAGGATGAATGCTGGTCTTGGACGCAAATGTCCAAGTTCATCAGGGGCTTCAGGAGAGATAGGAGACTCAATGTCTACCATGTTGGAAGTGCTTGTAAAAGCTGGAGAGGGACTGGAGGAAGGGAGATGGAAGGCAGATCCAAACCTGTGAGGCTCAAAGATGTCTGAAGCAGTTAGGAAGCTAGCCATGAAACTCAAGCCTTGTCAGTACTATAGACACAACTTGTGTTGCAAGCCTTTCTTCACAGGCAATATGAGATGGTATGGTTGCCCAGATACTAGGAAATGTTGTGTTCTTTGTGCCGCCGAGTTTTGTCCTATTAAGTGTGTGGAGGTAAGAGAATGACTCAGGGTAAAGTCAAACAGATGATGAACTTCCTGAACTTCCCTAATGATGTTGCTAAGGCTCTCAATAACATAGCCAAGGTCAACTCCTTCCAATACAAGAAGTTCTTCATAGTACCCAAGGTCAAAGTAATATGGAGAATGGCTGGTGGGAATAGAAACTATGGTGGACTATACTTCACCATTAACAAGAGACTTGTGCGAGGTTGGGTACAGTTCGACTCTGCCTTCTTCTTTGAGACACAGAAGGAGACTCAACGCTGGTTGAATAGCTGGCTAAGTCAAAGACTCACACCTGTCATTAACTCGATGGAAGTTGGAGCTTCTATTAACAAGACTAAGGCTCGGAAGCTAGTGGAGCAGATGTACAATGTCAAAGTCAAAGTTATCTAAGAGAGATGAAGCACGCCTGAAGCTAATCCTCAGACTGGAAAAGAAACCATGTGAAGAGAAGTTCATATTCTGTTCGTGTTGCTTCAACTGTGTTTGGGTGTATGAATGCTATCGGGCTTGGAGAAGGGGTCTCCTGAAACTGTGCAGAAACCGAGGTGTCACGAAAAAAGCTCAACCAACATGGTGTTCAGCAGTGGCTAACTATATAGCAGACCTTCTAGGTCACAAGAAGATATGGAATCTATCCACTGATGTCCCAGTTCCCAATGGGAAGATTAAGAAATGGGAGGATGAAGAGTGAAGCTCAAAAGAATTCCACCCAAGAAGAGAAGACTAGGGCCATCTGAGAAGGGTCGGAAGCTTGCTCTCTGGAGGACAGTTATCCATGGTAGAGTATACTATGAGAATGGGAAGAAATGTCAAGTCTGCTTAGAGAGTGAACGTTGGGGTCATCGCTGTTGCTGGGAATGTGACCGCTTCCATCTTTGCTACCCCTTGTGGGCACACGATTACACATCTGGCCAACAGACAAGATGCTGTCCTTATGCAGTAGAGAAGTTCAAACATTGTAGTAGAGCCTATGATAAGTACAAGGAAATGCTGAAGCGTGGTTGAAATGAAAGCAGAAAAGCTTCATGATTATACAGTTAAAGTCTTTGATGAGCTTCTTAATATCTTCAAAGAGCTTGGCTATAATGTATGCTTTGACTGTGGGAAACCTATCAGGAATAAGAACTCAGGTGGAGTAATGATATTGGATGGACATGGTTCCTTGCTCCTCTGCAACAATTGCACTTGGGCTCGTGTAGAGAAGCTGGAGACATGGAGGAAGATACTTGGCACAAAGGTCCCAAGATACAAAGACTCCTAGAGAGATGTGGAACAAGATACTCAGACCAAGTTGCTTTGGCAAAGATAAAATTCTTGACTGTATTTTCAAATGCTTGAGGAAATCAGCTCACCCAATCTGTGAACACTATAATGCTTGTCTTGCTGCTAATCTTGAACGTATCAGAAAGGAGAAGCAAGGAGTATGGACAAAGAGATAGTCAAGAAACTAATGGATAAACTGACTGCGTGTCCTCTTGCAAGTGGAAATCCTTGTGTAACCTTCAATGATTCTCATTGTCCTCTTTGTTGTCATACTTGTCTAGTTGAAGACTGTCAGTATGAATGTCTTCGTTCTCTAGCTAATAGATGGGGCAAGCAACGAAGGTGATAACTGATGAAGTGGCAAAGGAGAAGTAAGGGATTGTCTTTCGGAAGGAAATGCCATGTCTGTCATCAAATCTTCTATTGCTCCCACGGCAAGGGTGCAGAATTCAACTGTGCAGTGATGACTAAACCATTCTCCTGTACATGCCCTGCCTGCTGTGGAACATCTTCTGAGGATTGTCTACACCATTGTTTTCACATTCGAAAAGGCTCTAAGGAATATAGTATGTTGAAGCTTCTATCCAAAATTGAGGGTCCAAGATGACGAAGGTTAGAGCAGTCTTTGATGCACGGCTAACTCCTAGAAACATATGGAAAATAATCCTCGAAGGGAAGCATCCAAAGTGTGACCTAGAATATAATGGTCATTCTGACCCACGTCTCTTTCTCTTCAGGTGCTTCTCATGCACTCAATCTTTCTGTGCCTATTGGGATGGATTCCTGAAGAGGGAGGAGCTGGAGAAAGTATTCAGCACTAAGGACTTAGTCTATCTAGGGAAAAGAAGATGTGAGGATAATGGAAGATAGAATCTACTGTTGTCAGACAGATGAGATTAGATACTGTGAAGAGATAATCTGTTGCAGGTTCTGTCAGAAGTATAACAAGATCATTACTGAAGGCACTCGTCAGGATGGTTCAAAATATAAAGTCTCTGCCTGCTACTTTGGATGCCCACAAGCTTGGAAGAAACGATGCAAGCACAAGGGAAGAAAGGGGAAGGCTGAGACAGCTAAGCTGATGAGGAAGATGACTTTGAAACCACCTAGAGCAATTCTCTCAACAACACTCTATTGATAAAGGAGGGGTAGAATGTCGGAAGTGGTTACACCTAAGAGAGCTGAAGGATTCAACATATCTTGGAACTTAAACCTTTTCTCTGGACCGAAGTGGACGATAGTCTGTGGTAAATGTGAAGCTACTTTTAAGGCAAGGATTCCAACCATAGACTATCCAACGGTTGTATGCCCACACTGTGGTGCAGTGAACGAGTTAGACCTAGTCTTTACTTCAATGGGTGATGACTCTTGAACTACAAATCCTTCTGGGAGAGAGTCCTCCTGCAACATTCAGACTGTATGTGGGATGCTTATTCGGAAGATGGTAAAGTATCCCGTAGAGTCTCCTATCCTCCATCTCCGTGGCTTGGTGTTGGAGAACGGGATACAGTGAAAGCCAAGTTCCTGTGTAGAACTTGCAACAACATAGTTTGTAACAGGGACAGGTCATGCGACCATTGGGCAACTTATAGGTAGGCGAAATGAAACATGAAAGAGAAGGGATTCGATAGGCCTGTCAAGTATATCTTCATAGGACAGCCCAATACTACCAAGACTAGTCTGGCTAGGAGAGCTGGACTGAAAGTCTTTGAGACGGATGGTCTTACTGAGGAAGAGATACTTGACATCAAGTTCTATCCAAGAGACACTGATGTAATCATAGTAGGTGGGAAGTGGATAAAGCACCAGCTCGAGATAATCACAATGCTCTCCAAGGAACTGAAGGAGAACTACCAGCTAATACAAGTACGGTTCACAGCTCCAGCCTATGACACATTGAAGTTCATCGTCGAGAGGAAGAGCAAGGATGAAGCTCGCTACGATGAAGGAGGCTACACAGTATCCATTGCTACACCTGATAGAGTCTTGGAAGTATTTCTCAACAATGATGATGGCTATAGAAGCCATGCAGATGTTATTCCAGATGAGGAGGTAGATGGCTTCAAGTTCTGGTTGAAGATGGAAGGTGGGAAGCAGAAGGTGTTCGAAGTAGAATATGACCAGATACTCTTTGGATTCTCAGAGAGTACCCAAGAAGATTACTCTCAGGAAAGAGGGATAATTGTTAGAGCCAAGCTACTTGGGAAAGTGGTCTTTGAAGTGGGGACTGACAATACAGATGACTACTATCCAAGCTACTACTTGAAGTGGGGAGAGAAAGGACTCGAAGGTGCTCTCAAGGAATCCAACATAGATGAAAACTAGGTGAGACCTGTGCCAAAATACAAGCATGTCTGGGACAAGATAATGCCTCTTTCTTCTGGAACTAGGGTCAGATATGTCAAGAACAAATGTAAGCTGGCATTCAAGAAAGAGGAATGGTTCAAAGCAAGAGAGAAGAATATTGGAAAGGTAGGGACAGTGGAAACTTTATTTCTTCCGAATGACTTGGTATACATGGACTATTTCCACTACTTCCGTTACCTGAAAAGCGGGAACCTATATGCTATCAAAATGGACAAGCCTGCAGGAAATTATACGAATTACTATTGTACTAGAGATGAATTGGAAGTAATATGAACAGGAGGGGATAGGGATGATGGAACTACCCAATATGTTGATGGTTTACTTCACTGCCAAGATAATCATTCTTGCAGTCCTAGTCGCCAGAGTTGAAATCAAATTCAGGAGAATCAGGAGGAAGTATCGTGTCAAAGAATAAGGCCTTCATCGTGACCCTCACAGGTTATGGTGATGATGAGGGATTCGAAGTGGTGTATGCCACTCTCGACAAAGCAAAGACAGATGATATTCTCAGACTATGGGATATCGTACAGGCTAACCAGCACAAGTTCTATGGGAGAAAGCCAGAGAGGAATCCTATGTGCATAGCATTGAAGGAACTGCAGGACAAGTACCATATCATAACTTGGTCAGGTAGAGACCTCAAGGTAGAGGAACTTGACTTACAGTAGGAAGGTGGAATAGATGGAAGCATTCAAGGAAGAGGAGAAACACAACCTAAAGAAAGCTTGGTTCGGATACATCCGTTGCTTCAGTAAGAGCTGTGACTTTATCTTCAAGCATGTGGGTAAGGGACAGCGTCAGGTGTGCTGTAAGGCGTGCAGGACTAAGATTCCCAAGGAAGTGCCAAGGATAAAAATCTCAGGAAGCTGGTACTACTACACGGGTCACTACTGCTTGAAGTGTGCCATTGAGAAGATAAGTGGAGACATTCAAGAGAAATCAGACCTTGCCAAGAACCTACAGGACAATCTTGCTGAGCTAATAGCACTGCTTGAGGTAATATCTCATGCCGCTTCAAAGGAGAAGTACAAAGACCTCATGGCAATCCATATCCTCAGCCAGAAGCTAGAGCCAAAGAAGGACTGGGAATTCACTTGACACTCCTAATCGTATCATATGTAGATGTCTCCTACAATAGGACAAGCAACTGTATGCTCAAGTGGTTCCTCTCTACATCAGAGGAAAAGGACTATGCTTGGATAGGATTCTGCACGCTCCCTTCAGAGGGTCTGTTCAAGCTCTTTGTTGAAGGGAGGCGTGTACATGGGAAACCTTCCAAACTTAAAATCAAGCTAACTCCACGGGAAGCAAGAATCTTCACCCTGATAACGAAAGCAGGGTTCGAGAAGAAGAGGAACATCTGGGCTGACTTTACAAGTGGTAAGGTAGACAAGCCAGATATGCTTACTAGACTAGAAGAGGAATGTCCAATATGGATACTAAGGAAAAAGCTATCCAACGAAAGGACATCGAACTGATAGTGGTACCCTGCCCTAGATGCCACTCATGGATGACATCTCCTGTAGATAGAAAGAGGGACTGGTGGCTCTGTGGTCATATGGACTGCATGGCAATCTTTGCTCTGAAGAATCATCATGCTCTCGTGATCCTAAAAGACAAGAAGGTAATCAGAATTGATGAAACCCATAAGTGCAAAATCCAATGAAGAACTCAGGATTCTAACAAAGAAAGCCATCAAGGCACGCAAGGTACTCAGAACCAAGATAAATGCTCTCATCGAAGAGGCTTGGAAACTGAAGAATGGAAAGATGAATCTAGACTGGTCAATCAACAAATCACGGGAAGAGTTGGGACGTAGGAAGGTCAAGACCTGCAAGGCTTTCAAAGAGAAGGCTCCTCCAGAATGGGGAGGAATCTTGAAAACATATTCCTGTGGGGCACGGGAATTGTCATACAATACCTTCAGACGCATGGAAGACCTCTTCCGTCTGTACTGTTGCACTTGTAGGTGGAAGCCTACACAGGCACAGACACGGATGGTAATTCTTAGGATCAAAAATGGAAAGGCAGTGAGTGAGTAGATAGATGTCTCATTTGAGAAGATATACTTACCACCAGAGAGGTGGGAGAAAAGAACTTGTTGCATGGATACAAAATAGATGTGGGAAATGTGGTAGATTCCTTACTAAAAGACAAACCAAATACTGTAAACAATGTAAGTACCCTGCTCTTTTAGAGTATGAGAGAGAACTTTACAGGCAAGGAAGGAAAATGCCTAAGAGAAATAAATATGATTTTCACAAGCTTAGGACTCAAGATGAGAACCTCTATAGAAGGGAAATATATAGAATCAAGCATGGGAGGAAGCAGTAATGACAGCCAAGAGGATGTCGCAACTAAGTAGGGAAGAACTGAGGCAGATGATTGTTGAGAGAAGGGCTGAAATGAAGCGACGTGAGCTGGAGATAAAAACAGTTGCCGAGAACCTCAACCAACTCAAGAGGCAGCACTACCAATTCTGGGATGCACTCAAAGAAACCAAGGAGATACTTGGTTCTATGAATGGGAGAGACTGTCCCGCCATGAAGGAAGGGATGAGTAAATATGGCGGGAAGAATACTATCTGTGCAGCCAAGCGGTACAAGTATATTACATGGTCTAGAGAAGACCTGTATAGGTTGCATTGCTTTACTTGCAGACTTACTCCTGAGCAGGCCAAGACTGCAATGCTGTATGACCGTATACTCATAGGGAGGAGAAAAGATGGACAGTGAAGAGTTTATCCAGAGATTCCTATTGCTAGAATGTGACCCAGATGACAGGAACCAAAGTGCTACCAGCAGCATCATCATCCTCTCTTCCTGCAAGACACTTGGGATACCACAGATATATGATGAGGCTAGTTTCATGTCCTTCGGAAGATTCAGGCTGAAGGATAGACACCAGAAGAAGAAAGTGGTCAAGTTTGCAGCAAGCTTGTTCTTTGATTCACGCCTGCTTTACAGAGCAATGCATGTTCTACACAGGAGAAGGAAGTTTGAACTTGGACTCTATTCCATGCCTAATGGAGGGGAAGTGTTTGCTATACGGGAAGGGGAGAATGTAGTCCTGATAGCACCTGCAATCTATGATACTTCTGATGACTTCTCTTTGAGGTTCAAGGACTTTGTAGTGAGAACAAACAAGTCCCTACTCGAGAAATGGGAGACATGGGCAAGAATTCTCCATGGACGACGAGCTGAAAGGAAAGGATAAACTTGCAAAGTAGATGGAGAAGGCACTCAGCAAGGAAAAAGAAACTACTATCTTGGATACAAAGAAGATGTGTACGTTGTGGCCGATTCCTTTCCAAGTTTCAGAAGAAGTATTGTAAACAATGTACTTACCCTCGGAAACTAGAACTCAACAGGATTTATTATTGGAAAGATATTCAACTCAGCAGAAAAAGAGGGCGGGAGAAATATTGGAAGAAGAACTCCGACATGAGATAGAAGTATTGAGTAAGAGAGAGGCTTGGAGGTCTCGGTGGGGAATATACATCTCCAAGAGAAGAGCTGATTACTGTGGCCAATGTAGGAGAATCAAGTATTGCAGAAGGACTTATGCCAATGAGTATATCAGGAGAGCACTATTCATGGGTGAGGACTGTCCTGACCTTAGTTCAATATGGGAGAGGATGCTAGATGGGAAACTCTGAGGAACTGTGTGGACTTCTCCTGTTCAGGATAATCTGCAGGATGAAGGAAAGGTTTGTGTGGCTGAAGATCAATGAGGAGCAAGAATCTATGGAGTGTCTCTCAGTTGAATACTGGCTTGCCAAACAGGATGACAATGCTGATAGAATCAAGGAGATACTTCGTCTTGTCTGCTTACTCAACGATGAGGCTAGGAATCTGTTCTACACTTATGCAGACAACCTAGCTTGGGAATGTATGAAGGAGGAACTTGAAAGATATGAAGGAGAAACTCGACAGGGTTAAATGGGAAACTATCCTTCTTGGGAAGAAGGAAGCACTCCGAAGAGAACAGATCAGAAAGCGGAAGAGCTATGCTTACTGGGAATCCCTCTGGCAGAGGATCAATAGGGTACACAAGCCAGAGTTGATGATGTGGGTAATCTTTGAAGCAATTGACAAGCATCATGGCTGGAAGTATCTGACTCAGGCAGGTTATGCTGAACAGGCACTCAACCGTTTCCTTCAAGATATAGGAGTTCAGAAGGAATTCCTTAACAGAATAGTTTGAAAAAGGTGAGAGAATATGAGAGATGGAGAAATAGTATTACAAGAACTGAAGAATGACGAGCAACTTGAAGCTCTGAGATTGAACCTGAAGCTCTATGGCTTCGACCTGACGGTGGATAAACTGAAGGAGATGCTAACTGTATCTGAGCCTGAACTATTATACACGAATGGTCTATCAGGATACTCGAAGCAGTCTGCAGTCTTGCTGCAGGTCAAGAAAGTAATCACGAACACAAGAGGAACGCTGAAGCTAGTCCTGATGAGTAATGGCAAGTTCCTTTGCTTCAACAAGGAATGCAGGCCAATAGACATAGACCTATTCAACACATCGTATGATGTTAGGACTGGAGTGATCTGGGAACAGATCAAAGTGGGAATCTATGTTGTGTTCAATGAAGACCACTATGAACAAAAGTATAGAGTAGCCACACTAACTGATTGCATGGATCGAGTGCAAGCCGAACATTGGCTGTCCCTCTACACTGGATGCCTCAAGAAACGACAGGGCTTCCAAAGTACTGAAGAGATGAGGAACTTACAACATATCAAGAATGAGGGTATGGTTGCTACTAGTATCCTGCAGACCGAGTTCGATGACACCAACACTGTCATAGCCTTGATAAACAAACTAGAGAATGAAGAGACAATCAAAAAGGCTGATGCCCTCAAGAATGACATTACTATTACAGTGGGCAAGACATCCAAGATAGTCATCACAGGTCTGGACAATCACACCTACTCTGTGGAAGCTCCACCGACTAAAGTCTGGGACACTGAGACATTCACTGCATTCATCTACAGGCATAGATACCAGTGGAAGAAATATGATCAAGACAACGTGAAGTCAAGCACATTGTATCCAGCACTAATGCAGATCCTAGCATCCACCAGAGAGGACTGGTTCAACCTGTCAGTGGACAACAAGCCTCCAGTGAAGATAGCAATCAAGCACATCCAGAACAAGAGAGGACAAGAGACCACAATTGCCTACCTCAATAACAAGAGAGTGGCTTATGAAGACATGTATCAGGCTGTGTTCAAATACTTCCTACAGGGAGCTAAGCTGGAAGACCTCACAGAGGAACCTGAAGACTTGGATGAAGCCGAGAAGCAGAGACACCTGCAGGTAAAGAAGATGCGGGACGAAGGGATCATCACTTCAGGGATACATGGATACATCACTGACTTGGAAGGAGAGACACCGATCACAATAGGCTTTGAGAAGGAAGGAGCCAGTTGGAACCTAGTCATAGGGGAGAAGAGAATCCTTCTGAAGGGTGGTGTTGTAACCATCAAGTCCCTAGAGAGAGTATTGAAGGGGACTGCTCAAGGATACAATTCAAGACACAGCACACACGAGCTATACCAGAGACTATGTAAAGTCCTGACCTCAGACGAGGCCATAGAGATAATCCTAGAAGCGAAAGAGATGGGCAAGTTGCTCAAGGCTCTAGAAGTCAAAGGTCAACATCAATAGGAGGTGGAGCACTTGGATATAAAGATAGACAGGAAACGAAAGCTGATTGCCTTCCACATGAATGGCAAGAGAATCTTCTGGATGCACCAAGAACGCTGGGAGAGACTGAAGAAAGAAGTGGATCAGAAGATTGCATCAAGCCATAGATTCTAGGAGGGAGAGAGTTGAATAGTTTAGAGGATATCACTATAGCTGTCAGAGAGATGATCTACCTGATTGGAACAGCCTACCAAGCTGGAATGTGTGAAAGCCTCAGGGACATTCCAAAGGGAAGCAAACTCTTCGAGAGAGTCCGTCTAGAGAGAGATGACAGAGGTGCATTGTCTATAGTCACTGATGCGAAACGTGTCTTTCTCTCTCTTTCAGACTTTGGTAATCTAGCTAAGGAACTGGACTTGATCTATTTCGTGGCTTGCAGGGCTGTAGAACATTTGTCAAAGAAGCTGGAAGGATTCGAGAGAGTCAAGGAGACACTTGCTCCCTTCATCCTCCAAGAGAAACTAAGTTAGGGAGGGATAGAGTTGGAGAAAGTGTTGAATCATCTTTCAGAAACAGAGAAGAAGCTAGTTGCACTGTGCATTGAATTCGAAGGCTCAATCAGCCTTAGCAAGACTAAGAAACATCGTTACATTCAATTTAGGGTCTACAATACTAGACGAGTACTTCTCGAGCAATTTCAAAGAATTATCAGGTGCGGACAGATAGGCAAGGCTTGTAAGAATGAGAGCTTCGGACGAAAACAAATGTATGCTTGGAGACTGAATGGTTCGGCAAACAGAATCTATAGTTTGGAAAGAAATCCACATATTGCATTGAGACTTTATCAGGAATTAGAACCTTTTCTTCTGACTAAGAAATTAAAGGAGGTTGAATAGATGGAACGCGTCTATTGGTGTAATACATGTGGACACCCGGCTAAATACAAGAGATGTGAGAAGTGTGGTGCTGACTGCCTTGAGATAGAGATTCCTGATTCCATGCAAGAATGACAATCCTGACATGGCTCAAAGGTGGAAGAAGCTTGAAGAAAGAAGACAGGGAAGCTATAGGTAAACTAATGGGGAAACTCTCCCAGACAGAAACCATAGTTATCAGCCAAGGTACAAATGGAAGAGATTGGGTAATAACAACTTCGAAAGGAACTGCAGTTACCGAGGAAGATTTCAAGGAAGATGCTGAGAAGCTGCTACTTTTCCTGTGGTGTCAGATTCCATCTGGAACAACCAACCACCTCACTGAACTGATAAAAATGCCTAGAGAGGAACTTGATAAACTGGTAGGGGAACTTATTCAGAAACATAACTACAGAGAGAAGACGGAGTGACAGTCCTGACAGTTGAACTGTGGGTGATTCCCAGAATAAACCCTATAGTTTTCCGAAACGTCTTTAAGAACAAGCAACGTATTAGATAGGTGAGGAACAGAATGCCTAGAGACATTGAACATTACAAAGCATATCAAAAGAAGTATCGCAAAGAACATCTCAAATTCTCTCGGAAGAAAAAGAAGAGACTCTATCGTAAAATGAGAAAGAGATTTGAACTCAAGCATGGTCAAGAGAAATGCAAATTCTGTGGAAAATTCCTCACGAGAAAAGCTCCAAACTCTCACAAGCTACAAGTTTGTCCTACATGCAGACAAAGCAAGGACTTTCATATATTGCACAAGTGATTCTAAATGAGTATGAACGAAGGCGAGAAACGATTCTGTAAGGGTATGACAGGTGAGGCGTGTCATTCAAAGCTATGCTGTCTTTTCTGTGAACCCAAATGCATATATCCTTGCTACAGACTCAGAGTGACTGGAAGTGAGACTTGTCAGAGGAGATGTACTATATGGGAGAAATTGCTGGAAACTTAGAGATGAAATATTATTGCAGGAACAGACCTCCCATATCATGTGACACCCATCTATGCTGTTTCTCTTGTGAGAAGGGAAATGAATGCGGTCATAGCTGTGTAAGTATAGGTGCAAGGATAAATTGTTCTGCAAGACGTACTGTATGGGAAATCATTCTTGGTACTAGAGGAGACACTTAGATTTGGACAACCTACAGTGTAAGACACAATCACATTATAGGAAGAATACTGCCATGAAACCCTCTGTAGACATTCTCTATTGGACACTAGAACAAGGAAGGAAGTGTCTATCCTAGATGGTAGCTGTGATTATCTGGACAGTTCTTGCTCTAGGTGCAGTAATCATTCTCTTCACAGTGAACGGTATACTTCCATTCATCTGGCTCTACTTGGTGAAACCTTTCTTGAGAACAAAGGAGGACAACCAACCGTCACCTGCACAACCGTCACCCCGTAGTGTAACCAGCAATGAAACTAAGGGAGAGGAAGAAGAGACAATAGACAATGAGAACTCTGAGGAGAAGGGAGAAGAGAACTCTAGTGTCATGGATTCTGAGGATTCAGGTGAGGAATAATGGTATCAGGGAAGTCAGGTAGAGGTAAAGTCAGAGGGTTCATCAAGAAGGACATTAACACTGGAAGGCTCTTTACTTTCTGGGTGTATGACTTCAGGAAGAATGCTAAAGAGAATATCTGGAGATTCCTCTTAGAACGCCACAACCGTTGCACTTACGATAGTCAAACTATTAGACAAGATACATCTCTCCCAGTAGTGCGTCTTGAGGTGTTCCAATGTTTCAACTGCTCTAACAAGAATTGCTATTGGGATTTGAACCATATGTCCAATGTGATATTTGAGAGATGTAATCGAGAAGATAGAATACATGAACGTTCAGTTAGGTGGATGGAAGATGAAGTATTGTAGATGGAAACTCTACTATAACCTTAGCAATAAGAACACCTATTTCTTCTGTGTTAAATGTTGTAATTCCTGCAAGAAAATTTGTGAGTTAAGATGTGAGGCTTCTCATAGTTGCAGTCTAGGAATAAATGAATTGGAATACCTAATGATTAAACTAACTAACCAACCTTTTGAGAAACTAGAGGAAGAAGGTCTGGTGGGAACATGAGGGAAACTGAGGCTAGTCTCTGGCATAGACTACTTGGAGGATTTCCTAAAGGGACACTTGTCAAGGTAAAGGATAGGAGGTTTTCCAGAGGTTACTACTATGGTATTGTACAAGAGTTTGCTCAGATTACTTATAAGAAGACCAGATACTTCTACATCATAAACCAATATCCAGTTCGACATGGGTGTAGCATGTGGGTTAAACCTGATAGCATACTTGAAGTTGTGGAGAAAAGTTAAATGTCAAAGACACAAACTTGTCCTCATGAATGTGGAGAGAGTTTTACCTGTGATGAAAGTTGTGGCAGAGAAGGAAGAAATTGTTGGTGTAGAACCTGTTTCTTCAAGGGTGTAAAAAGGGCATTGAGAGATGGAAGTGAGTCTTTCAATGTTCAGAATATTCAAGATAGGTTTAAATGTTCACTGCTCACTGACAAAGAGAAGAGGAAACTCGTACTTCTCTTCATCACTAACAAGATAAGGAATAAACAAGAGGGAGATTGTTGAGAACAAAAGAGATGTGGGAAGAAATACTCTTTCCCATGAGATTAAAGTCTGGCAAGATGCTTTTCCGCTATATGAAGCATGAAGGAGACTTAACCCATCAGTATCTTGCAGAGTATAACTTCGAGACGAAGAAGTGGCTAGTTGCAGTCTTCGAATATAAGATGGGGAAAATGCGTTGGGATAAAAGGAGAGGAGACAAGAGAATGCGACACATGATAATCCAGAAAGCTATCAGATTTCTTGAGAGGGAAATGAAACAGATAAGGAGAGAAGAAATTGTCGAGAGAACTACTTAAAAGAGGGAATCATAAACTATCAAGCAAGCAAGGCGTGTGGACACTTCCACGTTCAACTTGTATAGGTGCTGGAATCTGTGCGAAGTTCTGCTATGCTAAGAAGATGGAGAACATGCCTAATGTCAGAATCTCAAGAGCATGGAAACTTGAGCAAACAAAAGGTTCAGACTTCAAGAGTAGGATAATAGCAGAGATACGAAAGAGGAAGTTCAAGGTTATCCGTATACATGAAAGTGGGGACTATTATTGTCAAGCCTATGTGGACACATGGAAAGACATAGCACGTTCAATTCCAGAGATAACTTTCTATTCTTTCACCAAAGCCTTTCAGTTAGACCTGTGGAGTAACCTTCCTTCCAACTTCATAATCATACAGAGCTATGGTTCGAAGTTCGATGAGAAGATAGACTCTACTAAAAGCACAGGCAGGGTAATTGAGAAATTAACTGACCTTAGAATTACTGATTACCTCTGTCCGTACTATCACCATGTGGAAGGATTTAAGTGCGGCAAGGATTGTTCTTACTGCTTTTCACAAGAGCCAAAAGTGAAACAAGTAGCATTTATCATGCACTAAACGTGTGGTGAAAGAATGGGATTCCTAACGGAGATAACCAACAGATACTCTTATTATTGGAGATGTAAATACTGTAACCTAGTAAATGATTGGAAGGATAAAACTTGCTCTCACTGTGGTTCTCTTAGAGGTAAAACGACTCTGAAACATCTTGACGAAGAATGTCATTTAGTATATCGCCCAGAAGAAGTTCACAGAAAAATTCATAGGGAACCTGAAGATTCATGGGTCTCGAAGCCAGTTCGACAGATGTATATATTTTTATTGCTATTCTTGATGATTGCTCTGCCTTTCTTCTGCCTTTTCTATGGAAGTGGAATAAACAATTATTCCTCAAGAATGCCATCAACTGTAAGTCAATCAAACAAATTGCTTAGTCAACCAACACCAAAATATTGGGAAAGAACAATATTAGAAAATATCCCAGAAGAACTAGCACCAACACCTCTTCCCAGTAGTCGAGGGAATACACTTTCTCTTTCCTACCAACTCTACTATGGAGTATATCTTTATTATCCAGAGAAAACTGGAATCTATTATCAGGATTCTTCCATACATGTTACAGTCTTGAACAATCAATCAACTGAAATCGAATTTCTCGAAGTTGTGATGTTCTATGAATATCCTTCAAGTACTTATTTCTGCTCTAATGGTGAAGTCCTGAAGGTTGGCGAGTTTATTCAGAGAAATTATACTCTAGCATCTTGCTTACGTTGCTATAATCTAGGAAGCGGAGAAATCTGTAACTTGTGTTTTCCTCTATCACTCATCTGGGATGAGATAGGAGTGGAGGCAGGAAGCAGGTTTAGAATCTTGGGAATCATTGTAGAAGGATATAAGACTGAATGATAGAGGAAAGAGTAGTTTGCTCGAAGCACTAGAGGGATAGACTTGAAAGGATATGAAATCTTTAGGAAAATCTGGGATGAGACAAAAGGTAGAACAAGATTCAAAGACCATCCTCTAGCCAACATTGAATTTGAAGAGAAGCATAAGAGGTGAAAAAAGATGAAGATAATTTTCAATGCTAGAAAAGTGCTAGGTTTGATTAAGGAGCAATTGAGAGAATACTACATAAATTCTAGTGAACTCATAGATGAAGCAAGTTTGAAAACTGCAATTGCCACGGTTTCAAGAGCAAATCCTGCATTCTATATTAGGTTGCTGACGGAAGAAAGGTGGATAACACTCAATATTGCCGAGACTTCTATGGAAGGAAGTAGAGTATTCATTATCAAGCCAGTCTGGAAACTTTAGAGGGAGAGGAAAACATGGATAAGTATAACCGTGAATGTGGCAAATGCTCTTCAACTTTTACCTGCAATCATTCCTGTGAAGAAACTTTACAGATTAATTCCTGCTACTGTCCTAAGTGTTTCGAAGAAATCCTGCTCCCTATATTTATTAATGGCTCAGAGTACAATGGTCTACTCAGAAAGCGTTTGAAATGTGATGTAATCTCGAAAGAACTGAGTGGCAAAGTTCTAATTCTCTACACTATGGAGAAGCTAAAAGGTAAAGGTAGGATGAAACATTTTGAACTCCTCTAACATTGAAGAGACATGGAATAAGATTCTTGGCTATCAGAATGGAAGCAAAGTGAAACTATTGAAAAACTTCTACAGCTTTGATGACAAATATATTTCTAAAGGTGAGGTCGGGGTTGTCAAGGTTAGTGTTGACAATAAATGGTTTAGAGTTGAGTTCCCCAATAAGAGATGTCTGATTCTAGAAGCAGAGGAAATAGAAGGGATAGAGTAGAGATGGCAAGAAAGAAAATTGAAGGGTTCACAAGAGAAGCCTTACATGAACCTGAAGTTTGGATTATGTTGAGAATCGCTAAACCAAAATGCTGTTTCAACTGTAAAGACTATAGAGATACTTCTTGCCTCAATCTCAGTCTAATTGAGAAATATACTTTAGAGCATTTCAACAGAAGAAGAAAAGGCTGGAGTATCTTTCACATAGGGTGTCAATGTAGAGACTGGTGTTAGTAAGGAATGAGGGAAACGTATGGCTGATATTCGAGAGAAAGAATCGGAAGATGAAATTGAACTTCTCAAATGCCCAAAATGCGGTGGACTTCTTATCAGAGTTAATGAAGTGAAGGAAAATCAAATAGTCAATTGTAAATGGATGTGCATAAGCCCATCGTGTCGGAAAGGATTATACTTCGATACTTACTATGGCTATACTCAAGAGGATATTGACAATAATCTGAAGGATGGAAAGAAATGACAAAGTATTCGAAATGTGTATGGTGCGGAATAACCATCGAGATTACTGGAAAAGATAGAGAACTCTGCAAGGATTGTGAGCAGTACCCAAGTTTTTCTGATATGCTCAAAGCAAAGTTTCCTAGTTTGTATGAGATACCAAAGAGTGTACCTTACAAAGAGTGAAGGAAGTGAGAAAGTGAAGATAGTTAAAGTCCAAATCACGAGGTTGAAGCTGGGTGGGAAAGATGTCTGGGCAATCAAAATCATTGGAGAAATTGAAGGTGCAATGATGCCTAGAGAATCTTTGGAAGCCTCATTCTATTCAGAAATAGAACCTAAAGTGGAGATAACAAAATAAGGAAGGAAAGGTGAAAGAGAATGTGCAAGAAATGCCGACTACATTCACGCTACTGGGTTCACATGGTTGATAATCTTACAGAGAAGGAGAAGAAGGAACTAATAAGATACCTTCAAACTGGAGAAGTAGAGGCTTAACAAGATGAATGTCCAAGAGTTCATCGAACACTGCAAGAAATGTCAGAGGCGAAGTAAGTGCCATTTCAAGGGTTGCATACTAGACCATCCTGAAGAAGACCAAATGAGTAAGCTGAAGAATGTTCCAGTTATTGCTTTTGGAAGCCAATGCTTCTATGTAATCACGGACAGTGCAGTTCGCAAGTATAGAATACTAAAGTATAGCAAATGAAACATGAATGAAGGATTGTGCTAGAATGAAGGAGTTCTTGAAGCAACAACTAAAAGACTATTGGCAATATAAGAAAGAAATTCTCTTCATTGTTGGTTGCTACTTGATTGGTTGGATCTTGGACAGTTCTTTCGCACCTTGGCGGAGGTGAATAGATGAAGGAATGGTGGGAGTACTTGGATTGGTCTACAATGGAGAACTCTTTCTCTAGACTATCAAAGTCCTTACAAGACCAGATATTAGCGAAAGGTTATTGGAGTAAAGGCAGGGGGAACTTTGTATAGAAGACAAAGAAATGACAACATTAGAAATCCTCAAAGAAACTCGAAAGAATAAAGAATTTGTCAGGGGTTTGAAGAGGTCTGGAACATACTGTCTAAGTTCATCCATTAATTCAAAATGTCGTAGATGTTGCCTATTCTGTAAGAGGATATGCAAATCTCCTAACTGCTGGCATCAAGATTTTATACGTGATTGTGAAGGAAGGATAACAGAAGTAGAAGCATTCTATCGGAGGATACTTAACATTGAATAAAGTTTCTACTGTTTGGAGAAAACTCTTTGGTTGGCAAGTTGGAGACTACTTGAAATACTACTTTCTTCCATCAGGGAATGAAGAGGGGAAATGGCTAACTCTCAGGATTATAAGAATCTCATCCAGTGATTTCGTTGAAGTCAAAGTCTTGAGCAAGAACTTTGGGATTGACAAATTCAATCTAAGAATAGCTTATGTGGAGGAGAAGGTTCCTTGGCATTTAAAAGATTATGCACCTAGAGACAGGACAAAGAGAAGATTGAATTGGAGGAATAGAGTTGCCCTGCATCTGTAATATCTTTCATGGTAAAGAGAGGAATCTCTCTCAAGAAGAAGTCTGGAATAAGATACTAGGAATCCGGCAGAAGTGTACCCTCACGTATTGTGGTACATTTGAAAATGGTAAGTGCATAAACAAGGAATACTACGAACAGTTCACAATTGGAGGGGTAGTAATTTCTTGCTGTTCACGAGCGGACAATCACCTTCTTAATGTTACGAAAAGAATAGGGCATCAACAAGTGGTAGAGAAAAGAAGAGTTCCATTACCAACAGGAATAAGGGATTGAGAGTATGGGGAGAAAGCATAGACAGAAGAGGAGAAAGCACAAGTTTAAGAACAAACGAGAGAGGCAAGAAAGAAGTTATGCTTCCAAAGAGTTCCCTCTTGATTCCACACCAGAGCGTAGGCAGAAACTCTATGAGATGTGGAAGCGAAATGAACTAAACCAACAGCCAAGAAAACCTAGGAAAGACAAACTACAAGAAAGCCCTCTATCAGATCTCTACGATGTGGAGCAGGGAGCATGAGAATTTATACACCACAAGAGATTCAAGAACTCTGGGTTAAGATACTTGGGATTCAGAAGGGAACTCTTGTCCTTCCTACTCAAGATTTCATAAAGAGAAATCCTTACATGTATTTCCCTAAGTTGGGAAATGGCCCTTTTCCGAATAAGATAAAGGTTCCTACTTCTAAATTCGTGGGAATAATTGAGGGGGAAGACTCAAGGGGAAACTTATTTCGAGTTCGTTGGATAGCTGAAAAGGAAGATTCTCAAGAACTTCCTTACTTCTGGGAACGTGAAGATTTCACAATCATTGGCTTTAGAAAGTAGATGAGAAGTATGAAAGACATTGACATGTGGATCAAAATTCTAGGATGGATGGGTCAGAGAGTCAAGCTCAAAGTAACATACTCACGCCCAAAGATCAGGAAAGGTGAAATTGGGACTGTGTTGAATGCTGATTATCTGGGAGGAAAGATTGTTTTTCTGAAGGTTAGGTTTTCTAGGAGAAGAACTATTTTCTGTTTTGCTGATGAAGTATCTCCACTAGCAAGAGGGAGGAATTTTGAAGTTGGAAAGATGGCAAAGACTAAAGGAAATTCCAAGTAACTTATTCTGGAAGATAGTGCTTCCTTTCTTCAGATTAAAGTGGTGGTTCAATGGTAGAGAGGCTCGAAAGAAATTTAGAGAAAGAGAGACTTGGGAGTTTATGCTTCATGGCTACAAGACCTGTATCCACCTTCAAAATGGTTCTTGGTTAGATGATGATCCTTGCTTCTATTGCGCTCGTCCTCTTAGCCATGTTCGCTTAAGAAGAATATTCTGGATAGATACATCTAGATTGTGCAAGAAGTCTAAGAAATGTAAGCATTACATGTATGACCCAATCAAAGGATAGGATAATATGCCTTCACAGTTCTTGCTATTAAAGCCTGAGGACTTGGTCTTCTTTCATCTAGAGGGGAAACTTAGCAAGTGTCCTGTCTTCACTTGTGAGTTGAGAAAGAATGGTTTATGCTGGAACTCAACTTGCTATGAAATGCAAATCTGCTCCAAGACAAAATCCTACATTATCTGGAAATCATGTAGAAGAGCTATCCAATGGATAATAAACCGTACACTCAATGGAGATACACTCAAAGAAACAAAAGTTATCTAATAGGAAGGATACTAGAAGGGAAGCAATATGGGACTAAGATTTGAAATGAAACCAGACGAGATAATAAGAATCGAATTTGCCTTGAAGATTCAAGGAGAATTTCCAGACTTAAAGGTAGGCATGAAAGTGAAAGCATCCTATCTTCTTCCGCCTGTCTGGCTCTATGGAGTTGTAACAACTGTCTCTTCGAATAGACGATTTGTCTCTGTTGATGTGAAACGAAGTAATTTAGCATTCCTCAAGAAGAGGAGAAAGGGAAATGATTGCAATCTCTGCTTCGACCATTTAACAGGTTGGGTGGAAGCCTATGACTACTGAAGCAAATTTCAAAAGATGGAGCAAGATTCTAGGCCGTGAAACCCTGCAAATAGGTGATCCTATTAAGTTCAAATGGACTGACCTAAGAAGCCCCAAGTCCTGTGAAAATAGAAAGACATGGACTTATGGATATGTCACAGACTTGCATGAAGGATTAGGGTATCATGTTAGAGTAGTCAAGGGTGGAACAATTAGAGATGGTGTTCTAGTAACTTTCAAGGATGTAAAATTATGGTTTCCAAGAAAGTAACATGGAGAAAGATTCTTGGGATCAAGACATTCCAAGTAGGGGACTATGTGAAATTCAAATGGGGCGATCTACGTTACAATTCTAAATGGAAAGAGAGAAAGACTTGGTGTTATGGTCAAGTCATTGTCATCCTCTCTGAGGGTGATGAATATATAGTGAGACTCATGAGAGGGAGTCCCCAGAAAGAACTTCATGCTATGGAAGAGGTGAGACTTTGGTCTCCAAGGAAGAAGTAGTGTGGAGAAGAATCTTGGATACTGAGAGATTCAAGGTAGGAGAGTCTATCAAATTCAAATGGGTGGACTTACGACAAGGTCGGGAGACTTACCGATCTGAAAGGAAGACTTGGACTTACGGATATATTACTTACATAGGAAATTCAGGAGGTCATTTCTGGTATCTTGTTGACGTGGTTAAAGGTGGAAAGCCACGAAGCGGTGTGAATGTAATTCCTGAGGAGGCACAAATATGGTGTCCAAGAAAGAAATAGCTTGGAGAAAGATACTTGGTCAGCTTCAAAGATGCAAGTGCAAGTGCCCTTTCAGAAAGAAAGGCTATTGTCATAATGAGGCACTTTATACACAGTTCCTTCACTTTGAGCCGAGTGGAACAGTTACCTTCTGCAAGATGGAGATAACGGAAGATGGTATAATGTCTGTGGAGGTCAAGACTTGCCAGTAGAAAGCTTTAACAGGCACACAGAGGAAATGAAACGATGGATTCGAAAGAATAAAGCAGGGCTACAGGAAACATTGAAAACACTCTCAGAGTATCGTAGAGGACGGAAGGATAAGTACTGCATTACTTCAGTCCATGAGGATGTCTGCCATCGTTGCTGTCTATTCTGTAAGAAAGTGTGTCTAGAACTCAAATGTTGGGAACCTTCTACTCTCAAGAATTGCCCTTGGAGAACCACAGTTGAGGAAATGTTAGCTAAGAGATTAGATGATAGTTTCAAGACCAAGAAAGAGAAGAGTTGGAAAAAGAGGAATGGACTTTGACAACCTGTAAACAGTTGAGAAAGAAAGTGGAACTTCTCCAGAAAGACCTCAGGAAAATATCTGACACTCTTGTTAGCATCAAGAACGAGGGAGATCGTCTTTATTCCCAACAGCAGAAGTTATTAGATGAACTGCATTCTGCTTGTGACATACTTGGCCAGTCTTGGTCTGAGTGTTGTCCTTCCTTCAAGGAAAAAGAGAAGAGTTCATACTGCATAATCTATCAATGGGAAGACCAGACTAAATCAGCAAGATTCTGCATCAACTGTCCGATAACTTATGAAGAGGCGAATATTAGAGTCATGATGTGTAAATTAAGACCACAGGTGAAGACTGATGAGTGAGGGAGCAAAGGACTTCATGGATTTCATAACCAAGATGGCTCAATCAGAGCCACATCAAAAAATACCCAAGGGATGCCCACGAATAAAGAGATGCAAGTATGACTTGCTTGAAACTGAATATGCCTCAGTATGTTGCACTGAGTCGTGGGTCTTCTGTAAATATGCAGCAAGAGCGAGCAAGAAGTACAGGAAACCTCCTTACTTCTGGAAGTTCACTCATAAGATAGAAGGAATAAAGGGGGTAGAAGAATATGAGTCTCAAACTAAAGTGCACTGATAGATTCAGAAGGTGCTTCAACAAGGGAGGCAAGACCTTCAATGCTTACTATGAAAGATGGACGATCGTGGACAGTGATGGAGCTTTTGTCCAACACTGGGATATTACAGAAAGAAGCAATCTTTCGATCTTCCTAAGTAACCTATTGGGGCACAGAGAATCCTATCCTATAGATGAGTCACGATGTAAGATCTTTGAGACCATCTTTCAACATACCAACCGCTGGAAGATCTTTCAAGATGCACGGAGTATCTTGAACAAGAAAGGCTCGAGACAGGCATTGAAGTTCTTGGAAGATAAGTTTGCTGTCATACGACTTGGTGACAAGTTGGAGGGTTAAATATGCCTTTCGCTCCTTGGTGGAAAACACTTAAACAGAACATAGACCTTCACACCTATGACCATAACTTCGGTCTAGTAGTTCCTTGCCCTTCTGGGTTTTCTTGGGAACAACAGACTGAAGGAGTAATGTGTTATCATGTCTCGATTGAAGGTATCTACGTTCCTCTCCCAATACCAGACGCTATTCTGAAACAGATACAAGATGCTAACTATAACTACAAGCCTAAACTTGTCACGAAATACTGGAATAAGCTGAAAGAATGGCTCAAGGAAGATGAAAGATTCGAGTTCGAAGAAGTTAATGCACCTGCTGGAATGCCTAATAACCAAGAAGGTCTCCAATGGATCAAGATTCTCAAATGGTCAAGTCCTATAGACTCCAGACATCTTCTTGAGGGTGAGATAGTGGCTCTGTACTATCCCAATTGTGACTGAAAGAAGGAATAGATTTGAAAGAATATAGGCAGTGCTTTGCAAAAGAAATCTTGAATGAGAAACGCCTTAACAAAATATGGCTTGTCAACTGTGGCAAGAGAAGAGATGAGAACTTCTGCTGTAAGAGATGTGAATTGAATCTTACTTGTCCTCATAAATGCAATAGAGTTGCTGGTGACTGTTGCTACTACTTCAAGAAGACTGAGGTTGAGAAAACGAAACTAGCCTATGTTCTTGATCCTCACAATGACTATTGGAAAAGAGGACAACCTGGAACGATATGAACACTCCATTGAGGGATAAGGTTTATATCTCCCGGACGACACTTAAAGAGGTAGAACGAAGATGCGGAAACGTATGCCAAGGGAAGAGGATATGTTCAGAGAGAATATCAAACGAGAAGTGGTTCTCTCTCCCTTTATCATGTTCGACAGGAATGGTGAAGCAATCTTCCATACTTGCCCTCCATGTCCAAGATGTGATGGGATGATGGGTGGAAAGATAGCAGGAAGTTTCGCATGTGAGTTCTGTGGATATGATGAAGTGGAAAAGTATTCCTCAACTCATGCCATGTCCCTTAGCCTAGAATGTACTTGGAAGTTCCTCAGACCTTTCATTCACAACAAAAGACTGAGATGGATAGTCTCCGAGAAACTCTATGACCTACATGCCTCATTGACTGGTTGGTATAGAAGCGGAAGGCATCAAGTATCAATCACAAATGGAGACTATATGTGGTCTTGGAAAGACAGGAAATGGTTCAAGTTCATGTAGGTGGTTACTCTTGAAAAGGAATTTCAGGAAATTAAAAGAACTGAAGCTAGTCTTGAAGAACCTAAAGAAGTCCAAATCGGAAGTTTGGAAGTTTATAGCACAAAGTGAGAAGAAGATCCAACGCTTGAATAGGAAGATAGGAAAGGAAAGAGATGTCATTAGAGAATTGATAAATAGCGAAGTAGCTTTAAGAGTGGCGATAGGTAAAGTCAAGGGACTTCATTGTCCAGCAAAACAAAGATGTGCTGATTACACTCCATACTATAATTGTGCTCTCAGTACTGAAGAGGAGCAGCTTGAACTTGAAGATTTTTATGAAGAATCTTGCTTCTCTTGTAAATTGTCTGCGAGTGCTATCTATACTGGAATACTAATGAGGAAATTGAAAGGGAAAGAAAAAAGATAAATCTATGTAGAGGAGGGGATAATTAAAAATGGGAAACAGATCTAATGTACCAGAACAAAGAAGACGGAAAGTATCTGGGCACGGTTCAACAACGAAAGCTGGCAAGATGCGAAGTCAACAGCCTAAAAACTGGGGAACATCAACTCGACAGTCACAATCTCATTATCCACTGAGACACATCAGGAAGCACAAGATTCCCAGAGTAGCCAAACGTAGAAACTATGAGAAGCGAGTACTCCTGAAGAGAAAGAGTGGACAGAACTGGGTGGAGTAACTATGGACTATCTAAATGAGGAAATAACCAAGGAATTCATCAAACGTCTACCAGATCTCACAATGAATCCACCTACTGTTCACCTCATAATGTTAGCTTGCCGTTCAAGGAAAGCTAGGGAGATACTTGGTCAAAAGGTTCATGACTTGGTAGTTGAAAGGGAGATCATCCGAGCCATCCCTGATTGGAGACTTCGATACTTCAATTCAGTCTACAACCTCTCAGTCCTTCAACATAATGGAAGATATGAATACAAGACTCTACTCATTCCTGCACAAGCTATGGGAATCTTTGCTACACTAAGTCCTCGCAATGTCATAAGCTCAACTGCTGATGTGATGAAGGACAACATTACTTTCCTGCCTATGAAAGATGATGCTTCAAAGATGGAACTTGCCAAGTTACCAAGCAGATACTTCGGAGCCTTACACAGACACAAGGACAGGAATACCAACTTCGTGACCTTAGACTTAGACAATGATGACAAGACTCTATTCAAGGAAATCTTGGACAAAGTTTCAGTATTGCCTATCTTCATGGTTACAGAAACGAGTCGCGGCTTTCACATTGTTCTCAATGTCACTAAGCCAGAAGATGCTAAGGTCTTCTATGGGCAGAATGCTCTCATTCAACAGTTGGGTCTAGCCTATGCAAAGAGAGGACTTGAGATTCAGAAGGATAGCCAAGAACCAATTCCAGGTAGCCTCTATTACAAGAAGGGAGGAGTTACACATTATGTCCAACTACTTCGGTGATGAAGAAGTTAGCAAGAGAAGAGTCATGGGATGGAAAAAGAAAGCTATCTGGTCTATTATTCTAGGCCGAGGTCAAAGATGCCGAGTGAAATGTGCTTTGCGTCTTGGAGTTTACTGTGGTGGTTGGCGGACTTATGAAAGTGGGGATCATACAGGAACCATTTGTGGATGTGCGAAGATGGTTAAGAAAGTCAACGGAAAGTATTACCATCTAGCATATTTCCCTTGAACGAGGTGAGAGAATGACAGAGATTGGAAAAGCATTCAAGTATATAGCTAAGGGATTAGCAACTCTGGCTATAGTTTACTTCATGCCTCAGATAGCTGAAGCCACTCACCATGGATTCTTGACTCTAGTATTTGGAGTCCTAGCTATACTATTCGTCTGGGCTGGATAAGAATGAAACACATTAAAGTACCAAGATGTGTCAAAATGAATAAGTACAAAGGAACTCAAGTATTTACTCCTTACCCTGCTATGTGCCCTAGTGTCTGGACTTTACCAGTAGATAGGGATGAAAGGAAGAGAGGCCAGACGAAGATAGACATAAAGCAGATAACAATACTCAAGAAATATCCCATGAAGATAATAGTTCGCTTTGCTACTAGAATAACTAATAAGGTAGTTGAAGTCACAGAGGCTAACTTCATGATAGCTATGGATGAGAACGTCTTTGCTGACTTCTTCCCTCATACATTTGTTCACCTGGTGTACAAGAAACTTTTGGATGATGGGAAGGCACGTCAATGGATTAGCTATGAAGACTTTATTTCTCAACTTCCGAAACTAGTGAAGTCTTACACCAACGTAGTGCCTTCCCTGAGCTATCAGAAACCATACGTATCATTCATGGATAGATCAGGAATCTTCGAGACAAGGCGAAGGTTAGCTCAGTATCTTCGGGTAGTGGAAGCGTATGAAGAGAAACTTAGTGACGAAGAAGCGAAGGTACAGTAAGCAGTACGCTCTCTGGAAGAAGATAACAGGACAAGTATCAGAGGGAGATATAATCAAATCCCTAAGAGATGAAGGGTTCCTCTATAGGAGAGGAGCTAGATTTGTAGTAACTGCATTCGATGGTAAGCGGGCTATTGCTGTCCGATATTGCTATCCCTACAGTATTTCCAAGAGAGATTTGAAGGTAGTAGGATATGTCGAAGGATATGAAAAGAAGAAAGCATAACTTGTTACATAGAGTTAATTGTGCTTGTTGTGGAAAGGCCGAGAGAATAGAGATCAAACCAGAGGGAGCAATCCCTTCTGGTTGGAAGTATTTTGGTCGTGTCAATGTCAATACTTGCCAAACTGATAAGTTCTTCTGGAAAGTCCCAGAAGGAGTAGATTGGAAAGACACTGATAAATGGAAGAAAGTTCCTAATGCGTGTTATGATCCTAAGGCTAAGAAGAAACTTGTCGAATATTGGGAATGTCCTGAATGTTACGGAGATAAGAGTAAATGAAAGTGAAATTTACCATGCATTTCAAGTATGGAGATGTCAATTGGTACAATAAAGACCACTGGGAGAAGTTCACTGTTGATGATATCCTTCGATGCCTCATTGACTTCACAGATGTTAAAGAATTCCAATGTGAGTTCGATTCCGAGAATCGCTCGTGGGATTCTAAACTTACTATTCCACCAATGACAACCACAGATTTCGTTGCCAAGTTTGAAGCTGCCTTGAAGAAACTCTACAAGACACAGCATGAAGTGGATGTATTAGTCTCTGAAGTGAAATTGGAGAAGGGAGAAGTGGGCAAATTTACCACTGCTCTATTGATGAAGAAAATTGAGGGAACTAAATGACAGACAAGAAGACAGAAAAGATGTGTAAGGAAGTAGACGAGGAAGGATACTATAGATGGATCAAGGAAAGAGATGCGAAACGCTTTAGCTGGCTTAAAGTCTTCAAGAAAGAAGGGGTCAAGAAGGCACTTTACTATCTTCTACATATGACTGGAGTCCATTCCTTGCCTCACAGTTCCAAACAAATAACGATAGATGATCATGATGAAGAAGTGTGGGCTTGCAAGACCTGTGGTTATGAATGCACAGGAAAGGGAATTATTTGGGAAGTCCTTAAATACTGTCTAACTTGGGTCGCTATGGTCACCCTTGCTCTTTCTCCGGCCAGAGATTTCATGTTTCCTCTTCTAGTTAGCAGTTTGGGACTATTGCTGATCTTTTTCATCATAGTTCATGCATTGGCAGGATTGAAATCCTTCTTCCAAATATTCTGGAGAGATTGAGAAGATGGAAGAAGAAAAGTATGCTGTAGAGATAATCGACTATGGTGGAGCTATACTCCTCTACGAGAAAGTGGATGGAGTACTAACCTCACGATGCAGTGTCCCATTAGACTATGCTATTGACAAGGAAATAGGTGGAGTAATACGGATTACTATCAAGCAAGAAAAGCCCTTCATGATTTCAGAGGGAAGGTCAATGTATAAGATTTCAACAGAGTTCGGGGAAGTACTCAAGATGCATAGCAAGGTCTTCCGATTGCTTCCCAATTTACACGAGAAGCTCATCTATTTGGAGCAGACTCAAATTCTTACTCTTGTAGAGACTCAGCAATTCAAAGAACTTAGAGACAGACTTAGTGTTTACTACATGGCTAAAAAGATAGAAGGAACCCAAGGACAGTAGATATAAATGGAAGACATCGAGACTTCACCAATGTATGTCAAGTTTGAAGACGATGACATGAAGGTAATAATTCGCAGAGGGAAAGGAATACTTTGTACCTATCACCTTACCTTACATGTTGAGAATCTAGGATTCATTCCAGTAATCATATTCAGAAGAGCATTTGCTGAACTGGGAAAGACAGGAGTCTGTAGTACAGATGCAATGTTTGAAGTTCCATGGCAAGCCGCAGAAGCTCTCAGACTTACTGTTGAAATCTTTGCTAAATCTAGGGAAGCAACCTTAGAGATGGTGAAGGAGACTAAACTGCTAGAGTATATCGCTGAGAAGAACTGGGAGAAAGCACTTGATCTCTTGTCAGTCTATGCCCTTGCCAAGAAAATTGAACATAAGGAGGGATGAGTATGGGAGGAGGACTCGCTTTGTCGACTAGAAAATGGTACTGTGAGCAGATACTAAAAGCCATGAAGTTGCATGGAGGGAAGGCTTCACTTCCTACTATTATGTGGGAAATGAGAAAGGCTTCACAAAATCGATTTCCCATACAGGAAGAGAGAATATGCAGCTTTTTAAAATATCTTCGTGCTTGTGGGGTTGTGGCTTATCACAGATCAGAAACAAGAAGGATTTCCTCTAAATGGGATGTAGTAGATACCCCATAACAAGAAGAACTCTTAAATATCAAGAAGGATATCTGTCTCTCGGTGAAGTAAATGGTAACACCACAGAAGAAATGGAAATTGAAGAACCCAGAAAAGGTAAAAGAAGAAGCTAGAAAGTATTATGAGAAACACAAAGATAAGATTCTCAAGTATAGACATTCCTATTATAAACGCAAGAAAGAGCAGGAATTGACCTCTTCTGGTCAATACTACAGAAAGCACAGAGAAGAAAAATGCAAAGAATTAAAGGAAAGATATGCCCAAGATCCAGAATATAGAAAAAGAAAACTTGAAGATGGCAGAAGAAATAAGAGGAAACTCAGGCTCGAAATCATTTCTTTGTTGGGTAGTAAATGCTCTAAATGTGGATTCTCAGACGAGAGAGCTTTGCAGATTGACCACTTGAAAGGTGGAGGCAACTTGGATAGGCATGCTAACCCTAGTTCATGGACATACTATAAGCATATCCTTGAAGAGATTAAAACAGGAAGCAAGGATTATCAACTCTTATGTGCTAATCATAACTGCATCAAGAGAATAACAAATCAAGAATTGGGAAATAAATTCGTAGGTTAAGGTGGGAAACAGAATGAAAAAGATATTCAAGAGAAGAAAGCAAGAAGAATTCAAGTACTTGACGATTGCCAGAGATGCCATAGGCTTAGCTAACTACCCACTTCAGATGGATATTATTCATGCAGTTAGAGCCTTGAAGGTAGAGATGTTCCTGGGCTCTCAACTTACTGTGGGTGAAGATGGGATAGCTATGAGTAACCCTGAAGTGAAGAAGAAAGAAGAGAGACCTAGTTACGTTGTTTAGGTATGATTACGATGTTTGGCATTAGAAAGAAGGATCAGACTAAAGTATGGCAGAAAATCCTAGGTCTCAGTGTGGGAGATAAGGTCAAGGTAACTAGTGAGTTCTACTACTTTAGTCCTAAGTTGAGACGTTATGCATCTAGGACAATACGAACCAAACTCATATCAGGGGAGATAAAGAAGGGAACCATTGGAACAGTTATACAGGTAAGCAATCCAGCCAATCCGACCGACAGGAGAATATATCGTATAGCATTTCCACTTGTTCCAATATGGTGTACTGATGCTCATCTAGAGTTGATAGTTAATGAGAAGTGAAAAGTGGATCTGGGGCAAGATACTTGGTTTCAAGGCAGGCGACAAAGTTAGACTCACACGAGATTATCCTATATCTGATAAAGAAAACTCAAACCCTCTAAAAATTCCTTGGGGATTCTCATTGAAACTCGAGGTTATTAAGAAAGGTACTCTGGGAACCATAGTTCAGGTTCTAAGTTTGGGAGACTTTCAGTTATACATAGTTAACTTTAGAAAGCCATCTCTTCAAAATTATTGGGTGACAGACTTTGAAATCGAACCAGCAGACGAAAGAGATTTGGAATAAAATCTTGGGATATCAAGTGGGTCAGAAAATTAGAATAACCTATCCTTGTTGGTTTCAAGGAAGGAAGTTGGAAGGAAGAAGAGGAGTCATTGTAAATATAGGCTACGATACAAGCCATTCATTTGTTATTTATTACACTAAAGTAAACTGGATAAAAGGGGAGTTTCAATTGATAGAGAAAGAGTTTGAAGGAATATGAAAGACAATCGAGTTTGGGCTAGAGTGTTTGGAAACAATTACACTTACAAGAAGTATGAAAGAATAAGGCTAATCAAGTCATTCAAGAGACCTTGGGAAAAGGGAACTATTCATAATGGATCAGTCTTCAATGTTAAAGAAGACATCGGAGACAAAGTCACGGTTGTAATACGTTACCGAGATGAGGAGAATATTCCAAAGAGCATAGTTGAACCTTTCCCTTTCAGGCACTTTAGACAAAGGCAAAGAGTTCGCGTCAAAAAGACTATTCACTGTGAAGGAACTTGTACCCAAAATAAAAGCAGAAGTGCCTATTGTTCTATAAGGAGAGGTAGAATAGGCAAGATAGAAAAGATTGAAAACTTTGGTACTTTCCACAGACTCCTATATGTAGTATTCAAAGGAGAAGATAGAGCTGTCTACGAAGATTGGGAGGTTGAAAAAGTTGGGCAATAAATTGACGATGTGGCAAGCAATTCTTGGCCCTTTCCCAGAAGGAACAATTGCCAGATTCAGAGATGGAAGATTCAGGAGAGGTTATGTGGAAGGAGAGATCATAGGCTATTTCTTGTATTATGTGTATGATAATATGAGGAAGATGAAACCTAATACATTTTCATACAAAGTCAAACTAGGCAAGCAAGCCTGGAATCTGTGCTATAAGAGACCAAGCACAGTAATCAAAGTCCTTAATGGACAAAAGAGGAAAAAAGAATGAGCTACGGAAATAGAGAATCAAAAGAGAAGCCAACACGAAGTAGGCTCAAACGACTGTTCTCCTTCAAGGACGATCACGGTGACTGGAGGATAGGTAAACTCATTACTGCTGGAGTGTTAATTGCTATCGTGCTTTGCACGTTCTTTATCACAATGCTATACTCCGCACCAGTGGGTTACCAATCAATTCTTATCGATCCTTCAGGAACCAAGTCCTACGGAGCCAGCAATGGAGCTTGGGGCCTCAAGATGCCTTGGCAAGGTCTAGTGATAATACACTATTCAATGCAGACAGTAGGATTCTGGGGAGATGGAACAGATGCAACAGCAGACATGCCAGCAATACATACACACAGTTCAGACCTGCTTGAGTTCGATGTTCATGCACTATTCAGATGGTCTTACAATCCAAAAGCATTGATACAACTCTACGAGAACTACCAAGACATGAGCATCGTCAAGAACCAAGTAGTAGCTTCAATAGTCAGAACAACGATAGAGAATCATTTGCCAGACTGGAATGCCTTGGACATTGTAACTAGTAGACCACAGATAGCCTTGGAATTAGGAGAAATCATCAAGACCAAGATAATGAATACACCCTCAATAAGCTATGCTATCGTTCCAGAGTCAATAGAATTCAACCTCAGAGATGTCTCAGCACCAACTTCATGGTACGATGCAATCGAAAGGAAATTGAACTCGGAACAAGATATCGTCACAGCAATGAACAACAAGCAGATATCCATCATCAACTCAGAAGCATTAGCTGAACAGGAAATCATTGAAGCAATGGGAGAAGCAAATGCAACAATCATCAGATTCCAAGGAGTTGCAGATGCAATCGATACCCTAGCCACAAGAACAGGAGCTAATGCATCAGAACTAGCAGTGCTACAAACATACCTACAAGGACTACAAGCAATAGCTAACTCGGACGGAAATAGCTACTTCTTCATTGGCTTCGACAAAGATGTGCCCTTCATAATCCCCATAGAATCTCAGCCATAGGTGGAGTGAAGGACACTACCCTCTTTTTTCTATATCATGGTGACAGGTATGATCTGGTTTAATGTGGAGAAAGCAGCAAAGTTTCTCTTGGCTAATAGATTAATCTTTACTCTAAGACCTAATCTCAAAAGAGATGGGTTGCACAAACTTAGAGTAAGGAAAGAGAATGATAGACTTCATGTGAGTATCATGCTCATGAGAGAATTCGACATGACTGAAGTAGAGACTAAGGAACAGTTGGAAGCTTATGTGAAGTTCTCTGGGTTTGGTTCAGTTGATGAGTGGATAAGTCATATTCCGAAACCAACCAAGATAATGTATCTTTACTTCGTGAGGATGGTGGATCTTAATGACACTTAAAGATGATTTGATTCAAACTAGAGAAGGCTTTTGGAAGTCTACCTACTGTTTCCACTTCTCGATGAAACAGTCTATACAAGATGTACAAGAATTTGGAAGGCTTCTCAAGAAATATCTCAAGGTTAAGGGTTTGCCTTTCGAGTGTAAAAGTTCCTATCTAATCTACACTGACCAACGGGCAGACAAGAATTGTAATCCATATTTCTTTAGGGGAGATCTTGTCATGGAAGTGAGGAGAAAATCTCTAATGTCTCGTCTCAATCCTAGGCATAGTAAGATAGATGGAGATGAGACAATAATTATTCAATGGGACAAAGGAGATGATTTCTTCATCACGTTTCAAGAATACAAATATGAGGCTTGTGGCAAACAGATAATATGGAAGATTCCATTGGAACAAATCAAAGCATTCAAAGAAAAACTGGAGAGATTCGCAGGTGCAGATGACATTTACAAACTCTTATTGGACTGTGCTACTCAAGATGAGTGAGAAGAAGATATGGGATAAAATACTTGGAGACCCAAGGAGATGTAGATGGTTCTATCGGAGTCGCTGCACTACTTTAAACTATACCGGACCGATTAGGCATTTCGATGGTTTCCCATTATGTAAAATGAAGGTCTGTGAAGATTATGAGGAAAGAGATCAAGGAAAAGAGAATGTGGGAAAAGTTACTCCAAGTCAATAGATATTGTGCTTGGAGATGCCATAACGGTACTTGCCTAATTAAAACTGGTACAGATAAGAATGGCCTGTATAAAGTGGTTCGGTGCAAGTTGCCATGTTCTCATTTAGATTTAGGATTATGGATCAAAACCCAGGAAGATAAATTTGACTAGATTGTGAAATCGTTGAAGAAAGTGTGGAATCGAATACTATTCAGAAAGCATGAATGCCAGCATTACGGAGAGAATGGAGAATGCCTAATCAAATTCAGAAAGCTAGGACCAATATGCACAGAGTATGAATGTTGCAATAGGATTTGTGAGAAGTTTGAAGCAAGCCAAGAAGAAAGAATATGAAGTATGGAAGCATGTTCTCGATACGTTTGATACTGGTGATCGTGTAGAGACACCTTATGGTCAAGGAACTGTCTATATGGATTTGGGTGAATTTCTGGAAGTAGCTGTCGCACTAATAACTCACAATCAAGATTTGGAACCATTCTTGGATGGTTCAATAATAATGGCTATACCTAGAAGCAAGATAAGGCGACTTGAACAATGACAGATAAACAAGAAGAGAATGGATGTAGGGCTCGCCTCATTATGGGTTACCATCTAGCCAAGACATGGTCTCAATGTGAATTTAGACTCAAAGGTACTTGTTGCAAAGATTGCAAGCGTCTAAAGAACTGTCAGAGTCCTTGTTCTTTCATGTATCCATACTATCAACATGAGACCAAGAGTTATGGCCTAGAAAAGTTCAAATGCATGTACTTCATGACTGAGATAGAGGCAGTAATCAGAAGATTGGATACCAACAAGGAGAGAGGAATTGTCGAATGAGCAACACTTCTACCAACGAAGGTACTAATGAGCAGGAGAAACCTTTGGAGAGTCTGAAAGAACGGCAATTGACAAGAGGATTGAACACAGACGAGATTAATTGGTTCATAACTCATAGAGGTCAAGTTCCATTGTGTGATTCCCAAGTAGTAGTAGAGAATGGAATAGTAACCTATCGATGTGCCCTCTATGGCCCCTTACGTGTAGACAAGTTCATTGAGACCTGTGTGAGATGCCAGAAAGAGATACATGATACGATATTGGAAGAGGAACGGTTATATCGTAGAGTGTGCAGTAAAACTTGGGGATGTTAATGCCCTTTAAAGATAGAAGGAAGCAAAAAGAATACCAACAGAAGCATAAGGAGAAGTATCAATTGGCTAATAAGAAATGGAGATCTGAAAATAAAGATCATTGCAATAAATATTCTAAAGAAAAACGAAGAAAGAGAAGACTGCTGTTTCTCTCCCTCTTGGGTGGAAAATGTGTGAAGTGTGGAGAAAGAGATTGGCGTTGTCTTCAACTTGATCATGTGAAAGGAAAGGGAACCCAGGAACGTAAAAACCTTCGATTAAATATAGATCAGTATGAGGAGTACATCATTAAGAAAGTTAAATCTGGCAATAAAAATTATCAACTTCTCTGTGCCAACTGTAATTGGAAGAAAAGATATGATAATGGAGAAAAGTAGAAGGGATAAGGATGGGAAAGAAGAAAGACAAGGAAAAGGAGAAATGGCTTAAACGAGTTGCTATACTCTTTCTTGTGACAAGGATAGGCTTCATAGGTTCAAGTATTGGAATGATGTGTGCTATCCTATTTCGATCACTTATCGGAGCTATGCTATTCTTTGCCTTTGTGCCATTAATAATAGTTCCTGCGATCATTATCTACCTATCAAGAAACAAATGGAAAGAGAAGGAAAATAAATGAGACTTGAGATATTGCGAAAGGATAGTGACCCACTCATCATAGAACTCTGGAAAGCTTTACATCCACTACAAGACGACAGAATTATGGTCTACATGAGTTGTGATCTTGGTGAGCACGGGAATCAGCGAGGGTTAGTGATTAATCTGAAGGGATTGAAAGCAGAAGAAATACGAGGAATACAGATTCTCAAACCCCTGAATCCTAGCTTTCGGATACAAGAGGAGAGATAATATGCCATATATCAAGCAAGAAGAGAGAAAGAAGTTTGATTGGGTAATAGAGAACTTGGTTGCACTCCTGAATGAGAAACCAGAAGATGTAGCAGGAAATCTGAACTATGTCTTTACTGTAGTCTTGAAGAGACTCTCCAAAGATCTTCGTTATAAGAAGGCAAATGAACTCATGGGTGTTCTTGAATGTGTGAAGCAAGAATACTATAGAAGAGTTGTTGCTTCATATGAAGATCAAAAGATCAAGGACAATGGAGATGTCCAATGAATGTTAAACAGTAAAAGAAGCATAGAAATCTATTGGATGCTAATCATGACTACCATAGCTCTAATTATTTCTGCTACCTTTCTAGAAGGCTGGATTTCAATTTATGTCTTAGTGGTTGCTGGCATCATTCATATTCTGTCTCAAATATTCTTCTGGTGGTGCAGATGGAAATATCATCAGAAAATACAGGAGAAAGGAGACATTGCCTAATTCAATTATTCTGAGAGAAGGAATGAAAGTAGAGTTCATCTGGGATGATACTACTTATATTGGAACCATTTCTCGATGGGATCTAGAAAAATCTTTCTCAGATAAGAATTGTTGCATCAGGGCAAAAGATGGAGCTATGTTCCATCTCAATAATTGTCTCATCACCAGAGTTTTCCCTGAAGTGAAGTTCAGACCAATAGATGTTTTGGTTGGTAGGCTGGAGATGTTGGATGATGAGTAATTCAGCTTGGATGAATATTTATTACAGACTCTTGGTGGAAGGCAAGGAACTAATCTGGTGCAAGACTTGCGGTGAACTTTTCACCATGAGAGATAGAACATGGAAGAGAGTCTCGAAGACTTATCCTTCCTTAGAATGGATTGATCCAATGGCTAATTGTTGCGAGAAGCCAGTATGGCTCTTCGTGACAGATCTCTTCCCTCCTGACAAAGGAGAACCACGGATGCCTGTGAAAAGTTGGCTTCAAGGATTGAAGAGAAGATATCAAGAACGATTTGTGTTCGAGGAGATATTGGAATGAAGGTGTGTGACCAGTGCCAGAAGAAGATAGAAGGATTGGATTTCATACAGGTAACTTTCGTAGGCAAAGTGCAACAGATTCCTCTAATGTTCAAGAGAGCTTTCCAGTTTGAATTCTGCTCTCTCAACTGCTTCCAGGAGTTCTTCAACATCTTTGCTAAAGAAAAGTTTGAAGAAGAGGAACGAAGTAGAAAGAAAGATGAATCTCGAGGAGATCCTTAAATGAAAATTGACTGAGGGATTAAGATGGAACAAATAACTAAACCTTGGGGAGAAGAGATAGTTCACATAGATGAGAAAGAGTATGTGATGAAGGAACTTCGAATCAAGAAAGGAATGCATACTTCAATGCATTACCACAATCAGAAGAAAGAGACATTGTATATCTTGAAAGGAGTAGCTAAAGTGGAAGCATCAGTAGGATCAGGATTTCTCAATCAAGGTGATACTATCACAATTCCTGCGGGGAAAGTGCATAGGATAACAGCTTACAAGGAAGACTTAGTAATTATCGAAGTTTCCACTCAACCCAAGAATGATTCTGTAAGGGTTGGTAATCAATGAAACTTACCTTGATTATCTGCATGACAAAAAGCCTTAGAGTTCCTGCGACTAAAGATTTTCTTCCCGAAGCTGATCTTGATTTTCTCCTCTCTTTCCTTGCTCATGAAGCTAGAGTTGTAAATTCGCTAGAATTTAAAGACAGGGAAAATAATGTCTCTGAATTCAAGACGGTCTTCACACCTAGGAGAAGGGTCAATGATATTCAAAAATACTGCTATGAGTTCAGACGTAGATTAGCCAAGTTCAAGGAAGATATTTACTGGATCTTTAACCTAGATATTAGGGTAAATGCTGTGGAGTTCACTTCCAATGACTGGAAGAAATACAGTGCTATGAAAGTCCTGGTCGATAAGCTTGGAGGCTAGTAAGATTTATAAGGTCTCGTGTGTATATACTTTCTTGCCCAAGCAATTGGGTTGAACTGAACTGAGGTGAAATGAATTGGGAATTTTTCAGAGGCAAGAAAGAATAAAAGTCCGCATCACTTTGATAGCAGAAGAAGAGAAGCAAGGAGAGGGTCTCATAAACTTTATCACTCTGGACGGAACAAAGCGATATGCTAGCTTCAGAACAGAAGAGTATGATGGCGAAAATGACATGTGGGCTGGCGAGAAGTCAGAAATGTTCAATGCACTTCAAAAGGCATTTGATGAAGACAAATGGATAACTTTGATTCTTGTCCGTGTCAATAGTGAAAAGGACTCTGTGAAGAAGATTGAACCGTAGAAGCAAGAGAAAATAACTTTACCTTCCCCTTTTCTTTGGGATAGATAGGAATTAACGTGGATGGAGATACGATAATAAAATGAAAATTCTAATCTGTGGAGATCGTAATTGGACAGATAGGAAAGCTATCGAAGACTACATCAAGGCTCTGCCCAAGGGTACTCAGATCATAGAAGGTGAATGTAGAGGTGCAGATATTATTGCAAGGGAGATAGCCGAAAAGTATGGGCTCGAAGTCTATGAATTTCCTGCAGAGTGGAGCAGATTAGGGAAAGCAGCAGGGCCAATTAGAAACCAAGCAATGATAAAATATGGGAAACCAGACTTGGTGGTAGCCTTTCACAATGACCTCTCCAAGAGTAAAGGAACAAGAAATATGCTTATGAGAGCCCATGAACATGGGATTCCAGTTCAGGTGATTAGAAGTGAACAAGACGCACAGTAGGAAACTAATGAAAGATTTCCCTCGAATCTTTAGAAGTGCAAGTCAAAAAGGAAGTCTCATGTGCTTTGGTTTCATGTGTGATAGTGGATGGTTCAAGATAATCTATCAACTGTGCAAAGATATCCAAAGAGTCCTCGATAATACACCGGACCAATCCTTAGACCACTTTGAGGTGCTGGAAGTGAAGGAGAAGTTTGGTGAACTAAGATTCTATGTTGCAGGCTATAATAAAGAGATCAGAGATTTGGTAGATAGAACGGAACGCAAGAGTTATCAACTATGTGAGATATGTGGCAAACGAGGAAGTATTTCTGTTAAAGGCGGGTGGTACAAGACAGTCTGCCCTTACCATAGAAAAACAAAAGGATATAGGAAGATCAAGTCATGGCTAAAGGCAAAGTAAACCAACGAAAGATTAAATGCCCTGTATGTGGAGTGGAGATGGTACATTCCCGTCTCTTCAATGAAGATGTGCTAGGAACGCAACATAATCCCTACATTGGTTGGATATGTCAGGGTTCTAACTGCAAGGGTTGGTGGTGTGACTGCTGCGAAGAATGGCATTCATACGGAACTAGCTGTGCAGTAGCATTAGTTAGGAATGTGAGGGGAGACCATTACCCGGGCCATGATCCCAATTGGAGACATCAAGAAGCTAGAGTGATGGGAAGAAAGAGAAAGAAGTGGATGGATGTTGGAAATCAGAATACTTAGAGTTAGAGCTGAAAAGAATGAACTGGGAGGCACTAACATTATTATCGACTATCGAGCTACTCATGGTGACTTTAAGTACAAGGATAGTTATTCTAGCCCAGTCTATCGTTTCTATAAACCCTCAGACCAGAAGCAAGAGGCACTAAGAAGTATAGTTTTAGATGTCAGCTATCGGTACAGGGAATGGCTCAGGGAAGAACAGATGAGCAGAGACTTATTGGCAAAATATCCCTATTTCAAGAAATTGAAGGGCAAGAAGATCCCAGAATCATATTGGCTAGCTCAGGAGTTGGAAAAATAATGGACTGTGAAATAGAGATCACTGAAGTTACTATCGGAGAAAGAAGGGGATTCAGTAACGGTGAATGGGTACACATTAAATTCAAGGGAAAGAAGAACGACTTCGAATGCGAATCAGCGTATTACATATCAATGGACTGTCTTCTGCGCAATGACGTGGAGAAAGAGATACTCACTGGAATATACAAGTCATTCAAGAATGCTTATGATAACCATATAGAAATAGAAAAGAAGAAACAAAGAGAGGAAGAAGTGAAAGCGCAAGCAAAAGCCTTAGCAGGAAGGAAGATAGAAGATATATTCAAGTTAGTAGGAGAGTTGGAAGAATGACAACCTGGTTAACATCATCTCTAGGATTCCAAGCGATGCATGATGAATTCCCAGAAGATGTTTCAGTAGTGGAAGTTCTTGATCTGAAAGATGGCTGGAATGATCCAGAACTTGTGTACAAGAAAGCTAAGAAGATTCTGGCTAGGATAGGCAGAGGAAAGAAGGTGGTACTCTTCTGTCATGCAGGGCTTAGTAGAAGCCCAGGGATGGCCATTCTCGCACTTGCTTGGTTATCTAGGGTTGAATATGAAGATATGCACTTTCAAGTAGTCAAAGAAGCTCCTCAGGTTCAGATGGCTCCGGGCTTCGAAGGATGTTGCAAGGAAGCTTTGAAACTTCTGAATAAGAGACTAGTCAAAACATGTGGATGCGGTGCTCCAATTGAAGAAGAAGAAAGCAAATGCGAATACTGCTCATCCATTTGATTGTGCCAGATCTAACCTTGAATGGTTCTGGGATAAAATCCTTCATCGTCCGGAAGAGTGTGCTTTCAGTGGTGGTAAAGGAAGGTGCATCTTGCTTCAAGAAATGAGCAGATACACCAATTACTCTCCAGAATGTAAAGGAGTGTGCAAGTTGTTTGCAGTTAAAGAAGAAAGAAAGAATCGCTCTCTTTAAGGTACTTCACCAACCAAGAGATTGTAGATTCTATGTACTTGACAAACTAAGTCGAAATGTTTGTCTGAGACCTGTACCATATATACTGGAAAAAGGGCATAGAAAGATCCTAATCTTTTCGAAATGTCTCGGAGTGTGCCAATACTTTGAGCCTAAGCAAAAGAGAAAAGAGAATACTCAATAAGATGCTCCAGAACCGAAGAAACTGTCGATGGTATGTGCCACAAGGGGAAAGAGAGTTTTGTGTCCATCAAAAGCATCATAGAAACTTCTCAGGCTATCTAACTTGGGGATTATGTAAAGGAATATGTAATGACTTTGAATCGAAAGAGGAACCCTAGATCAACTATATATTACCGTGGAACGTATAATCTAGTTAGATCATAAATGAGGTGATAAGTTCATGGATCAAATAAAAACTCTGGCTAGTATGGAAATTGGAGAAGAAGGTCACGTTATCCAAATTCTAGGTGACCAACAGGTCTATCACAAACTAATTTACCTGGGATTTCAAGCAGGTATTCTTGTGGCTGTCGAAAGAAGACAAACTGTTGGGATCACTCAAGTTCCGAGTATCTTTGTAAGGATAGGAAATAAGACTGTAGTTCTTCCTGAAAAAGATGCTGCTAAAGTCATAGTAAAAGTGAAAGGCTCCAGATCGATCCCATATTGGGAAAGACCTGAGGCATGGAGACCAATATGGCCTTTCTATCCTCGTTGGGGAGGAGTCTATCAATGAAAAAGAAACATGTTGTATATGATGATTTCTGCGACATCTGTAACAAGATCATAGGCAGAACTCCATATGCCTCACCATATAAGTGTCAACTGTGTGGTAAAGAAATCTGCCAAGACTGTGCAAGATTCGTATGTTCCAAACCGGAACCTCCGCCAGTTTCAGGCGGATCTAGTGTCTGGTCTGGATTCGGAGTGTCATGTAATCATAAGGAAGAATTCATAATCTGCAAGAACTGCACAGATGCGTTGAAACTTTCCTTACTTGTAGTTGCAAGAAAAGCTCCTGGTGAATAAATGACAGATCTTAAACGTCACTCGAAAGGATACTGGAGAAGCATCTACATCTTTGGCCTGTATGAAGGTAAAGATCAGATAGAGATAAAGAACAAGTTAGTTCCCGAACTAGAACAGAGAAAACTTGTTTACTCCTATTGCTTCTATGGCAAGACTGGTGATGAAGCAGAACACATTACTTTCAGAATAAACTTCAAGACAAAGCAACAGATGGAAGATATCCTCAAGTTTGCCAAGAAACAGAAATGGAAGTTTGAGGATCACAATTATGATGAAGAGATGACTACGAAGATGGCTTATGTACTTGGAACTAAGATGGCACATGAGATACAAGCTACCCTGAAGGGAGAGGGTGATGTTGCTCTAAGTTCTAACTTTATAAGACTAATGCTTCATGGCATGTTCAACGATCTACGTTATGGATACAAGGGTGAGTTTGAACTCTACTTTTTCCTTGTTAAAGCGATGCTATCCTCAGTATATGGCTTCAAAATTTCTGGTGATTGACATGAGGTTCTGGCAAAGCAAAAAGAAGAAGATAAGACTACAAGACGTGTTATTACCTCCCAAAAAGGGTGGCAATAATCCTAGTCTCCTCCCTCTTGGCAATGCATGGAAATCTGTCTCATTACCTTCTACTTCTCCAAAGCTTCCAGAGCCAAAAGGACAATGTGAATGCTGTGGAAATGCAATCTACTCTGAGATCCAAGAATGCGAACTTTGCGGAAAAAAGATGTGTCAAGATTGTGATATGATTATCACCAAGACTATGCATAACTTGGGCTGGGGATCAAGCACACTCATGTATGTGCCTGGAAGCACACTTTCTTTCACAGGATCGAATCATAGTAATCAAAAGACTATTCCTAGGGACATTGCAATCTGTATAAGTTGTGCAGAAATTCTCAAGTTAAGTCTACGTATAGCCGCATCGCAAGGAGTAATCGATAAAGATGAAACTCAAGAGTAAAGAAGTAATCTGTGCAAGATGTGGGAAAGTTATTTCCCAACGAAGGCGTTTTGCTCTCGTTCTTGAGAGTAGACGCAAATATTCAGCCTATGTGGAACAAACTGCTCTTCAGCTTTACTTCCATGAGAAGTGCATAACTAATATCTCTGTAAACATAAGAAATCTCTGGGATCTGATAAGAGTAATGAACAAGCTAGGAGCACAATAAAATGACTAAGAAAAAGATACAGAAAGTAGACATCTGGGTTCCGCCCAAACGTTGCCCTCTCATGAATGAATGCGAAGACGTGATTGCTTGGGATTCATTCACTGAGATGTGTGATTCAGATAACTGGATCTTCTGTGAGAAGACTACCGAGCTAGCAAAGAAGTATAAGCGAAAGCCTTATGAATGGAAACTCGTAAGGGAACTTGGTGGATTCCCTTGCGATCAGATAAACCCAAGAAAAAGAAAGTAATACGAGGAAACTGTGAAGATTGTGGTAACTATGGAATCCTCAAACAAAAGGATGGGTCGTGGCTCTGCGAGGACTGTAGATCGTACAGATGACGAATGCAAGCATGAATGGAAAGAAATAGGGACTTTGGTCTTCTATGAGGCAGGAGCTCCAACGATGCCTTCCAGTGAATGTTATTCAGGGCATTTGAAAACGGACAAGCTAATAGCAGTTCTCAAATGTGAGAAATGTAGAGAAGTCAAGTTCCAGTTCAGTCCTTGGAATATAATATTGGGAGGAAAGAAAGATGTGTAAGTGGGGCACTTACAAGAAAGTATTAGTTACTATCCCCAAGGAACTAAGTTACACAAGGAAGGAACGAAGAGCTTATGTCGAGATTGATTTATGCATTGCCGATTTGGTGAAAGCTCTCAACAGGAATGGAATAAAGACTATTGCTTCCTGTTGTGGGCATGGAAAGGGCCAGGGAAGAATTGATCTAGCTGATGGAAGAATACTTTTTATTCAGTCAAGGGAAGGCGAGGATGGATATGAATAAACAACAAGAATGGAGAAAGATCCTAGGGCAACATTTCTGTGAAGCTTGCAATTCAAGTATTCATAATCTGGTAAAGATCGGACTTAGTATTCCAATTCCTTTAGAGTATCTAAAAACACCAGAAGGTACAGAGTATTTCCTTTGCCCAAACTGTATGCTAAGATTGATAACCTGTAGTCTTAGCAAGAATCAAGTAAAAAATCTACTTGAGAATGGCCACACCAGGAAGGAATTTTACTTGCATCATGATTTCTATGATGACATAGGCATTAGTTTGCAACCTTTGATTTGAAGGATGGCCATTAATATGAGTGAATTAACACAGAAGAGACCAAGTTCTTGCCCACGGATACGTTCCTGTACGAACGAAGTAGATGAAATAGATTATAGTTCTACTTGTGCAAGCAAGAATTGGATTTGGTGTCCTCTCATGAAAGAAGAAGCCAAAAAATATCTACCTAAAGCTCTTCCCTGTGAGTGGAAAATGATAAAGAAATTAGAAGGTGAAAAAAAAGATGGAGAAAAGTGAAGAAAGAAAGTATGATAGTCCAGGAGAAAGAATGGACAAGTTAATGCTGGAACTGAAGAAGAAACGAAGCCTTAAGGGATTGAGAACAGCAGTCTCTGAAGTCCTGGGAGCAGCCCCTGGAGATATGAAAGACTTCAGTTTCAATATTGGTGCTCATAAATGGAGAGGGACCATTTACCAGAAACGTAACTCTCTGATGGGTACAGTTGTTTCCTTCTTCGATACTAAACTCTATGTAGTTCGTGGATATCCCAAGATCAAGTACTCTGATGATTCACGAGTCTATCTGAGAGATTGTGTAGCTCAAGAGAAGATAGATGGAAGCAACTTTGGAATATTCCTACTTCCAGATGGAACAATGATGGCCAAGACAAGAATGGTTGTCAACTGGAACAATGCTGCCTACAAGCGAAAAGATAAGACATGGCGACAACTCTTTGAAATGATAGACAATGGAGATCTCTTGAGGCGCATCAATGAATTGATTGTCAATCATGACTGTGTTATCTATGGAGAACTTTATGGGAAGCTCAACCCAGGAGACTTTGTCAAATATTCTGTAGACATAGCATTCAAAGTCTTTGACATCCTGACCCGTAAAACAAATAGATTCTTGCCGGCAAGTGAAGTGTATCGACTCTGTGAAGTCTATGAGATTCCTCATGTACAAGAAACCTGGAATGGCATTCTAACTGACAAAGAAATAGAGAGAATTGAATTCGAACTACAAGATCAAGTGAAGGACGATGGAATGGAAGGTTGGGTAGCTAAGACCTTCTTCAAAGACGAGAAAGATGTTTACATGTGCAAACTGAAATGCCAGAAAGTCAAAGAGGAATGCTGGGACAAAGATAGAAAGCCAATGATTCCTACATCAATAGTTCGTAAGGCAGTTCGCAAGACGCTTGATAACTTCCCTGAAGCTAAGACGATTGAAGAAATGGAACCACATGTGCTGGATGAACTTCGAGAGGAAGTCGAGGAAGTGTTGATTCAACAGTCATTGGATAGAATCAGAGCAGAGATAAGATGGGCATTGACTCCAGAAGATGAGGACTTGCTAAAGATAGTCATTGATAAGATGAAGGAGATGCAGGATAGAGGAATAGACTTGAGCAATAAAGGCCACGTTCTCTCTAACCTTTCCAGCGCTTTGGGAACGATAAGTGGTGGGAAACTCTATCAACTCTATCATGCAGCTTTACGAGACATAAACACCTAAGGAGGTGAAGTGATGCAGAAGAAATACTGGATACTAGCAAGTCTGCTTTTGATTCTCCTAACCTTGGTTGGAGCAGTAACTTATCTAAGTTCTCTGAAACGAATGAGCAATACTGCAACGTTGAGGAAATCTGTGGGTATTAGTACTTGGGGAGATAGCATATTCACGATACCAAAGAACGAACATAATTGGGGTGAGCTTGATGGAGGCATATGGTATAATTTCACATGCTGGATCAAGAGCGAAGCAAACGTACCAATCAACATCTCTTTCACAACTAAGAACTGGATACCAGAAAACATGACTTATGAATGGAAAGTCTACGTGGATAGATTCGGTTGGAACCCAACAGCATTCATTCTATACAAGAACGAATGGACCTATTTCGATTTCTTCCTGAAAATAGATTCAATGCCAGACTACATCTTTAACTTCAGTTTTGACATAGACATGAATTCTACAGAATGCATTCCATAGGACCATAGAGACTTGGTACGTTAATGGGATAAAAGAAGAGGTAACCGAAAACCCTCCGGTATTAGGCGAGGAAAGGAAGACAAGTATGGAACGCTCCTTTCCTGAAAGTCCTGCCTCGATCCCAGCGGAATACTCAAGTCTCTAAACCAATACCCTTATATTTTGGTTACACTGTTATGTGTATAAGACTCGGTGATTTGAATGGCAGAATGGTTCCTATCAAAGCCGCATTGTTTGCACAATCGTTTAAGTAGCAAACAGTCCGGTACAAAGTCACAAGAGTCGGAATAAACAAGATCACCAGTCTTTTGTTGTAGTTCCATTCTGTCATTAATCTGTTCTCTTGTGCGGTGAAGCGGAGGTGGCTGAGTCAGGTTTAAAGCGCCAGACTGCTAACAGGGGCGAAACTTGAAACAGGGTGATACTGGAATCGAATCATTAACCTGACAGATATCTGGTGGGCTTGCCCGCGAAGGTTCAAATCCTTCCCTCCGCGCCAGTTACAAGGAATGCAGGGGTAGCTAAGTCAGGCCGAAAGCGCCGGGCTTAAGCGTCTTTCAAAGACCTTGAGGGCGTAGCTAAGAGGCGTTAAGCTCAAAGGCTTGACACTGAGACACCCGGTCACATAGGTGAAACATCGCCGGTTCGAATCCGGCCCCCTGCACCAGTAACATGCCGATGTAGCCTAACTAGGAAAGGCAGTGGCTTTGTAAGCCACCTCATAGGAGTTCAACTCTCCTCATCGGCTTTTGGATCTATAGCATAACAAGGCAGTGCAGTGGACCTTTAATCCACATATCCGAGTTCAAATCTCGGTAGATCCATTCGGACCATTAGCTTAACCAGGTAGAGCGGTAGACCCTTAATCTACTAATTGCGGGTTCAAATCCCGCATGGTCCTTCAGTGGCTTGAGTAGTGTAGTAGCAGCACAGTGGTCTGTGGAGCCACGAGCAAGAGTGCAATCCTCTTCTCAAGCCCTCATATGCCTGAGTGGACAAGCCTGGAAAGTCAGTTGCCTGCAGAGCAACTAAGCGGGGGTTCAAATCCCCTCTCAGGCTTTCAAGCAGGTGTGATGTAATGGCAACATCCCAGCCTTCCAAAGTCAAACAGAAGGGCTAATAGATCACCATCACTTGTATAAGTGGTGATAAAATGAAAACACCAGCACAAATCAATAAAGAATATAGACAAAGAGTAAGAGAAAAGGCAAATCAAGTCTTCGGGAAGAAATGTTTCTTCTGCGGACATGAAGTAGGAAGAATGCCTCTTCATAATAAGAAAGGAGAAAAGCATCCTACTGATTTGACTGCAAGAGAAGCTTTGAAGAATCCTGAAGATTGGGTTCGTCTATGCAAACATTGCCATCGAGGAGTTCATTTCTCTATGAATATCCTTGAAATGGATTGGGAACAAATAGTTAAACTAGCAAAGAAAGTTTGACTGAGGAAAGCTGATTATCTGGGTTCAATTCCCAGCACCTGCACTCATAGGGGTAGTGGTGTAGTTTGGTCAACATCCCTGGCTTGGAACCAGGTGAACGTCAGTTCGAGTCTGGCCTACCCCACTCATAGTCACGGTTTGGATAGGAGTTGTTGAGATGGGAACCGTGCACATCATAGCTTTACCTACTGAGGAAAAAGACTTTGCGACGGAACAACTAAGCTCCTATCCGTTAATTAAACTATCGAGGTTATAACATGACAGCACTCAAAGATTGCAACAAGTGTGGTAAACAAGTAGACATGAAAGAGATAACCATCGTCTGGGATCCAGAAGGGCACTCTTTTACTTGGGTGTGTGGAAAATGCCTCAAGATATATCGGCAACGTATATAAGTAAGAGCGAATACCTATATATAGTCCAGTAAGTGAGAAGATGGCATACACAACTATGGCTTCACATCCGGATGCGGGTTATTAGCCCGCAACCCAGAATCGGCTGGCAGTCGACTGGGAGGGTGAGGAGTCAGATGAGTGGGAAAGAAGAAGCATATCAAAGGAATAAAGGAACACACTACCTGCAGAAGGTGTCGTGTCCCGATAGTCTCTTGGAGTGCACTAGACCCAGTATGCATAAACTGTGCAATCTGGGGAGGACCCAAGAAAGACTAAATCCTTTCTTTTTTAGTAACACTTCTCGTGGTGTAATAGCAGCATAATTGACTGTAAATAGTAGAGCGAAGGGAATTGACTAACCGATGAAAATAGCTGAGGGCTATGGACTACCTGTTCGTTCGAATAGCAGTTACCAATCGGACTTGGTGCAAATCCAAGCGGGAAGACCAATAATAGGTGAATCGTAATGGATAAGAAATTGCTCTATCTCAAGTCAGTAAACCATGATGTCATCACTGTCTATATTGCTAAGGGAAGTTCTGTCCAGAAGACATTGAACTTACTGAAAAGAGAAGAGCCAATCGTACAGAATATTAAATCAAGAGTGACTAGGCAAGCAATCGAGACAGCATTCCAGAAGATCAAAAGCTTCCTAGCTAGTCCTCCTCCTTCAGAGAATGGATACATCGTTGTAGCTTCAGCCACTGACTTTGCTTGGACAGTAGAGTTCCTAATAGAGGAAGACTTCTATCGTTGTGGTAATGAATTCTATTCTACACTTCTTGAAGAGATCCTATTACTCAAACTTTATCCAATAGGGATAATAACAATAGATACTAAGGAAGCCACGTTAGGTCACATAGGTTCCACGATCCAGATTCTCAAGTACATGACTTCAGGAATACCAGGGAAGAGTCACAAAGGAGGACAATCTCAACGAAGGTATGAACGTGAAAGAGACATGGCAGTTGCAGCTTTCTTCAAACGAGTAGGAGATGCTGCTAAACTCTTTGTGGAGAACTATCCCATAGAAGAACTATTGATCTCTGGATGTGGGCAGACAAAGGATGACTTCCTAAAGGCAAAGTACTTAGACTACCGCCTCAAAGCGAAGGTCACTGAAGTCATTGATACCCAATACACTGGTGAGCACGGAATCAGGGAAACCCTGCACAAAGCACTACCCCTTCTACAGAAGAATGCTTATGCAAGGGAGGTCCAGGTCGTTGAAAGGGTGTTTGAAATGCTGGGTAAGAACTTTGAGGCAGTAGTCTATGGACAAGATGAGATCAAGAGGCAGATTCATTCAATCAAGAAGATTATCAAGATAGAAGAGATCAAGGAAGAATATCAGAAGGAAACAGTTATCTTGCACTTTCACGGGGAACATTATGAGAAGATTAAGTCCTTGGGAGGAATAGTCGGAACCAAATAAGGTCTGTCGGTCAGTTGGAACTGATCCCTGCCTGTCAATCTAAGAGCTCTCAAAAATGAGAGTGGGGTGGTGGACGAGGCGGCCCAGACTGGAAAATCTCCAAACTATACTCTTAGAACAGAACGTAGGGGAAGCGGGTCCGATTCCCGCACAGACCGCCATTAAAGTGATTGCATGAATATAAATGCAGAGAATAATTCGTTTGTGCATTTCTGCACTCTTTCTCGGTTACCATATATTGATTTCCATGTCCCTGGAAAAGATCGGGAACGCCTCTATCTGAAGATTGAATTAGGACAATTCTGGGGAATAACAATTGGAATTTGGGATATGGAGCATCATATCAGGAAATGGAAAAGACTAAGATTTTATACTAGATTAAAAGATCTCAAGAAGGAAAGGAAATGGTAAGAATATATCACATGAGAACTAGATGGGAACCTGCAATATCAGATGGATTAACTTTGCCATGCTATATTTGTAGGGAAATTCCCAAGTTTGATTACAGTGTAGATCATGCTTTCTGGAAGGAGGTAGTAGAGAAAAAATATCGACTTGGAGTGATTTGTCTTCCTTGCTTAGATAAGTTGGCTACTGCAAAAGGATTGAATCTCTCGAAGCATCTGATTGAAGTTCAGTTCACAGGTATCAAGAAGACTATTGTCTTAGTTCCTACCAAAGTCTTCGACTACAGCAATTTCAAGAGAAAGAAGCCGGAAGAAAAGTGAAATGAAGAATGAATAAACTCTCAAAAGAAGCAGATATTTGGAAACAAAGAAGGAAGAAAAAGGAAAGATCATAATGGTTGATAGAAAAGAAATTGTCCAAAAATATATTGATGAATGCCGATCACTTTCTGCTCTTGGAAGAGAATATCATATTTCCCGTTTCAAAGTGAGAGATATTCTCGAGGAAGCTAATATTCCAATAAGGATTCGGGGATATAGACCAAGAACTTTGAGAATTCCTACTGATGCGCGGAAATTAGCTTACATCGCTGGGATTGTCGATGGAGAAGGAACAATAAGTTATACACATATAAAGAATGGATTCAGAGAGAAGGCTCCCTTCATTGCCATAAAGAATACAGATAAGAATCTAATTGATTGGTTAGTCAAAACTCTAGGAGGAAATGTGAGCGAAGGAAAGGTCAGGAAAGGTTGGAAGACTCCTTATAGATGGTACAAGTACTCGACGTTGGATGTCTATGATCTTGTGAGTGTCCTGAGACCTTACCTAATAATTAAGAAAGAAAATGCAGATCTGGTTCTTAAGATCTGCAAAGAAAGGATGGGAAAGATTTGAACGCTCTCTCCAAGCATTTAGAAACTTGGTGGCTATTAAGAATTTCAGATTTCAAAGCAGGAAAAGCTCTTTCACCTATTACCTTGAGAGGTCTTTTCTATCTTATGCGATTGAAGGTAGGACAGAAGAAAATGCCTAAGAAAGGAGGATTCTATGCAATCATAAAAAGAATAGAAGCAGAAAAGAAAGTAAATCGAGAAAAGCTTGGACTTGTCTCAGAACCAAAAGTCAATATCATTTCTCGATGGGGTGAAGAGCCTCTTCTCAAGGCTGATTTGAACAAACTGAAAGGAGCCTTGGCATTTCTTTACATTGAGAAAAGTACTATAGTAGAAGCGATAGAACAAGATAAAAGCCTCACAGATAGAGGAATTGTCATAATTAAAGGAATGGGATTTGCTCCTAGGGAAATAAACAGAGTCTTGAAGAAGGCTCAAGAATTGGGAATTCCTATTTTCACACTCACAGACTTTGATGCATCAGGGATCTTAATAGATTTGAAGATCCAGCAATCTGGAGTCTCTACGACTAGATTGGGTATAGATCCAGATCTAGTAAAAACACTTGGTCTTAAAGTCTCAGATGTTCGAGAAGCTCTTCCCAGAGGCAAGGGTAAACTTGGCCATTTCAAATACCTTCAAACCAATTATCCAAAACTAGCTAAAGGATTTCTAGATATTGGAGTAGGAGGACAGCCATATCGCATAGAGATAGATGGTGTCTTTGCATTGGCTGGAAAGGACAGGTTCATTGAGGAGATACTCAAACGTGCAGACTTAGCAGTTCCAGTCAAACCTGTCAAGAAGGCTTTGAACTATAAGAAAATACCCAAGAAGGTGGAAGGGATGAGAAGCACGGTTCATGATCTTGTAGACAATATGTTTACCAAGACTGCCATAGGTGCAGAGCAAGGACTCATAAAGAACAATGAGTCATTTAACAAGATACGCCTGAGTGAAATAGAGAAGAATATTGAAGACAAGATAGAGAAAAAGGGTGAAGAAGTTCCTACCACTCAAGTCTTGGAAGAGACAATCAAAGCATTGCAAAAACTTCTGGCAGAACAAAAAGCCAAGGAGAAGAAGAAACCATGAAACCGATAAAGATAGATTGCCCTATATGTACCAAGACTATACACATCGATCCTGAGATAGATTTAGTTATCTGTCAGAACTGTGGGCAGATGTTTAAGGTCAAGATTGAAATAACATTGGAGCAAACCAAATATGAGAAGATACTCTGAGAAAGAAGTGTGGTCAAAGATACTGGGATTTCAAGTAGGAGATTATGTCAGGTTTAGATTCCATGGATCTTTACAGCACTGGTTTTATTATGGCAAGATAGTATCAAAAGTCTCAGATAAGCATGTCAAGTTTCTTATTAACTTGGAACATCCTTATTGGTGTGGAGTGCCAGTCTTCAATAATGATGAGATTCATCTAGCACAGAAGAGGTCCAGGAAATGAAGTTCAACACAAAGAGAAGTTTTGAGATTCATACGTGTATGAAAGAAAGAGTATGCATCTGGTGTGGTAAAACTATTTTCAAAGGCAGTAGGTATTACTCGAAGCCAGAGTCAAACAAGATGATTGCCAGACTTCTGGAAGAAAAGACTGGCTATGATATCCACACTATCAAAGCCCGTACTCATTTCTGGTACTGTGACAGAGTTTCTTGGCCTTTCTGCTCTACCGAATGTATGAGTAGTTTCTCAAGTTATACCTGGGAAACTTTGCCATTTAATGTGAGAGGAAGAATGGGAAGCAGGATAGTTGGTATAGTGAATAAGATCCAAGATGTCATAGGAATGATAACTGCACTTGGTGGATCAAAGGGGAAAGATCATGAAACAAATGAGGCATAGTTCCATGGAAAGTGAATGTATATATTCCCAGGACACTGTAAAGTAGTTGAGTGACTATGAAAGAAGAAACAACGAAGATGAAAGACGTAGTCTTAGTCTCTAGAAAGACCACATGTATCCCAATTGCAATTCCAGAAAGGACTGTACCATCCTCGAGAGTCTTTGACATTAGGCAATATAGAGAAAAAGACTGGGTACTTATCTTCATGGACAAAGAAACCTATGAATCACTCAAGGCCTTATGTGAAGCACGAGGGCTTGATGTGAAGAAAGTTGTATATGGCAGTATTATGAAAACAAGAGATCTATTAAGGGAGGAAGAGAAAAAGAATGGTAAAGAGAAATCCGAGCTTTAAAGTTGGATCAGTTGAAGGAAGAAAATCTTTGAGGGTTAGCGAACTATTTAGATGCCCTAGAGCATTACAATTTGAGTTCCTCTGCTCTCCAAAGGATCCTGAAAAATACGAGACAGTGCGAGGAAGATGGCTTCATCTGTTATTTGAAGAATACTTAGGAATCGATCCTTCAGTGTACCAGTCTTATTTCCGTAAGAAGATGCTCAAGTATGTGGATGTCTCATATTCTGATCCTTACGTAAAGAGGAGACTGGTTGAAGATCTGCTTGAGTATGAAGCCAAGATCAAGACTTTTCTTCTGAATACAAAGCGTGGCAAAGATATTTCGAAGAATGCTCACAAGTATCAGATAGAAGAGACAATGAGGATTCCGGTAGAAGAACTGGGTTTGAACCTTCCTATACCTATGGAGATTCAGCAGAAATATTGTCTTTCAGGGAAACCAGACTTTAAGTACAAAAACCAGATAGTAGAGATCAAAGGTCGAAAAGAATTAGCTCCTAATCAGAAAATGCAGGCTTTTGCATACTCCTTTATGGCTGATGTCGTAGAACCAGGAATCAAACATGGTAACCTCTATCTGCTATTGGGTGGTAGCAAGGTGAATGTAAAAAGGAATCCTTTCTATACATGGAGACCATGGAAGAGAAATCCTAACCAAGAACTAGCTGATAGAATCACTGAGCTGATCTGGAACTTTGAGAAGATAGGAGATAACAAGGAAATGCTAGAAATTAGAAGAAGTGGTGATTGCCAATTCTGTGACTATTGGACTTCATGCATGACTATCAAGAAACCACGAACAGATTGGAGAGTTATCTACAAGAAGAAATAGGAGGTGCATGTAGATGGAAATGAAGAATAAGACTGTAATAGGTAAGAAGATATTCGCCTATGTTAAAGTCAAGGACCTGAAGATTTCCGAATATAATGTTAGGCCAGGAGCCACACCTGAAGAGAAGGAGGAAATCAAGACTGAATTAGCCAAGTCGATAAAAGAGCTAGGACTTCAACAACTTCCAGTTATCACTCCAGAAGGAGAAGTCTTCATTGGAGGGCGGAGAACTATAGCATTCAAAGAACTTGGAGAGGAATGGATGCTTGCCGAGATCAGAAATGCTGCACCCTTTGAACAGATGATTGCTTCTTACACAGAGAACTTCCATAGAAAGAGTCCAGATTATATGAATGAAGGTAGACTTTTCAAAGAGATGATCAAGGAAGGAGTTGCAAAAGGAGATATCAAGTTGCAAGGCCATGGTGACAAGGGGCATGGTATACTTGGCAAGAAACTAGGAATTTCCAATGATTATGTAGATGCCAGGGTTAGAATCTTTGAAACTCTCAGTTCCGCCGCCGGCGGATCTGGAATAGCCTTTGAACAAGCAAGGATGCTAAGTACCTCAGATATACCAGATGATAAAAGGGCAGAACTTGTAAAGATGGCAAGTGAAGGAATCAAGACCCAAGATCTCAAGAAGATTATAGCAACTACAAATGCTACCAAGGCACTACTTGAGGGAGAAACCGAGGAAGTACAGAAACAAGCAGAAAAGGAATTCAAAGACCAACTATATACTAAGGACTTGGACATTACAGCGATTAAATGGAGACTCGAAGAGATCGCTGGAGATTCCCATTCAACTGGCAAAGGAAGAATCTGGTGGGATGAGCATGGAATCACTTCAACAGAGGAAGCAATAGCGTGGTTCAAGAAATATGGTGGTCGACATCTTAGAGATCTAAAAGGTTCAGATGGCGAATGGGACAAGACAAAGGAGAAAATGACAAACGGAGGAAAGAATGAGGATGACTGACATAAAAATAGGTTGGGAACGGTGGCATCCTAAGAGCCCAGTCAAGTCCATAGAAGAAGAAATAGACGCATTCTACGATCTATATCCTGCGCCCTACAAGAAATTCAATGATCCAACTACAGTCAAAGGAGATATCATAGAAGACTATCAAAGAAACATACGAGTAAAACTCAACAGATACCGTTGTCCGGTTTGCAATGTGAACTTCAATCTTTTTGAGGAAGCAAATGATCATGCCAACAGATTCTTGAATGGAACTGACGACCATCCGGCCATGAAACCTGAAGACATAGAGGAAATAGAATTCCAAGAACATCTAGCAGCGGCTCTAGTCTATTATGAGATAGTACGCCCAGAAGAAATAATTCCATATGTTCCTTCAGTAGAGAAAAGTTTCCGGAATCCTGGCCTGCTTCCCACAGTTGCACAAAGAGAAATACATGACAAACAAGTTAGGACTTGGAGGAAACAAATGCAAGTAACCGCTGGACAAAGAAACTTCCACATCGAAATGATGCCTGGTGGAGATATTCAAGAGAAAGGTGCTGGTGGCAAATGGTGGTACTGGTGTCCACAGGAATTTCATAATGATTCATGGATTTCTCTATCACCAGAGGAACTGGGAACTATTGGCCAGACAAAACAACAGGTAAGAGTACTATGTATTCTTGCTATCATACCTGCCGACCTGCAAGTATCGAGATCCTCAATTGAAACTGAGCAAGGAACAGAACCTTCTGAAGATGTATCTTAATTTCATGAATACGAAGAGAGAAACATCAGGGAGGAAAGAACGAAATGAAAAGACGAACTATCAAGTATCATACCTACTATACCATCTGGGAGTATCCTAGAGTTCTAAAACTTGATATGGAATGCGATGATGAAAGAGAACTTAGAGAAATGCTGAGGAAAATAGACAGGGCAGAAAAAGCTATATCTACTATGGTCGGCATGGAATGGCTTCATGATGGAGAAGCTGGAATATCCAAAGAAGCAGGTAAGGAATATCAAAGACTTTCTGATACTTGGCAAGAACTTTATGATCACTACCTTAATCTACGGATTAAAAACAATACTGCTACAGCAATGGAAATGCACTATTGGTGGGCGAGGAAGTTCTAATGATAGAGAACATAGATGAAATGTGGAATGATTTGAAGGATGATCCAGATACTCAAGAATTTCTGGAATACTTTAGGAATTCTAAGAGCCATATCAACTACAAGCAGATTGATCAGAACATCAGAGATCTAATCAAAGTTTTCAATAGAATTCCATGGTTAGAAACAGAAGGATGCTGTGAAGGCCATTATAATGGGCAAAGTCAAAATAGAGGAAAAGGATACATCCAATTTGACGCACTGGATGATGAACTAGTAGAAAGTGTGCTCGTTCCTTTGCTAGAGAATGCTAAACTGCCTTGGGATACGATGGAAGTAGAATTGAAGAAACGCTGGAGCTTTGATTTTGGGAAACGAAAACGCGAGACTATTTTTGGATGGTTTCTATGCTGGAATTGTCAAACCGAGAAAGACAGAGAAAGACTCTTCAAACTACTCTCAGATGCAGTAACCAGATATGTGGAGACGAGAATATGAACAAGAGCATGTCTTCACTTATCATCTATACTTTGGAACATTGCCCCAAATGCAAAGTTCTCACGAGTTATCTTAAATCAATGAACATAGAGTTTGAAGAGAAGAATGCTCAAGACTTTATATCTTACTTGACTAATCAAGGATATTACTCTGCCCCTGTCTTGGAATTAGATGGAGAACTCTTTGACTTCAGAAGTACCAAGCAAGTAACTCTTATATTACACAGGCATGGATATCCTATTTGAGGCAACGTTCGATCGAGACTCAGATTGTAGAAGGAAGAAACTTGGAATTTGAAATTCTTTTTGCAAAAGATTTGCAAAGAAGATATAGAAAGCGTGGCAGACGGGTAATGAAGGATATTAAATATTCAAGAGGGTTCGCGTTCTATCATCCAAAGAAAGCATTTCTAATTATTGATAATCTTTGTGAAGATCTAGGTCGAGATTATGATACAGAGAAAAAACTTCTCATTGGGGTTGAGGAGCAGATAACATGGACTACTATACATGAACTCATCCATCTATACTGGCCGCCATGTCAAGGTTTCTCATTGAGTGGAGAAGAACGTAAAGCTGATCTGATAACAAATATCTTGACAGATTCAGATCAAATCAATGTAATAGAGCGATCTTTATATCTCACAGAAAGAAAGACTCTATATCGGAAGTGAGAAAACGGTAACTATTTGGGATTGCCGCCGTAAGGAAAAACTTACTAGTAGACGGGTAGGAGGAGATTTTGCCCTCACAATAACAAACGGGAACAATGAAGCAGAATTTGAAATATGGTTCCAAATGAAGGGGCCCAACAAGCAAGTCTATGAGAAGATAGAGAAGCTGATGGAGGAAGTTAAATGTCAGATGAAAAGACAGGAAAAATGAAAGTTGAGCCTAGAAAGATGAATCCAATAAGTGCTTTCCTAGCTAAGAGAAGAAGACAGAAGAGAAAGAAACGATTCTTTGAGGCCAAGATAGGGACGGACAAATACGAGTCTTTCCTGAAAGAAGTTGATAATGCTCTGGCTGATATGGTCAGAAAGATTCCTGATAACGGCTTATTCCTTGATAAGATGGGAGAAGAAACTGCACATTGGTTGAAAGATTTGCCTTACATTAATCTAGCAGCATTCAAAGCCGGAACCTGTTATGGGGTTTTCGCTTACTGCAGAATGAAGAAAGAACAGGAATCTAAGAGGAAGCAATATCTAGTCTAGAAGGGATAAGATGGGTCTGACAATAAAACGAGAGAATAAGACAATCAGAATAGGTTCAACATTGGCACTAATTCTAGGATTCATTGCTTTCATAATAGCAATATTTGAAGGAGGCATTGGATGTCTATTGATCATTCCGTTCTTCTTCATAGGACTTTTTGGTTCTATTCTAGGTGCACTACCTTTTGTAGGGCCGATTCTTTACTATCTGGGTATAGGTTGGATATTTAAAGCTATTCTGGGATTAACTCCTTTCCAGATGCCAATCTCAACAGGTATCATATTCTATAGCAATCTAGTATTCTCAATGGTCTACTGCTTTGTGACCTCAGCCTTGACTGTCATCTTCTTAATACTGAGACGGAAAATCAAAGTAACATTTGAAAAGAAAGGAAAAATAATGGAGATGTTAAAGAACATTGGAAAACAAAAGAAAGATAGGACTACTTAGGTTCTTTGCTTTCATAGTAGGTCTCATGGGAGGAATGGAATCCGCCTACTTTCTACTATTCAGCAGAACAGGAGCAGGTTTCTTCGTCTTCCTTATATCATGGGTGTTTTATTACACCTCACTGTGGACACTAATAGGAAAGCAATGGAGTGATAAAGTTGGGCAAGCGTAATCAAATCTATGCTCGATATGTAAGGATCATGGCTTCGGCCGATAATCCTAATGAGATATACCTAGTCCTGGAGAAAGATGCTCCAATGGATAAGAAGTATATTCGCCAGTTTGACAATATGTTTGCTGGCAAAGATATCATATTGACAATAGGTGTACTCATTCGCAACAAGAATCCGAAAGAAGAAGAACAGGCGGAAGTGGAGTCAGGACGAAGGAGACCGAAGAAAGAAGAAGATGCTGATGAAGATAAGCCTCCACAAGACTCACCATTTTGGGATGTGCAATCTTGACAAGATATGAAGAACGAGGATATTGCTCTCTATGCCAGGCATGGGTCACCAAAGAGAACTTGCTTAAGATCTATATCAAGGGCGTAGATAGATATGTGTACTACTGCAGGATACACCGAAAACAAGTGCGACTCAAGGCGAGAGGAACACCTATGTCAACTGTCAGGAAGTAAAATCGTGAGCATTTGTGATGGATGCCCAGAAATAAGAAACTGCAAAAAAGAAAGGCTGAAGACTTATCGATTTAATGATGGCACTGTCTATGAGGCCTGTGGAGATCGCAACAAAAGTGTCAATGTGAAGGAGGGAAAGAAATGAAAGGTTTAGGTTGTGGTGGATGTCCCACCAAGGGAGATGAGAAAGCACAACAGAAGCAACTCGAAGAAATGATGAAGAAACGAGTCAAGTCTGTTGACTGCCCATACAAAGGAGCATGCACTCAGAAGGTCCTAAAAGAGGAAGCTGAACTGATGTGCATGGACCGTGAAAAGTCCCAAGAAACTGTGATGGTGCATGTAAACGGCCATCATATCTGGGAAATGTGCAAAGTCTTCCACGAGACAAAACAAGGGAGAGAGGGCAAACTACCGAAGGACTGGTTTTAATTCTAGTTCTTCAAACCAGTTATCTCTTTCACCAACTCTCTTTCCTCTTGTAAATAAGAAGGTAAACGTATGAAGATAAGAATAACATTTGCTAGGGATGCAGCATCCCATGAAGAAAAGCTAACTTTATTACTCATGAGATTCTTTGAACCAACCAAACTATTCTGGCTAGGTTCTCATGATAGTTGGGGTAGTCAACCTGAAGCTATAATGGAAGGAGCTATCCCAATCAATCCGTTCGAAGCAATGGAGCAAATCAATGCCACGATGGTCAAAGAAGTCAAGGATTGGTCACATTCCTTTGTGGTAACTTGCATAGAAATGGAGAGTGCTCAAGAGAAGGAAAAGATTGCAACTTGGATACTAGTTGACAAACTTAAACCAGGAAAGCTTATATGAAGAAAAGACTTACATGATATAGAGGATGAGTTTATGAGCGTAAGAGAGAAAGTAAAAGTCCAAATCGATGAGATCGAGAAGACTCTTTACGGAATGAAAGATGTCGTTAAGATCTATTGCCTCTCCAAAGCAACTGATCTCACTGTAATGCTGCTAGGAGCTCATGCAACAGCCAAGTCTTCTCTAGCAAGAATGTGGTCTATTACCACTGGACTCAACTACAGAGTTGTCACTTCCTCAGAAGTGGATGAATCGTTGATCGCATATATTGACCCAGCTATCTTCAGAGAGAAGAACATAGTCCAGATGCGTAGAGGAGAACTGATGGAGAAGGAGCACATAATTATCGATGAATTCTTCTTATGGCTGAATAAGTATCGTGCAAAGTTGCACCAGTTACTAGAAGAGCATACCTATGCAGGATTAGATGTGCTAACTAAGACTTACACTTTCCTGTCTAACCCGCTGTCCGAATATTATGCAGGGCAGATTGAGGAGAAGAACTTAGCTACGATTGACAGAATAGATCTATTTGTCCCGGTTAATCAGCCTAAGATCGTACCAAGCGAAACCATGATGCGAAAGTTTGCTAGATATGGTAGAAATGAGAAGACTCTAGACAAGGTAATATCTTGGGAAGATTATCAGAAAGCAAAGGAAGAAATCGCTCAAGTCACTGTGCCTTCAAGAATAGTGATATGGCTCACATTGTTTGCTCATTCGATGGCCTCCTGTAAACATACTCCTGACAAATGGTCTGTTTCTCTAGCCAAGATGAAGAAACTTTGTGCAGCTTGTAATGAAAACAACCACCTATGTGGCAAGGTCTTGTTATCCAAACCAAGATTTCTACGAGCTACTATTATCCTAGCCAAAGGTCTTGCTTGGCTGAATGGGCGAAGTGCTGTTAGCTTCGATAATATTAATGAAGCCATCCATTATACACTTCCACATAGAATCGCCTGGATACAAGAAGAATTATCCTATGCGGAATCACTAGAACTAGTTCCCGAGTTAACTCAGCAATTCAATGACGAGATGCTTGCGTGGAAAAACCGTGGTATATTCTCTGAATTAGCAAAGATCATAGAAGGGAGCAAGAAGACTCCACCTGTATATGAAGAGAAGATCGGTCAGAGCTTAAGCATTGATGTCTCGGAAATTCATCTTCTGAAAGAGTTTGTAGCAGAGACTCTCCAATCAGTCAAAGAAGATATCTCTAAGTTCTATATAACTGAAGGGGCAATAGAAGACTTTGATACATTGGCAGATCTTCAACAATTCCTAGAGCAATCTGGAATAGAAGCATTTGATAGAGATGAGATGATCTATGCAATAGTGAGCAAAAGCAGCAAACTTTTCTTCTCAGTTCCATCTACACCAGAAAACATAGAGAAATTTGTTGGTGCCCTTGTAGCCTTCCATAAGAAGGAACAAGTACAGATCGATGACAAGACATTGCTTGAAAGGAAGTTTGGAGAAAGTCTAGCATTCGACTCAGAGCTAATAAAGATGAGAGAATACCAGGGTGAAATCCAGATGCTTTTCGAGGACAAGGTCAGACGAATTGCATTTGTTAAACTATGGAGTGGACCCTGATGTCAACAGTAGCACCTTTGCCTGCAGATGTAGTGAAAGCTTTCCCTGAAGTCTATGGGCACACAATCAAGAAAGAGAAGAAAGAGAAAGTGACCATAAAAGGCATCGAGATAGAAATCAAGAGATACAGTACCACTCTCAAGACAAGTGGAATTAGAGTGTCACTCATAGATAATTCAGGTGCCTTCTTTATCAAGTTCAACGAGTACATTGCAAATGTTGAAAATCAAAGACCGGCAGATGAGAAGGCAATGGGAATGTGGTCATTCACTACTCTATCTGCCCTAGACCCAGGCCTTGAAGAAGTCGAAGGGGCAGGTTATTATGTTTATCAGAATAACATCATCTTTAATGAAGAAGAGAAATCAGGCGCACCCCTAGCGAGACTGATGCTTTTCATTGAATATTACAAGAAGAAGTTCAACATAAGAACATTCATCAAGGAGGATGAATTCTCGGAACTGGACAAGCTGGAACGTGAATGACAAAGGAGTTAATTACACCAAAGAACTTTGCTAAGATTCGCCATCGGTTAGGGGAACTACACATCCATTGTTGGAAAATGTCCAGGCCTCTATTTCCTAGGATGAGACTAGACTTTAGAGTATTCCCTCATGAGTCCTATTTCTCGACCACAGGGCAAATCTGGTGGGTTACTCCATTTTGGCGTGGAGATGCCTTTGCTCTTTCAATCCTGTTTCACGAAGGGCATCATTGGAATATATATCCTGTTGATATTTTCAGAAGTCTTAAGGAAGTCTTTGATGCAAGAAGACTCCTGGCCGAAGAGGTAGGCTTCAAACCAGAGATCAAGAAAAGATCACTTTGGGCCACAGAAGAAGACTGGTCTAAGTTTGGACATCCTATTGAAGAGTTCCAGTTTGTTGAGAATATTCTTGGTGACTACCTCATTAATTGGCACATTCATGATATCTATCCTACTGTCTGGAATGATCTGTGGAACTTCCTGTTCATCGATGGAACATTCTATACTAAAGAGAAAGCCTTGAAACGAGATACAACTTTCCTTCTATACATGGCTGTGTATCCAGAACTTATAACAGGACTCCCGGCTATAAAAGTGCAAGAACAAGCATCAATAGACAAGATCCCTAAGATAGCTAAGATTATTAGAGACTGTAGAGGAGCACGAATCTCGACAACATATGCCTTGAAAGAATTAACCAAACTTTTTCACGACAACATTATGAAAGACTTCAAGGAAGGGCAAGAGAATGCAGAAGGGAAAGCTGGTAAGATGGAATGCCCCCAGTGCCATAATGATGAATGGCAAATCACTGCTTACCAAGATGAGAATGGAAACTGGGTGAATGTATGAGAAAGAGAGTTACCTTCGAAGGCTTAAAAGCAAACGTGGAATTCTATGTCGAGTGCCCAGCATGTGACAAAGAGCTTATAGTTACTGTTATCTTTGCTAATATCAAATGTCCAGCATGTGGTTGGATATTCAAACCAAGCAAAATACTTTCAAGAAGAAAGACACAGAAGAATCCCTCATTCAGGGAATTTAGTACAGGTGTGGAGGTTAATGCGAAAAAAGACAGGACTCAAGTGCCCTAAGTGTGGAACAGTAATGATCAAGAGTCCCAATGCAAACTATCTTGATCCATTTGAAATGGGCTACCATTGTCCACAGTGTGACGCTCATTACTCATTTGACAATTGGCAAAACTACTATGAGATATGTGCATATGAGGACAAAGAAAAGGAGAAGAATAAACCCAAACCTTTCAATCCATCAGTAAGAGGAAGTGCGGCAAAGTGAAAGTCAGACTTAAATGCAAGAAATGTGGTTATGAGTTTGAGACTAACTTACAGGTCAATCCACTGGGATCCATGAAGCCTGGCACTAAGAATCCTGCTTCTGGAATAAAGATAGATAAGGATTCACTTGACAAGATCCTTGAAGCTACGAAAGGCGCTTCCAGAGAAGAACTTGAGAAGCTAGGTCTTCTCATTGAACCAGGAGATTGGGATAACGCTCAAGAGCGTCTTGCATTAAGGAAATTTCTGCTTGAGAACTTGAAGATTAGCAGAGACAAGAAACAGCAACGTGGAGAGAAATACGTAGTAGCTACAGAACCCTGGGCTATGGGTGATTCTTTCAGAGATGTTGACCTAACTTCTTCAGAAGTGAAGAGCATGGGTGTAGATGATCTAAGGATGGTTCCTGGAGTTACAATGCAGAAGAAAGTCTATGGTATAACGAAAGGGCGTGACACTGAGGAGCTTAAAGGGATCAAATTCCTAGTAATCATAGATGGTTCAGGAAGCATGATATCTGGTAGTGGAGGAAGAGGTTACATAGACGGAGGCAAGATCGGCAAGGCTCTTTTGATAGGGAAAGAGGTCTATGAGATAACTAAGAGACTAGCATTTGAATATCTACTGGTTCTCTTCTCTGACAAAGGAGTAAAGGTTGACAAGAAAAGATTAAGAGAATTCTGGGCAGATGCTAATGAGCGACTCAATTATGCTATATGGAACGGAGGGACACGCTTAGCTTCTGGACTAGAACAATTTACAGAGGAAGAATACAAGGATTCCAATGTGATAGTTATCTCTGACATGGATATCTCAGACTTTGTTGAGACACGAGAGACCATCATTAAACTATCCAAGTTGACAAATACCTTCAAGATTATTGTCATCGAAGATACGAGCATAGATATAGAGGAACGACAGAAGAAGGTTAGACAGATGTTCCCGGCCGACATCAATCTGAAGATTATGTACCTGGGTGTGAAAAGGGAAGGAAGTTAGAAAGTGTTAAATATGATGTATGAATATAACTTATTAGGTAGAAACAAATGGATAGAAAAGAGTACATGCGGAAGTACAATTGTGAACATAAAGAAAGAAAACGAGAACTTACTAATAAATGGAGAGAAGAACACAGAGGAGAATATCTTAAAAGTAACCTCAAGTCAGTCGAGAAACGCCAGAAAAGAATCCGACAGGAGATTTTTATTTTGCTAGGGAATAAATGCACGAATCCAAATTGTCCCATTCCTTCAGAAAAGTTAGATCCTCGAGGACTTCAGATTGATCATGTTAATGGTGGAGGAACTAAGATGAGAAAGAAATTAGGAATCTCTAATTGCTATTTCCGTATCCTCAAAGAAATAAAGGCAGGCTCTCTAGATTATCAATTACTTTGTGCATACTGCAACTTTATTAAACGCCTTGATACTAAGAGGGAAAGAGGTGGAGTAAATGGCTAAATTCCAAATGAAAAATGACTGGTATGAACTAACAATCAAGACAGGTAACTCACAGAAGATTGAACTAGAGATAGCCTTTGCCGAGAAAGAAATCCCAGAGCAAGAACTTAGGAACCTGGAATTGTCTGTCCGCTTATTACTCGAAGCCTGTGGACGTTTCGCTACTAATCCATCGAGGAGATAAATGGTGTTCGAGTTCCATTTCGAGAGGTTCACACCATTCCATAAGAAGAAGGTAATGGAATTTCTTGGGAAGTTAAGCTTACATACCAGAGAGATGCTATCTATCTCAGGAATAGATGCCAAATCTATCTATCATTCCTTTAGGGAGGATTGGAGAATCACGGCTCCAGTGTGCTTGTACCATGAGCAAGAAGTCATAGCAATTGGCAGGCTAAGTGACTGGGATGATGGACTTTACCTTTCTTGTCTAGTCGTAAGAGATGATATTCAAAAGAAAGGATTTGGTTCCAAACTCATGAAGTATATGTTTGCTCTAGCTATCCTCAATGGTTCAAAGAAAATGTATCTTGAAGTGAGAACTGATAATCCAGTAGGAATTAGCTTCTTCAAGAGAATGGGATTTCATACTAAGAAAGAACTTGAAATGACTTACCTAATGGAGAGGAAACTTACATGAAGATGACAAAGGCGAGAGCAGAGCAACTACTTGAGAAAGTAGAAGAGCAACTTAAAGGAGCAAGAGGCAACTTACAGATATGTAAAGATGAGATCGAGATCTGGTCTTGTGCAAAGGCTTATCTCGAATTCATAATAAGTGGGATTAAGCGTAACCCTTCTCTAAAGAGGGGAGAAAAAGAAGATGAGTAACGAAACCAAGAAAGTTTGGTGGGACTTCTTTGGGAAGATCTTCCGAGGTCGCAAAGAGGATTTGCCTGAAGGCATGGACTATTGTGACAACTGTGGCAAGATCTATCCGAAAGAAGACCTGCACCATGTCATACAATACTTTGGTAGTAATGAAGAACTGACCTTATGTGAGGATTGTTCGGAATTACCACCTTCAACATGGAGGAACAGGTTTGGATATAATCGAAAGTCTAGAGAATGAAGCCTACATAGATGGTAGTTCCACTGGAATGTATGGTTATTATCTAGTCCAGAGTAAAGAGACTTTCATAATCAAGGACCAACCAACAACCAATAATCAAGCAGAATGGTTGGCACTCTATGCTCTAATTCTTGACTTGCCACAAGGTTGGAAAGGAACAATATATTCTGACTCCCTCCTGGTAGTAAACCAGTTTGGTGGAGGATACAAGATCAAGAACCTTGAACTTAAGAGGATTCATGACTCAAGCAAGACTCTCTGTTTCCAGAAGAAGTTATCGTTAAATGTTGTTTGGGTCCCGAGGGAAAGAAACATAGTTGGGAAGAAGCTAGAACGTGAACTAGCAAAGGAACGGAAGAAACGATGGCAGTTAAGAAACGGAGAATAGTCAAGACCCTTTATGCAGAGGATGGAGGCAAGGCTCTTCGTCTTCAATTCACAGAAGAAGTTGTAGCTAGATTGCGGAAACTACAAGCAACCGTTCAGAATTTACCTCTTGAACAAGGAGAGTATGCATTAATAGAATATTATATGAGAAAAAGCATAGTTCTTGTCCGGAAGAAATCTATTGATATTGGAAACTGGGGATATGAAGGATGGGAAACCTATCTAGGTGGGTCGGACTCCTTGAAAACAATAGATGATCTGCCAGAAGTTCATTTCACTTCGATGTTCTTGTATTATATGCAAGGTGGATATACAGGAGTGGATGACGCGGGAAGGGAAGGATTCACAAAACTTATATTGCCTAAACATAAGGAATTGATAGTCTGGAAGAAGATAGAGGGAACTGCATGAAAAGTCTGGAACACAATGGAATATACCTCCCACACTACAATGTAGTTGGTTTGTCAGTAAAGTATCGAGGGAAACTGATTCCTCTTACTCCCTTGGCAGAGCAATTATGCATTCAGTTCGTCAAAAAGTTTGATCTACCTTACATGCAGGATGAAACTTTTGTTCACAACTTCTTAAATGATCTAATCAGTGAACTTGCAAAGACCGATATAGGAAAGAAGATGCAGTGGGATGAGATAGATCTAGCAGATTGGGACTGGACTCATATTCAAGAATACATTGCCGATTTGAAAGCTAAAACAGAGGCGATGAGCAAGGAAGATAAAAAGACAGCAAGAGAACTTAGTAAGAAACTTAGAGAGGATCTCAAAGAGAAGTATGGTTATGCTGTCATGGACGGCAACAAAGTTCCACTTATGAATTGGGCTTCCGAGCCAGCATGTATCTTTATGAGCAAAGGCAAGAACCCAAACCGTGGTAAGTGGAAATTACCAGTCACCAAGAGTGACATTACCCTAAACTTGAGTTCAGGGTCTCCTGACCAGTCATGGGGTGATATAGTGTGGAAACCAGATGAGATGTGGATCGCGTCATGGTCATCTCCGTTAGATGGCAAGATGAAATATGTCTGGTTCTCGCCTTCGTCAAGTATAAGGCAAGATAAGGAGAGAAAGAAATTCTCCCTCGCTTCTCAGCTAGGAAATGAATTGAATAAACTAGAGCGGTATATTGAAAAGGAGCTAGGTAGCTCTGACTTAGAAAGAAGGAAATTATCTACAGCAGTGTATTTGATTAAATCTCTCGCACTTCGTGTGGGCGATGAGAAACTAGCAGGAGAACACGGTACAGTAGGCTGTACTACTTTAAAGAAAGAGAATATAACTATTGAAGACAGTAGAATCCATCTCTCATTCATAGGAAAAGACTATGTTAAATGGGAGAGGGATTTGGAAGTATCAGAGAAAGTGAAAAGAAACCTAGTTGAGTTTGTCAAGAAAGCGAGGGAGGATTTTATCTTCAAGGGTCTCAATTCAAACAAGATAGCAGAATTCCTGAGAGAAATAATACCAGGACTCTCTGCAAAAGTATTTAGAACTTACATAGCAGGAACAATCTGGGATGAATACGCTAATAAAAATCTCAAAATGATTAGTGGTGAAACTTCTATACCAGTGAGGAAGTATCTCTTCAAACTAACTAACCTGGAAGTAGCCAAGAAACTCAATCATAAGAAAGCCTTACCAAAGAACTATGAGGAAAGACTAGCCAAGAAGAAACTTCAGTTCGAGATGGGAAAGACCAAGCTAGACTTGATAGAAGAAGGAGACTACAAGAAAGTCCAGGCACAGGAAAGGAAGGTAGAGAAGCTAGCCTGTGACTTCGAACTCTTGAGAGATACAACTGAATGGAACTTGGGGACAAGCCTTACTTCCTACATAGACCCGAACAAAGCAATGGCTTTTGTAGAGAAGGCCGATCTTGAAGTTGGTGACGTATACTCTAAATCATTGAAGGAGAAATACTCATGGGCAATCAAAGAAAAAGGAAAGGAAGAAAGCGAAAACTAAGCACTGAACTTGAGACCCCAAAATGGAAGAGATGGGGCAAGAGGATTCTGACCATAGGGATAATTGCGATTGTAGTTTTTACACTTTTCAATCTATTCACGACAGGGAGTGAGGCGGGGCATTATAATTATTGTGTAGCACAAATCAATAAAGCGGGGGTTTTGCAAGACCTAAGAGACTGGGCAACCAAGAATAATGATCCCATAGATGGCTTAAACTTTACAGAACTTCTGAAGTGGGAACATAGGCATCTAGTCTATTGGGGTGGAGAACTTCAAGCCCGCCCAGAATCTCCAGTATCGATCCTAACTATAAACCAAGCAAAGATCTACCACGACAAGAGTGGAGCAACGTATTGGGCAGTCTACTGCTTAAGTTACAATTCCCTCCAAGTCATTGCGCCACAAGGAACAAACTTTGAATTCGATTATCTACAAGACTTGGGATTCACATTGGGGAGATGTGGAGAATTCTCTTTGCTTTACTATAGTCTGGTAACTGCAAATGGTTATATTGCCAGAGTAGTCTTAGACTGTTCAATACTGACTAACTCGTCTAAGAATACTGCAGGAGACCATGCGTGGGTAGAACTCAAGAGCACGGATGGAAGTTGGTTACACTGTGACCCCACAGAAGCAATTGTCAATCACCCAGACATGTACAGAGATGAATGGAATAAGGATGTCAATAGAGTCTATGCAGTAAATGGGATAGAAACAGTGGATGTGACAAGCACTTATGCATGAAATTAGACTCGCCAAACTAATTAAAGAAGTGGGAGAATTCATAGCTAAGAGACTAGAAGCGGGAGAATGGAATTTTGCTGTCTTCTATCAGCACGAGTTAGTCTGGTCCAATGACGAGAAAAGAGTATGGTGCAGACTATTCAAGAATTACAAGTTCAAAACGAAACATGCCTGGAAGACAGAAGCAATGGCTTTTGAGATATTTCTCCAACCTGAACAAGATACATGGATAGATGAGATACAAATTAGTGTAGTGAGAGATAGTGAAATAATCTACTCCCGATCAGTGAACATAGCACCTATACATCTTTGTAAGGGAGATACTTTCACAACACTTTTACAATTCAATATAAAAGAGGAGTGAATTGAAATGGGAAATTGTCCAATATGTAAAACACCGATTGAAGCATGGCAGGCTCTATGCAAAGAATGTTGGCAGAGAGCAGAAGATTCCTACAAAGCCAAGAAGCAAGAAGATGGAGAATTAATTGAGAAGCTTCGAGGCCAGGCCAAGAATGACCTAATGTACATCATAAGAGAAATCTGTAGGAAATGCCCCAAGGTCAATAAGGATGTAAATAATCTTGCCTGTACTCTTTGTGTCTTCAAGGAAAAGGAGAAACTGATTAGAGCATTTGTGGAATGATAGAAATGAAACGTAACCATAATCACAAAGTCAATGAAACAAGAAAGCGGAGTCTTCTGAAAGCGCTAAGTGGCTATATCTTTGAAGTAACAGTAGATACTTTCATAATTGGAATAGGGCTAAAACTTCTTGGTCAATTTGAGACTGGAGCTGCATTCGCTGGTGGCTTTACATTAGCAGCAATTACGGAAGTGCTTTGCTTCGCAAGTCACTATGTCAATGATAGATTCTGGAACAAAGTACAATGGGGAAGGCAAGTGGAAGATGTCGAAGAAGAATTTGATTCAAACAGAGTCGAACATCTCTGATGATGCTCATTGTGCCAAGTATTTTATTAAATACAACCGAAGGGCCAGATGCCCTTTCTGTGGATCAATAATGCATTTTAGATCTCATGTCTATTATGAAGGACGAGATGAATATTGGACTTGTCCAGAATGTGGCTTAACCTGCCCTAATTGGGAAGACTTTACTGAAGAGCAGAAAGCTAAGGCAAGAGGAATCTGGCGTAACGTACTCAAGAAAGAAGTAGTAGATCACGAGAACGGTCTCGCCTATTATCAGAGGAAATTGAAACTTTGGGGTAAGTACATGACTGATGAAGAGAAGGTAGTTTTACTTGCAGAAGAACTCGAAGGCAAACCAGAACATTCCAACTGAATTTACCAAGTTTCCTTGTCCTGCATGTGGAATATATTATGAACCTTACATGACAAGGCGAGATGGGAAGGCGATGTGTGATTGCCCTCAACATGGTCTGTATGAAACGAGTATTGCTGTGTCCAAGAACTTTCGAATCTTTTGTGCTAAGGTTGGCTCTGCTCCCAACAGAGATGCACATTATTACACTTCCTCAGAAGAGAAGATCAAACATTTTCTAGACCATAGAGGATTAGTGGAAGGTCTGGATTATTCCCACAATGCTAGAGTAAGGAATGGTCGAAACGCTCATCCGCACAAGTTCATAAATGAGAAGGGAAAGAAACGGACTGCCAGGTATGTATACTTCTGGTTTGACTTCGTGATCCCTTCAAAGAAGATGATCCTGGAAGCTAGTCCTTCAGTATGGCATAAGATGTGGAATCGTGAATCATCAGATCAAAAGAAGTCTGATTTTGCTTCAGCTATAGGTTGGACTCTTATCAATCTAGACGAGAAAGATCTAGCGCAATTAAATAAACCTAGAACTGAAGGAAAGAAGTTAGGATTCAACCCCAATGTTAAACCTTATCATAGAACAGAGAACTGTCAGAAGCTAGACAGCCTCTTCGGTAAGCCTCAAAAAGGAGGAAAATCTATTAAATAGGAGGGAGAGCAATTGATCGATATAGCAGGCTATGACTTAATAGGATACGTAGGTATGATACTCGTATTGATCACCATGGCCTTAACGAGAAAGCACTATCGTAAATCACAGGTAGTTAGTATTCTAGGTTCAGGAACATTGGTGGCTTACTCTATATTAAAATGGGAACCACCATACATGCTGTTGAACCTGATCTTGGTACTCATCAGTACCTGGAATCTAGTTAAGGCAAGTGATAAGAAACATGGCAGAGAAAGCTAAGTTTAAGAAGAGCCAATGTCCAGAATGTGGATCCATGGATACAAAGGCGATGTTGCTTCCATATGGTGATGAAGAGGATGAATACATATACTGCAATAAGTGCAAGAAGGTTAGTGTAATTACCAAGGTGAGCATAGTTGTCAAAGAAACAAAGTCCTAAAGCATGCCCCTTCTGTTTCGGAGAGCCTTATTTCTATAGAACTGGGAATGGCTTGATTAGGCATGTCATGAATTCTCACATGTATGATTCGAGACATCGATTAGTGTATCCTCCAACCCAAACAGCTAAATTTGTCAGACAAGACATTACAGCAGGAACAAGGTTTCTGGAGATCTCTGATTGGGAGGAGGTAGAGGATTTCCTCAGAGATTATCTTGTAGGATTCAAGAATCCAAGTAAAAGAAACTCGAGGTTTTGGCAATATGTCAATGAATCCTGAGGAACAACAATTCTTGGATGAGTTGGAGAGTGTGGCACAGAAATACCAGGACATTCTTTCTGAGATCAACAAGAAGTTCCGTCAGGAAATGCGTATAGTGGGAGTAAGGAAGAACGTTATTCCTAAGAAGTATATCTTACCAAAAGAATATATTACCAGGTTACTAGAATACTCTCAGTTTAGAAGAGCATGGGAAAGAAAGCTTCTCTGGGTATATCTGAAAAGTGATGATGAGCTGGAGGGCCACTGGATTAGGATTCAGAGCTCTCCGAATATAGGAGGAGTTCCAGTTGAGGAAGGATCAGAACTTAAAGTTGTGGTTGAAAGAATACCACGAAGGAAAAGAAAGAGGAAACATCCATGAATAGGGATCTACACGCATCTTACAAATATCGACTGCAGAAATACTGCGATGCCAAGAAGATACTGGACTCCGCTCTTTATCCAGAGAGATTCAATATAGATGAAGGAACTTGTTGGCTATGCTGGATGAGATTAACAGGGCAGGAACTTAGAGGTTGGCGAAAGAAACCATTTTATGAACTGGAACTTACACATGGTAAAAAATGTCCTGCATGTGGATATACTCATTGGACAGGAGCCACCTGGTTTCCGTTCAAGTATCTTGAAGAGAAAGGGAAAATACTCGTAGGAAACCCTTCGTTTAGGAGAATGAAAAATGCCAAGTGAAGTTGATCTTAAGCATATATTCAAACCAAGAAGAATAGGTAGTTCTCAGATCTACAAGGTACTACATAAGAATGAAATCCATGTCTACTTAGCCGGGCCTATTTCATTTGCTGAGGATCTTCAAGATTATAGGAAATCTTTGACAGAAGGATTACAGAAGATCTCTACCAAATTTAAGATACACGATCCATGGGAGCGAGAGCAAGTATCTGCTCATGCAGTCAAGTCTCCGATGGAGATAGCAGCTCTCGAAGAAAAGAAAGCTACGGCTGAAGAGATTGTAACCAAAGACTTGGAAGACATAGAAAGCTGTGATATGTTAATTGCATATATGTTCAGAATAGGTGTGGGGACTTCGATGGAAATCTTCTGGGCCAGTAGAGTTCTAGGTAAACCAGTGATCGTAGTTTACTCGCCTTCTGAAGAAGGAATTGAGGGTGTACCATTATGGTTATATGGCCATGCTAACCTGATCTTCCAATCGAAGAGAGGGCTATATAGCTGGTTTAGAAAAGCATTAGAGGAGATTGATGAAGATGGTGAAGACAAAAAAGCATGAAGAAGATGAACCGTGCCCAGAAACCTGGGAAATGATAGAGAAGAAAGGTTGCCTAGACGATGCTATTGACCTTGAACTTCTCAAGCACAGAACCTTAGTTCTTCACGGAGAACTTAATGAAGAACTATGTAATAGAGTCTGCAAGAAATTAGTATATCTAGAGCTCAAGAAAGCGAAAGAGATCAACATTGTATTAAACTCAGTGGGTGGTGAAGTCTATCACGGTCTCTTGATATTCAATACCTTGGAAGACTTGAAGAAGAAGAACATAAAGGTAATTATTGAAGCTAGAGGCCTATGTGCAAGCATGGGTGTATGGGTACTTCTAGGTGGTTCAGAGAGAACATCATCAAAATACACTAGATTCCTACTTCATGAGACTTCATCCTTTACTTATGGTAAAGTCTCTGAGATGAAGGAAGGAGTACAGGAACTTGAGAAACTTAACTTGATGCTAGATGATATTATCGTCAACCGTACCAAGATATCTCTGCAAAGGCTGCAACAGAAGACGAGAAAACGAGAATGGTGGCTCTCTGCCGAGGAAGCTCTCAAGTATGGACTCATTGATAGGATCACTTAGTTTATATTACCCAGGCAACAATATGGAGGTAGTGATGAAATGGACATAATTCCAGGAGTAGTATTAGACGAGAAAGAATCTGAGATTCCAGTAATAGAACTAAAGAAGAAGCAGGGCACTAACTATGCAGAGATCTGCTTCATAGGTGACTTTCACTTAGGTTCAGGTAACTTCTCACTCAGTCAATACCTGGAGTACATAAACTTCATTCTCAAACATCCGGAGACAAAGATAGTCTTAATGGGTGACCTTATTGAGATGGGAAGTCTAAGTGCTTATGGTGCCTCTGAGGAGAAGGTCGGAGCTATCCAGTTACTTGATGTGGTGAGATTACTAGAGCCAATCAAAGATCGGATAATCTTGATGTTGGAAGGAAACCATGAGGAAAGATTCTGGAGAGCTACTAAGGGAACAGATTCCATCACCAAATCAGTTGCAGATGCTTTGAGAATAAAACCATTACTTCCTGGCCCAGAAAGAGGACAACTCTTTGTTGTCAAGGTAGGAAGTCAGACGTATTCTATTTATGGTATACATGGAGCCTCAGGATCTACAGTTAACAAAGCTACCCAACTAAGTAAGATGTTTGGTAACTTGCATACTTCATTAGCAGTTCATGGCCATAATCACCAGATCTTCAAGGATCATAGAACTTTCTACGGAGTGAGAGAAATCAATGGCAAGTACTTTACTTCAGTTCATGAACAATACTGGTTAACCACAGGTTGCTTCGTCAAGAACTTAGGGTATGCTGAGAGAACTTCAATGCCTGTTACTAAGATAGGTGCTCCTTTTGTTAGATTCTATGCAGATAGAGAAGCTATTGAAGTCATTGATGATCCAAGGATTACATATGGAGTAGGAGACGCTAAGCCTAGTTTACAAGATGCTGGCTTAACCGGATTAGATTTAGCTAAGTACGAAGAACGGGTAGGATTTGGAGGAACAGGAGTTATCAGGAAACCTAAATGGAAGGAGGTAAATCTACGCCCCTCAAAGAAATCAGAAGGCAAGAAATCCTCCTGAGTTTCCTTAGATATGACAAGGAAGGATTCATCCACATTCCTCCTCTTTTTAGAAAGTATTTTGGAGCTCGAGTAAGGATCCTCTTCGATGTGAAGGAGAACCTTATTGCACTCCAGCCTTCACAAGATGAAACAGACTATCCCACTACAAGATGGAGAATCTGGTGTACTTCTTTTTTTAGGGAATATGAAATCCCTAGTCAGAAAGTAAAAGCTTCCTGGGATAAGAATAAGAATTACCTCATAGCAAAGATAAAGAGAGGCTAAACATGGATCTTATCTTAATCTTAAGTCTTATAGATGTAGGTATCCTGGGGGCATTTGCTCTCGTAAGAACTTGTGTCAATTACAAGTCCTTTACTATTCAACGAAAGATACTAGAAGAGTCGAGGACTTATTGGGGTTCTTGGAAAGAACGAAGTAAAGATGTAGCCGAGAAGGTACTCTCTGAAATATCCACATCTGATCTACGCACTGAACTTAGAAGAAGGAAGAAAAAGGAATGTCAAATCCAAGCACCAAACCAATAGTAAATACAAACCTAACCGAAGACTACATAGTGAATGTCGCATATAATCCTAGCCACCACGGATATGAAGTGGTAGTCTCAAGAAAAATCAATGGCAACATGTATAATGTTAAAACAATAATCACAGATTACATTTATGAGACAGTGCCGAGTGCTTTGACTGATGTGCTTAATCAGGCCATGATAGCATTGAATCGGGCAGTTAAAGAAAACATGATAAAGGAGTTTAACAATCCATCTTTTAGAAGGAAGGATTATGATAGAGAGAAACAAGATGTGTAAAGCTCTTCGAAGAAGAAGTCCACATGGTAAGCAAGAATGCCCTATCTGTAAGGTCAAGATGAAAAGAAAGGGCAAGAAAGGAAGTGCTCTTGAATACTTTAAGTGCCCAAAGTGTAAAGGCAAGATGAGGAGAAATGGACCATTTGTCCCGTCACCAAATCCAGATACCCTCGATGTAAGGGAGCATCAAATAAGGGAATTCCGCAAGGAAATGTCCAAGAGAACACTCATTGTCAAAATGAAACAACAGAAATATCTAGGGCTCCAAAACTTTGAATGGGGCGGACAGATAATCAATCTCTCTGACTATGATGTGGATGGAATAACTTTTGAAGAGAAGAAAAAGATCGAAGAAGAGCTAAAGAAGCAAGCGGAAAAGGCTAAGAAAGAGAAGAACAAGAGGAAGAGGAAAGAAGCGAAGAAGGCAAAAGTAACCATGGAAGTGAAGAAGTAATGGACTTAAGATACACAGACCCATTAAAAAGACAGCAATATGAAAATCAGTTTCACAAGCAAAGAAGAAGAGAATTGAAAGAAAAGATTTTCACGTTATTAGGAGATAAGTGCGTTTGTGGATTTACGGATCGAAGAGCTCTCTGCATAGATCATACTAATAATGATGGCTATCTAGAAATCCATAAAAAAGGATTTAAAAACTATGAATCTTATCTTCGAAAAATTTTGAGATCCGTCGAAAAGAAAGAGGGCAGATATCAAATTCTATGTGCAAATTGCAATTGGATAAAAAGAAGAGAAAGGAGACATGATAATCTTGTGTAACAATTGCGCTTTCTCTCTTGAGAATAGGCCAAATGTTTGTGTGGAATGTGAGGTTTGTATTCGAAATCCTACCAATGCTTCAATAAAATTCAAACCTACAAAATATAAAGATACTATCGTAGAGAAGCCTATTGACATGTACATCTCCAAAGAGTTAATGGAAATAATAAGACAAGAGATCAGGAAGATGTATGAGGAAGGCATTCGTGCTGGGAAGCAACCACAACAAGACCTTTATCCTTTTGACCCGAATCCTTATCCAGACAAATGGAAGTGCTCTTCATGACAAGACCTGCATGGATAACTAAGAATGCTAATCTAATGCTAAGTACAGGCGATACTATATCGATTACTTATACAATTTCAATTCCTACTTACATCCCTCTAACCTCCACTGAAATAGAGGAGAATCTGAATATTTCTAATAATCTAGGTGAAGTGACGGAATTAGAAGAGCCCGCAGAGAAGAAAGTTATTAAGACAGTGTGTATAGACTTTCATGAAGTACTCGTTGCTATGGATGGAGTTGAAGTAGGAGATGCTGTCTAGTTCACCGTTTACAGTCAAGTTCCTAACGGAAGCTAAGAATCGTTACAAGGAAACTGGACTATTCTGGGGTGCACTTACATTATTCTCTGGTTGCTTTGTTGCTACTAATGACAAGTGGCTGATGATGAAGTTTGGTTCGTCAGGAGCCGGTAAGACTATCAGTGACAGAGTAGCAATAGAAGCGTTTGGAGGAAAGCATACTCCATTGACAATTTCTGGCAGATTAACTCCTGCTGGAATGGCCAAAGTCATGAGGAGAGCAGAAGAGAACTTAAAGGTGAAAGAAGACCTTGAGTCATTCAGAAGAGCAAAGTTAATCTTTGTAGAGGATCTTTCACGTTGTACAACTCATTATCTCAAACTGACTGCATTACAATTCTTGGCAGGACTTACTAAAACAACAATCTTAGATGACCTCACCTCAGAAGGAGGAACGTTAGGGGGCAACTTAGGTAATGAGCCTAAGAAATGTATGGTAGCAGGTACTCCCTCTGACTGGGAAGAGATCGCTTCAACCTCGATGTATAATGAATTCATAGATAGAAGATCTCTCACAGGAATAGCACTCATGTCTCCAAAAGAATGGCAAATCAGGGAAGCAATGGCAAGAGTAAGTACTGTCCACAAGGAAGATTGGAATATTATCCTATCATGGAAAGAGATGATCAGAAGTCAAGATGTCTCAACCTATAATGGTCCAATGAGACCTGGAGTAGTGGGCCCACATCGAATAATGCTATATGAGAGGCTTGCTTCATTCAAGAGATTCCCTGAGAATGTCTTTGGGATGATAGACTCTCTTGCAGAAGGGCATGCAAGACTTAATGGAAGAGATACTGTGCTTCCGGAAGATTATGAGGTAATAGACAAACTGTTCACCAGATTCCTGATAATTGCTGACATGAAGAAGAAAGAGTTATTCATAGTAGAAGAACTAATAAGATCACATGGAATGCTTACTCTAGAAGAGTTATCTTATAGGCTTAGGAAGAGGGCAAGATCAGAAGACTTACCAGATCTCTTCGTGGTCAGAAGGACAATAAGCAATTATGCTAACTCTTCGAAGTATCTTGAGAAGACAAGAGCTTGCAGAAGTAACCCCGCTTTGATTATGCTATCCAAAACTCTAAGGGATCTCTTCAAGCGGTGGGACAATGATGTAGGTGATATGCTCAAATGCCATTCGAACTGAAAGAAGAAACTATTCCAATAGGAGGCAAGACTCTCAAGGAGATCAGGGAGATTGTTGATGATCTTCTGGTGAATCCTGCAGTGATCTCAGAACTTCATATCTATATTGATCACATTAGAATACTTCGTTTTATTGATCCCTCTCCTCATTTCAATCCTAGTTTGAGAGCCAAATATTTAGGTGGCAATAAGAAATGAAAGAAGCTGTAGTACTTGCAGGTGGGAAGGGACTCCGGTTAAAGGGCCAGACAGAAGTACCCAAGCCATTTTTAGTAATCAAGCCTGAAACAGGCGAGACTTTACTTGAAGCTCAATTGAAATGGTTGGTAGCATATGATTTTGAGCATGTCATTCTAGCTACGTCACGAGAGAACTTTAGGTACATGAGAGTAAACTATGCAAAGTTTCTGAATGTAGCTTCCATAGATATCTCCGTAGAAGAAGAGCACCTGGGAACAGGTGGAGGACTCAAGAAAGCACTAGAGTTAGTAGAAGAACCTAATTTCTATTGTTTCAATGTAGATGATGTAGCCTTCTATGATCCCACGGAACTTTACCTAGCTCAACGCCTTCAAAATGTCGTACTCATAAAGAAGGCTATTCTTCCGTTTGGGGCTGTAGAATTTGATCAAGACATGAAGGTAACTAACTTCGTGGAGAAGCCTGAAATAGATAAGTTCGTGAGCTGTGGGCACTATGTCTTCAGCAAGAAGTCTATCGAGGAACTACTTCCAGATGATGGAGACCTGGAACTTACACTTCTGAGAGACCTTGCTAAGATGGGATTCCTTTATGCAAATGTCTTGAAGGGAAAATGGATAACTATTAATACTTACAAAGAACTAATGCAAGCAAGAGGAAGAATGAAAATAGATGCGATACTTAGAGAAGATAAAGGACGAGAGACTCAAGAAAGCAGTTCTTAGAGCCTATACCGTGTATGGCTATAAGCTATACTTCTTGCCTTCATCTCTAACAGGAAAGCACCATCCAAAGAATGAACGTGGAATCAATGGACTCCGGAACCATATTGAGAAAGTATGCTGGTTCCTTGATGGTCTCGCTGATGAATTCCAGTACACTAGCGCTACCAGAGACATTCTATTTGCAGCAGCCTATTTCCATGATCTTGGGAAAGTCAAGCAAATGACTGTTTCTCAGGAACTTGAATATAAGCCAGATGGTAAGACCACGAGAAGAACCAAAGTAACTAGAAACATTGGTGGCCTTGATCTCCATCCAATCACAAGTGCAAAAATGGCTAGAGAGTTCCTAGAGGATCAAGGTGTAGAAGAGGAAACAATCAAGGTGATTTGTGATCTAGTAGCAAGACACATGTCACACTGGTATCCAAGTCTACCAAGGCCACAAACAGAATTAGAAAAGATGTTTGCTTTGGCAGACTTCACTGTGGCGAGGGAAGACTTTAAGATAGAAAGGAAGGAAGGAAAATGGGCAAAGATAAAGAGAAGCCTCAGACATTAAAGAATCCTTCTTTACGTGAAAAGGTTCAAGTTGAAGTAGTTGTATCTCCAGTAGAGGAACTTACGAAAAGAATCTGGCATTTGGAGAGTTATATCAAGGAACTGACCCAGGAACAGGCACATAGAGAGGGGCATCGGCAGAAGAACTTTTCTCAGATGTGCTTCTTCTTTCTAATAATTGGTTGCATCATAGGTTTCATAGCTGGAGCAATTCTTCTATGAGTGATCTAGTTCTCGAACAGTACATCCTGGATCATTACAAACCAACTCACTGTTTCAAAGTAACTGATACAAAGATAATCATCAATGCAAATGACCTACCTGAATTCATGAAAGATATACGCTCCTTTGCCATTTATGATTATGGTAATCTAGCAATCTATTTTCTAGGAAAGAAAATCATTACCTATTCTACTGATGAGGAATACTTATGGGCAGTGATTTTGCAATAGAAGAGAGTCTCAAACATATCCGGAAAGCTGTTCTCTCTTGCATTGAACCTAAACATAAGATCTATGTGAAGGATCATACTATACTAATCCATCGTGAGGATGCTCTAAAGGATGGTTGGGCTTTAGTAAAGCTTAGCATGATGATTTCTGGTACAGATTGGAAGCCTAACTGGTATCTAGAACTTTATAATACTCCAGATGAATACAAGTGGAAGGTGATCTTGTGGGATCCAAAGAAAGGCACTTAAAAGAAGAACAGGTATGGGTTGAAGAGAAGATCTTCGAACTGCTTTCCAATCCCTTCTTCTTCAAAAATGACAAGCTAGTGATAGCTTGTGAAGATCTAGAGAATGTTTATAAGAGGCTGAAAGAACGAATATGGACAGATCGGGATGGACAGGCAAGATTGTGGTATTACAGGATCATCGTATATCATAGTAATGAGGAATATGTATGGATGAAGATACTCCAGTAACAGAAGCTATGAAAGGCCTAGCCAAACTCCAGTTCAAGAAGATCTGGAAGTATGGTCACCCTGAATTCTATGACCTGATTCTCAAGATGGCTGAGATTCATGAAATCAAGAACAAGGGCTATGGGATAGGAAATCCACTTGGTAACTTTGCAGAAAGTGAACGTTTTGGCATTTCTGCTTGGAAAGGATGTATGGTCAGGATGAGTGACAAGTGGAGCAGACTTTGTAACATGGCTGCTAAGATAGACAATCCAGAATATCAGGATGCAGTGAAGATGGAGAGTCTGGAAGATACTTTGATTGACTTGGCTTGCTATAGTCTCTTGTGTCTAATCCTTCTCAAGGAGAGCAAGAAACAATGAGCAATGCACCAACCGTGCCATGCGCCAAAGAAGAAGGGCCTAAGCCGCAGAAGATCTCCAAGAGGAAGAAATACATGGCAGGTGGCGTAACGAGAACAGGCTGGAGTCAGGAAGAACTTCCCAAGATACTCAAGAAGATCTGTGAAACGTATCCAGGAATTACATGGATAGAGGTTAGGCCAAATGAGATTCATTGGAACTTTGAATGTAGGAAAGAAGATCTGTTACCTCAGAAGAAGATAGAGTTTAAATTAGAGAATCCCTCTAAAAGGAAGGAGAAGAAGTTTGATGCAGCAAAGCTTACGATGCCCTAAATGTGGAAACAATTCAGTAGAGAAATGCCCCACATGTGCGGCAGACTATTGGCGTTGTACAAAGTGCAAATTTGTGGCTCCTTTGAAAGTATTTGAAGAAGGGATTTTACCTTCAGAGAAAGATGAGAAAGCTATCAAGGATGGATTCTGATGGATTCAAGGACTACCTGGAAGCAAATCTTAGGCTGGAAAAAAGGAGATCTCGTTAAGGTCTGGTGTGGGATAGGATATATTGCAGATTATGGATTCTATCTTGAGAATGACAAGCAAGGAACAGATTATCTAGTTCGTTTCTTAATTCCCAGTTATTGTAGTAAAGTCTTCAAACCCAATGAGATGAGAGATTTGACTCCTTGGGAAAGAAGGATAGGAAAAGAACAGGCGAGGAAGTTTGGACTTAAAGGAATATGTTAAGAAGTGTGGTGAATCAGCCAATCGGAAAGGCTGGTTTATAGTCTGGGAAGATTTACCAGAATATTTAATGGCTACTATTCACGAATTAACTGATGGCTTTGATAGAGGCTGGCGGGATGATCTCCATGACAAGATGGAAGAGGAAATAGGGGATTGCCTCGTCAGACTTTTTCACATATGCCATGATTTGGATGTAGACATAGAAACGATACTCCAGAGACTTATGGAGGAAAATGAGAAAAGACCTCATAAGCATGGCAGGAAGAGAATGTAGACAGATCGGATGGACAAATAAAGATGAAGGTTGTTAAGAGAGACGGGAAGGAGGCACACTTCGACCCTCTTAAGATAAGGCAAGCAATCGCAAAAGCTGCTGAATCTGTGGGTGTTTCTGATCGAAAGAAACTGAAAGAACTTACTGATAAAGTACTAGCTAAACTAGACAAGGAAACAATACAGGTAGAAGAGATTCAAAACAAGATTGAGGAGACTCTTGTAACTCTGGGAGAGTATAAGATGGCGAAAGCCTTCATACTCTACAGGCAAAAGAGAAAAGAGGCAAGGAGACTAGCTGCTTCATTAGGAGTGAAGGATGACCTTAAATTACAGACTTCCTCATTGGTCGTGCTAGCTAAACGCTATCTATTGAAAGATGAGAAAGGCAAGGTCAAGGAATCTCCTTTGAAGCTCTACAGGAGAGTGGCGAAAGCCATTGCCAGTGTTGATGAGCGATACAGAGTTACTCCCAAGGCGTGTAAGCTCCTGTCAAGGGAATTCTTTGACCTAATGGTCAATGGTTACTTCTTGCCTAACTCCCCTACATTAATGAATGCAGGTGCGCCGCTTGGGCAACTCTCAGCCTGCTTCGTTTTACCTATAGAAGATTCGATAGACAGTATCTTCCAGACTCTACATGCTACAGCAAAGATACACCAGACTGGAGGAGGTACTGGTTTCAACTTCTCTAACTTGAGACCTTCAGGAGACGTAGTAAAGACAACTGGAGGAGTGGCTTCTGGTCCTGTTTCATTTATGAGAGTGTACGATTCAGCTACCCAAGAGATTAAGCAAGGAGGGAAACGGAGAGGAGCCAATATGGGTATCTTGAATGTTACTCATCCCAATATTCTAGACTTCATAACTGCTAAGTCAAGAGGTGGTTTAGAGAACTTCAATATCTCTGTGGCTGTAACTGATAAGTTCATGCATGCAGTCCAGAAAGGTGATCTAATATCTTTATTAAATCCTCGTGGGGGAGAAGTAGTTCAGAATGTCCCTGCACGAGCAATATGGGACTTGATCACTGCTGAAGCTTGGAAGTCAGGAGATCCTGGTCTGATATTCCTAGATACTACTAATAGATCTTATTCGAATGTCATACCCAAACTTGGCCCGATAGGCGCTACTAATCCATGTGGAGAAGTTCCACTTTACTACTTTGAATCCTGTAATTTAGGATCTCTTAATCTATCTAAGTTCGTGAAGATGAATGGTAAGAAAAAGCCTGAAGTAGACTGGGGAGCTTTCGAGAAAGCAATAAAGATGGCAGTACATTTCCTTGATAACGTGATAGATGCTAACAAGTATCCCATACCAGAGATAGAGCAAGTCTCCAAGAGAACTAGAAGGATAGGCCTCGGAGTAATGGGCTGGGCTGATTTACTACTGATATTGAATCTCCCATATGATTCAAAGGAAGCACTAGATCTTGCAAAGACTATCATGAAGTTCCTAACTGAGAAAGCTAGAGAAGCTTCTATAAAACTAGGTGAGGAACGAGGAGACTTTCCTGACTTCAAGGATTCTATCTGGCCTAAGAAAGGATTTACACACATGAGAAATGCAACAGTCTCTTGTATAGCTCCAACAGGAAGCATTAGTATCCTAGCTGGATGCTCATCAGGGATTGAACCACTTTTCTCGATAGTAACAGTAAGGAACCTGGAAGAGTCTTTGGGAACGAAACTGATTGATATTAATTCCTACTTTGAGAATAGAGCCATTAAAGATGGATTCTATTCAGAGGAACTTATAGACAAGGTCTCCAGGGCATACTCATTGAAAGAAATTAAGGAGATACCAGAAGACGTGAGAAGAGTCTTTGTAACTGCACAGGATATTGCTCCTGATTGGCATGTACAGATGCAAGCAGCATTTCAAACATACACGGATAATGCAGTATCAAAGACAGTTAATCTACCCAATATAGCTACTCCACATGATGTAGAACAGATATATCTCCTAGCGTGGAAGTTAGGTTGTAAGGGGATCACAGTCTTTAGAGATGGATCTAAGGATAGACAGGTGTTTACTACCTGTAGGGAATGTGAAGTTGATTCATAATGCAGAAACCACTATGTAGTGTTTGTTTGAAGGAAGTAAATATAGATGAGTTCCTCGAGTGGGGAGGATACTGCAAAGAATGTTCGACAGAGATAGACAAAATCATGAAGAAGGAAGGTCTTGATGGTGTCACAGGATTTTGGAAAAGAAAACGAGAAGAAGCAGCCAAGAAACCCCAATGAAACTGAAGACTTTGCTTGCTTCGGTGAGTATGGCTCTCGCTGGAATTGTGAGACCTGCAGAAATGCTGGCACATGCAAGAACTTCTCAAGAGCGAAGCAGAAATCTATATATCTTAAGGCCAAGATGAAGTATCATGGGAAAGGAAAGTGGAGAAGGAAGGACTTATACTAATGTCAGGCCAGATTAGTAAGGAAGCAATTGATGTTCTTGCCAAGTTAGTACGTTACAAGATGATCCATTGGGAATGGGATAAGATCATCGATGGCCGAGAAAAAGAAGTGTGGAATAATCAACAGGTCTTTGAAGCTCTCTCTGCCGCTATTAATTACAAATATGAAGAGAAGAGTCAGGTCGAATACTTTTATGTGATAACTATGGGCGGCATGAAGTTTGTGATTATCAAGGACATGTTAAATGCCAAGATCAAAGTCTATAATCCTCTTAAAGAAGGTTGTGACTTGAGAACTGAGAAACCCTTCCTAGAATTTACTGAAGAGATGCTAGAAGATTTAGGAAAGTGATTGGATGGAGACTTTAAGCAGAAAGGATATTGAAGAACTAAGAAAGAAAGTAGAACCTATCAAGAAGCTAGCTTTACATGATGATGCAGATGGTGTCTCTTCGGCAGTACTATTATCATATGTATTCAAGATCCTTAGAGTATGGGCGCCTGAAGACTTTGGTGAATGGCCAATCAAGTCATATCTAAAGGACGGGAAGGAAGAGATCCCTCCAGATGCCTGTGTAGATATGGTCCCTCAAGATCCTAATTGGCAAGGTCTAGCAATAGATCATCACCCAGGTCATCCACCAGAAGACAAGAGAGCATACCAACTTATTCATGGTGATGCACCAACAGCAATAGTAGTCTACTCATTATTCAAAGAAGTCATACCTAAAGAACAGAGATGGAAAGTGGTAGTAGGAGCAGTTGGAGATGGGCAACCAGAACTTATACCACCAGAAATCTGGCGAGAGTTCCCAGTGCTGTTAGAAGAAACTGTGACATCCTGGGAGAAATATGGCAAGATAGAAACAAATAACTTTCCTGTGTATTTAAGGTTGAGTTCAGGTATTAATGCTGCATGTAAGTTGCCAGAGAAGTGGTACATAGCATATTCAACCTTACGTAATGCAAAGTCACCCTGGGATCTGTTAAAAGATTCCTCTCTCAAGTCCGCGAAAGAGATCATGGCAGATGAGAAAAGTAAGGTATATAGGGAATCAACTCCCATACAACTAAGAAATGGAATCCGCGTGTGGGGTTTCAACTCAGAAACTAAGATAGAAAGAACTGTAGCATGGGAGATATGGGAGAAAGATAAGAGAACTGTTGTAGCAGTAAATATGTCTACAGGAAGAGGTAGTATTCGCGGAACTTTAGCTACTTTGGTCTATGAACATCTTTCTCAACATGGCTTCAGAGCATCAGGACATCCTGGCTTCGGAGGAATTAGGCTAAAACCTAATCAAACTTTTGATGAAGTCTATCAATGCCTGGCGGGCCTGAAGTTTTAAGGGTGATTGTCTTGAAAGATCCAAGGCAATCCTTATATAGCCAGGCAAACTAAGTAATAAGAAATGGAGGTAGAAGGAAAGATGGACAAGAAAATAGAGGACGTGTTACTGAAGACCTACGCTAAGTCAACAGGCAAAACAGTGGCTGACTTAAAGCCATTGCTTGAGAAGGCCAAGGAAGAAGCAAAGGACATGGGCTTTCCAGACTCTGAGAATATTATCAAAGGGCGGTTCCGAAGAAAGGTGAATGGAATGCTCTTTGCTGAGAGGACCGGGAAACCAACCACAAGGAAAGAACCAGTTACCTTTAAGGGATTCTTGCTAGGCGCAGATTCTATAAGAGACATCAAAGAGTCTATGCGAAGAAAGGCTCTCAGACGCTTTGATGAAGAAGGAGATACAGCAAAACTAGAGGGCTACATTGATGATGCGGGTACCCCACTGGATTGGAGACCAACAGCAAGAAACCGTAGAGGAGAAGAGGTAGATAATCCAGATTACCACAAGCCAATACTGGGCAACAGATATGTCAGGGATATCTTTGGTATAGTAGTGAAAGATGGTGTCAAGACTCCTAAGCTATTCCAGATGTCACTCTGGGAAGGCTTTGCGAGTAAGTTCACTTATAGGCCTTTCACACCCATAGAATTCAGAAGCACAGTCAAATCAGAAGGTCACTTCTATATCTTGAACGCTCCAAGAGTTCCGAAAGGAGAAAAAGCCTTCAAGTCTATCACAATGGAAATAGACTATGAGGTATGGATCCGAGAAGCTCTTGAAGCAAGAAAGTATGGTCTTGATCAACTTGAGAAAGCTGTCAGTGATACAAAGAATGCAAAGGATCCCTGGATAATGGTCGAAGCTGTTGTTGACTACATAGACTCAGAAGTCAATCCCAAGACGGGCTCAAGAAGTATTACTCTAGCTGATGTAGACTCAGGTATGACAGACACCTTTAGAGTGTTTATACCTAAGGACTTCCCATTAGCATTCAGAGAGTACTCGAAGGTGCTTGTCTTCGGTAGGCCAAGAGCCTGGAGACGAGATGAAGACACAGAGGATCGTTACTCCTTGAATGGAATATCAATATTCCCAATACCAGGAGAGACGATTGAAGCGAAGGTTGAAGTTGGGCGTCCAGCAGAAGGAGAGACAGAAGGAGCAGACGAAGGCTGGAATCTCTGGGAAGACTAGCCTTCCTTTTTCTATACAAGGTGAACTGAAATGGGAACAATATCAACAGGAAGCAAATCAATTGACGAAGTAATGGCCGGAGGACTAAAGACACAGGTAACTAGCTTACTCTTTGGGATTCCAAACTTAGGGAAAACATGGCTATGCTATCAAATAGCATGCATGTGCACCAGACCTGTGAAGGTCGGTGGACTTGGGAAGAAAGCTGCCTACCTAGATACTGAAGGCTTCTTTTTCACTGAAGATACAATAGAAAGATTTGCAACTTATTTCAAGCAAAGATGGCCTGACTGTGACCCTAAGAAAGTTGAGCTCATACAGATCGCTGATATTTTCGAACTAGGAGAGCAGTTCGCAATGCAGGTCGACATCAAGCAAGAAGAAAACAGAGTCTCAGTGATCACTAAATACCCGACCTCAATACAGAAGAAGTTAGCTACTGGCAAAGGTAAGAATAAGGTCGATACAACAACTAACAAAGATAAGGACTGGCTAGAGAAGTCCCCATTATTCCAGAAGCTCAAGACAGGTGATTATGGTCTAGTAATCATAGATTCAATAACAATACCAATCAAGTCAGAAATGCCCTCGGCAACACAGAATTTCCCTGCAAGAACAAGTTTGGTCTCAGCGATCCTGGGAGCTTGTTATCCAATGGCGAGAAGAGCAGATGTAGCAATACTGATCACAGATCACATCACAAGCAACCCAATGTCTCCTGGATATATCTTTGGGACAGGAGATCCCTGGGGCGGAAGGAATATTCTGTACTACATCAAACACATCTTTGGTCTTTACAAGCCACTGAAAGATCAGGTAATAGCCAATGCACCAGATGGACAAAGAGTGAGAAGATTCCAGAGATATCGTTATCCTGGTCTAGACACAACAGTTACTGCTGTCAAACTAGAAAAGGATAAGGGCTATGCAGATCTTCCAAATCAAGGAACTGCCAAATCGGCAACCGGAGAGGAGGAAGCATAGCGTGGCAAAGCGTGTAGAAGAGAGGGAACAACCTCAAACCTACTACTGCATCTGGTATGATGACAAGACTGTTTGCAAGATACGGACCCAATACAAACTGAAGCCAGAATCACTTATTCTCTTCTGTCGAAACTGTGCTGAACTTCCTCTCAATAAAACAAAGAACAAATAAACAATCCCCCTTTTCTTTTTTAAATCAAGAGGAAACAAGTATGAGTCAAGTAAGATTGGATCAAAGTCTCTTCCCCGAAAAGAAGAAGGTTAATGGTAATAATGGAGCTATATCTGTGACTCCAAGCAAGAACGGTAATGGAGTTAAGACAAATATAGGAGCAAATGATCAAGGACTTAGCAAGTTATATGTAGACGTACACGAACCGGAAGAGATCGTAGAGATGTTAAGGAAGGAGAAAGGAATCTACGTAGAAGTGAAAGCTCTTCCAGCAGCAGATTATGCATTTTCAACTGTAGGGATAGAACGTAAGACCCTACATGATTTCTATAATTCAATAGTACATGGTGATAAGCACATATGGAAACAGGTTTTTAACTTAAAACATTCTTTCGAGAAACCTATGTTAATAATAGAGAGATGGGATGATGCGTTTCTATCTTCACCTGCAATGGAACGTACAATCAGGGGAGCAATAGCAAGTATATTCCTGATGGGTATTTCAGTCCTAGTTATTCCAGGGAAAGGTCAGAATGCTCAACCTTTCGTGGACCAGATAGCCTATCTATTCTATTCCTCAGATAAGAAAGCTCTCTCAATGAGGCCAGTTCCAAAGAAAGGAAAGGAGAGACAAAGGAAAGAAGTAATTTCAGATATCTTATGTATGCTCCCTGGGATAGGAAGAAAGCAAGCTGATCTAATCAGGGATCATGTGAAGTCAATAGAAGAAATCTGCAAGATGCCTGATGAAGAACTTCGGAAGATATGTCCTCGTCTTGGCCCACAAAAACTAGGGATGCTTAGGTGGATATTAAATGGAAAGGATTGGGAGAAAACAGGAGAAGAGTCTAAGCGAGAGAAAGACTAGCATTCCCTATGATAAGATAGACAAGGGAATTCTCAAAACAATTAGACTCTTGAATAAGCTTCCATTCTGTATTACTACATCTTGTTGTCAAGGACATCCAGAGAGTTTAAGCTCCAACGACTGGGTTGTTGATTCCTACATTACTTTAGAAGTTACTGATGAGGCTAAGTTCCTGGAAATGTTCCAAGAGATCTGCTTTGAATTCGAGAAAGTCACTGAGCATAGACTAAACCTAAACAAGTCTTATTTCTTCAATATAAATGGAAACGTTGGCAGGGAATATCATTGGAGAGTTGCCTTCTGGTTTGGGTTTGAAAGCAAGGAAGTGTTAGAGAAAAACTTATTGAAATGTAGGAAATGCTTGGAACGTCTCTTACATGAATATCAGGAGAAGCAAAAGGATGTACTGGATAGGTGATTCGAAATGGAATTTCAAGCGACTCTGGATGAAGATACCAGGAGAAATCATCCAAGGCTTAAAAGATGACATTCCTCCCTGTTGTGTCTTCTGGTACACTTTAGCTAAACTTATGGCAATGATCCCCACTGCTATCGTGAGAACACTTCTAAAAGAGAAATATGCTACTGGCTTCTCATTAGACTTCTATGTATTCTGTAGAATGTTTGGAGGTAAGCTCAAAGTAGTGAAAGGAGAAAGAAGATTTGAAGTCCCTGTCTTTTGGAAGCTTCAATATTTTAGATGCCCACTTTGTCGTTGGGCAGGAATCGAACATAAGCTAAGATGGAATACTGGCGCCTATTGGGATTGGTGTGGACCATATAAGAAATATTATTGGAAAAAATACAGAGAGAGGAAAGATCTCAATGCTACAAAATAAAACAGAACTAATGATCCAACTAACCTACAAATGCAATCTCCAATGTAGGCATTGTTCTTATGGGGACCTAGTTGATAGACCAGATATTTCATTTGAACAGATCGATCTCTTTCTGAAGAAACAGAAACCTGTCCTTGTTAAACTTAGTGGTGGAGAACCTACCATATCTCCACTCTTCTCTGATGCTATTTATCTAGCAAAGAAATGCAATGCTAGGGTGATTTCTTTTACTAATGGAACAGGAAACCCTGAGATAGATCCAGATGCTTATTGGCTTTCTGTATATGGAAAAGCAGAATGGAATCATAAGATAGTGGGCAAGAATATTTGGAATCAAGTAGATAGTTTCATGAGATCTCACAAGGTAGACTTTCTATGCAGTCCTATCTTTAATGAAGAACAAGTGAAATCTCTTGTTGAATTAAAAGAATATTCAGGAATTCCTCTAAGAGTTACACGGCTACTTCCTCATGGTCTAACCAAGGAGGCGTTAAGTCTTTCTGAACAGAGAAATTTAGTGGAGAAATACGGACTTAATGATCCACCTAATTTAGCTACTTGCAGTCTAGGTTATCCTCCATTCAAGTGTAATAGAAAAGCTTGTTTAAGGCCCGACAATACTCAGATAGTGTGTACTAGTATGGTAAGGGGAAAGAATCTTTGCCCATACTTCAGAAGGGATACAAATGAATAAGAAGACTAAGGGAGTCTGGACTTGCATCAAATATAAGGATGAAGTTGTAGATGAAAGTCTATCAGAAACAGATCCAAAGAAACGTAGACCTACAATCTATCTCTGGGTAAGAGATGAGGATCTTAAGAGGCATAGACTGGTCCTCAAGGGGTTCAAACCTTACTTCTATACGATCACTGCTATCAAAAGCGATGCTAACTATATCTTTGAAATGCCCGAAATAGAGAACTATGAACTGGTAGAGTTTGGGAAGAGCAAACTTTACCGTATTTTCACTTATATCCCTGGGTTTGTAACTAAGGTAAAGAGGGTAATTCAGACTAGCTTTGCCCAAGCTGCTGTTAAGGAAGGTGATGTCCTCTTTGAATTGAGATACCTGATAGACCAAGGACTTCGGGGAGAGATTGATTGGTATGATATCAGTAATCCTGTTGGTATCAATGAAGATCTAGCAATTCCTCTAAGAAAGATCTATATTGACACAGAGATCTGGGCAATAAAAATCGTCGATGGTGGACACATGTGGACCAAAGAGTACATCAAATGTCTCACAGCCTATGATAGTTATGAGAAGATCTACTATACATGGTACTTCAATGACTATAATCTAGAGATAAAGGGAGATGATACCTGGAAGATATTTTGGTGCAGAACCATTGAAGAAATGATGACTGGGTTCCTAGAGTATGTAAAAGAGAGAGATCCAGATGTCATAACTGGTTACAACGTTGATTTTGACTTACTTAATATTAGACAAGAATCTCTAAGGAGAGGACTTAGCAAAGAGTTCAATTATCTATCAGCATTGTCAGATTTACATTATGGAATCAGAGGCCCTGTAATGAAGAAGCATCGTATTAGAGGTGCTGATTGGTCTAGACGCGGGCTTCTTCTAGATGGAAGAGAAGTAATAGATATTCTGGACTGTGTTCGTATGATCTCACGTTCTCAACTTAGATCTTACACACTAGATTACGTAGCCAAGAAGTTCATCGATAAGACAGAAGGCAAGGTAACTTACAAAGGGAAACCAATAGCTCCTAATCTTACTTCAGTCTGGGAAGAAGCTCCAGAGGAAGTCCTGAAGTATAATAAACATGACGTAGAACTAATAGTCAAACTCGATCAGAAGAATGACCTCATAGATTTCTTAGACATGCTAAGGAAGACTGTTGGTGTAAGGTTAGAGGACGCATTCTCTAACCAACGAATGATAGATTCGGAAGCTCTGAGAAGAAGGAAGTTTCCCTTACCATCCAAGTTCTCTAGCAAGAAGGACGAAAAGGGAACATACAAAGGTGCCCTAGTCGTCACGCCTATACTAGGTTTGCATAAATGGGTGATTTGTCTAGATTATAGATCTCTATATCCCTCAATCATCAGAACATTCAACATAGATACTGATTCCTACGTTGTTGATCCAAGGTTCCTTCCTAAAGGGAGAGAAGTCTACAAGTTCTCTAATGCAGATGATTCGAAAACCTGGCTATTTGTCAAGAATCCTAGAGGTCTGTTTCCACAGATGCTAGATGATTTCACTGCTTTACGAGACTCTCTGAGGGCTAAATTAGAGAAGGAGAAAGATCCAGATAAGAAACACCTTTTGGATACAAAGCAAGAAGTTATCAAAGTCTTGTCTAATGCTGTATATGGAGCATTTGGTTATAGATCCAGGAAGCATAATCTCGAAGTTGCTGAGGCTATCACAGCCTTCGGTCAGAAGATGATTAAGTTTGCTGCTGACGTAGCTGTCGAAATGGGTTTCACTGTAATCTATGGTGATACAGACTCAGTGTTTGTCTGTTCAGGGAAGAATAATTATGGTGAAACTTTCAATGAAGGAACTAGGCTACAAGACGAGATCATGAGGAGAATTCCGAAGCTAACCTATCAATTTAGTGTAGATGAGAAAAACTTATTTTCCATTTCTCTAGAGAAGGTATACGACAGTTTCTTCATGGCAGTGAAAAAGCGTTACTGTGGAAGAATAATCCAAAGGGATCGCAAGACGAAACTAGAAGTTAAAGGTCTAGATACCAAGAGAAGCGACACTTCTGAGTTTGCAGGAGAACTACAGCAAAAACTATTGGAGACACTTCTAGATGGGAGGTCAAAGACAGAACTTGCTGCGCAGATCTCTACAGAACTAAATGGAATAGACAAGCTTCCTCTAGAGAAGATAGGTGTGCCTTCTGCTATTTCAAAACCATTGAAGAAAGGCTATAAGAAGAATCCAATTCAGAAGAGAGCTGCTGATAATTCCAACACTTATCTAGACACGCACTTTGACTATGGTTCCAAACCATTGAGAATTTATATCAAAGTCCCGGAAAGAGAGAAGATATTTCCAAGAAGTGGAAAGAAGACAGAAGAAGAAAAGACAGAACAGGAAAGACAGCTCAAAGGTTTGAATGTGATAGCCTTCGACAATACAACTAAGATGCCAGACTGGGCTCAGATAGATTATCCTAAGGTACTAACACTCACAGTCAAACCAAAGATAGATAAGTTCCTTGAATCATTGGAGATTGCCTGGGACGAAATCGATATATTATTAAGACCAGAGTTTCAAAGGAAAAAGAAAGGAAAGGAAGTTCCAAAGACAACTTTAGATGATTTCATGGGAGGAAAAACTATTGCTTAAATTTCCCTGCTTAGCATTCAAAGAGAATAGAATGATATTGTCAAGAGAAGAACTAGTGACGAAACTTAATGAAGCTAATGAGGTAGGGAAAAGTTGTGAAGTTGGCTTCTATGCATTCTCTACTTGGTGGAATCTAGATCCTGTTAAAGAAAGTGTAGTTATTGACAAAGTAATCTATCGAGGTTCTCAAGAGGTCCTAGAAAAACTAGCTGAGAGGAAACTGAAGGAAGGAATAGAATCAACACTTATCTTTGATGGAGATAGAACTTTACTCTTTACAAAGGAACCTCAAGAGAAACTCACGGATCTAATGCAAATCAAGGAGCCGGGAACAGAGGTTATTTTAGATATAGATAAGAAGTTCATCTTCCCAGGTTACAGGAATCTTAAAACAGGTCAGATGAGTAAGATAGTAAAGAAGTGGAAATTGGAATGAAGAAAGTAGTCTGGATCTCAGATTTCCCCTTAAGAGGTTCGTCCTTTGGTTCTGTAACCTATGATCTACTTACAAGGATGCCCAAAGAATACTACTTTGAAGTTCTAAGTCTAGGGTATGAGGGAATGCCACTGAAGATAGCAGACAACATAAGAGTCTTCGAACTCAAGAAGTCATACCAATTAAAATACTATTATTCAAAACTGAAACCAGACATTTCTGTAGTTTTCCATTCATTTTGGATGCTCGAGTCAATGATTGATCAAATTGAAAATATGGCAGGAAAGAAGATCCTGTATCTCCCTTGTGAAGGAGAAGATATCCCATATCAATATCAGAAGCACTTTGCTCGCTTTGACACAATTTGCACGCCTTCAGAGTTCTCTAGAAAGATAATGAAGAAGTGTGGGATAAATGCAATAGTGATTCCACATGGCGTAGACACTAATTTCTTTGTACCTAAATCGAAGGAATGGCATGAGTTCAGATTTGGCTACATAGGACTTAACGATATACGCAAGCAAATCCCTAGAGTAATGGAAGCATACTCTAGAGTTAAACAAGGAATGCTTGTAATAGCTGCTGATAATGTAGGGCACTATGATCTAACCCAGTTAGCCAAGCAATATCAAATCTCACCAATATTCATTGAAGCTAAACTTAACGGCCTAACTTTGAACAGAGAAGCTGTGCGAGACTTCCTACAATCACTTGATATCTATATCTCACCTGCTTCAGAATCATTTGGTCTTCCAGCACTTGAGGCTCAGGCTTGTGGTGTACCAGTCATAGCATCTTCTCATGGAGCTGCACAAGAAGTGTTAGGAAATGGGGCAGTATATTGTGGAGTATCTGATTTTCTAGAGACTTCAGTAGGCAAGATAGGACTTATAAGTACTGCTGATCTCTATCGTAAGATGAGATTCATGGTACAAGTCAAGGATGCCTTGGATAGGACTTCAGTAAAAGCTCTCAATAATTCAAAGAAATGGTCCTGGGAGAACGCTGTCAAAAAGATGGTGGAGGTGTTTGAATCATAAGTACTCGTATAACTGGAACCTTTGCCAATCCTAGATTTTTAGGAGTAAAGGATATTGACCCTATTCTCAAGAAGCGGAATGACGAATTGACAGATGAAGAACTCTGGGAGAAGATTCTTGGTGGAGGATACGAGCAACCTTATTGCCCAGATTGCCACTTCAAAATGTTAGTTACTCAGTTTATTATGGAATATCAACTAAGTTCACCGTACATGGTTGGAATAAATGCACCTTTTTCTGTAGGATCCTGGAACGTGCTAGCCAGTCCACCTATTATAAAGATAGAGATACAATGCCCTAACTGTCGTCTTCTCATCAAGGGAGTTGGAATAGGTCTAAGATTTGAAGGGGACGCATATTATCTTGCGATACTCAAGGTAATCGAGAAACAACGAGCTGATATACCATGGCCCTTCCAGATGTAAGGATACCGCCAATCTATAGAGAAGACTATGAAGTCCACTGGGGCAAGATAGACTATAAAGGAAAGAGGGTTCTAGACACCGGCGCCTCAAATGGAGACACTGCAGACTTCTTTCTAAGACATGGAGCAAAGGATGTCGTTGCTGTTGAAGGCGATGATAAACTTTATCCTCTACTTGAATCAAATGCTAAGAAAATTACAGAAATAATTCCTATTAGTATGTGGATAGAGAATAAAGAGCAATGGCAGGAATTGATAAATATCTGGAAGCCAGATGTGATCAAGTCAGACTGTGAAGGTTGTGAGGCAACACTCTTTCTGATTGAAAATAACGTCTGGTGTCTTGTTCCTGAATATATCATTGAAGTACATGGGAAAGAGATAAGAGAACTCATGCTCAAGAAATGTCTTGAGAATAACTATGAGATAGTAAATATTAATGCCTGGGCAAAAGATGCAGCTACAATCATCTATGCTCGCAAGAAATAAAAGGGTCTTGGGATGAATAGTAATGGAGGATCGAGAATGAGTACCGAAAAGCCAGAACAAGAAAAAGTTCGCGAGGTACATGGCTTCCAGTGTATGTTCTGTGGAGAGATCCACACTACCAAAGATGAAGCAGAACTTTGCTGGCAGAGGCATGTCCAATTTCAGTTTGAACCTTACTTCACAATGGATGATGAATTCCCTATAGAAGTTCTAGTCAAGAAGATAGAGGGAAATCGTTATACCACAATAGCAACTTACAGTCTAAAAGGAAAAGAGAAGGTAGACTTACCAGTAAAAGAGGAACCTGCAAATGAGCAAGAATAAAGTATTAGAAGGATATGAAAAGCAGAAGACATCAGATGGAAAAGTAATCATGGTGCCTTCAGATCAGAAAATAGAAGCCCTTAAGAAAGATATCAATACCCAAATACAGGCACAGAAGACCTACAAGGACATGAGGATCTTGTGGCATTCAGTAGCTCCCTACATCAATTCAGGGTATGGAACCGTCACACGATACTTCATGACTGGACTACTTAATAGAGGCTTTGTAGGAATGGTCTCGGCCTATTATGGATTGCAGCCAGGAGGCATGATTAACTGGAAAGGCCTTTATGTCTTACCAGTACAAAAAACCAGCAGCGACCAATTAGGGTTTGCATCTACAGCGGAGCATTACAAGAGATTCAAATGTGATCTAGGAATATTTCATGCTGACTTCTGGGTATCATACCAGTTCGCTAAGAGAATACCTCATTCACTTTGCTATTCGCCAGTGGACCATGAAAAGTACCCCGGGAAATGGCTAGAAGTATTACGAGCTTATAAATGGGTTGCAGTTCCATCCATGCATGCACAGAAGGAACTTAAGAAGTGCGGACTTGAAGCAACCTTTGTTCCCCATGGAGTAGATACACAAGCTTATCACCCATTAGACCAAGCCCTTAGTAGAAAGGCTTACACGCTCTCACCTGACAGGTTTGTAATAGGAATAGTGGCAGCTAACAATGATGATGAGACAAGGAAAGCTTGGGATGCTAATTTCCAGGCAATTAAGTATTTCTTTGAACAGAATCCGGAAGCTGTGAAGGATACAGATGTGTTTGTCCACACTGACCCTGAGAATGAGAGAGGTAGAAACCTAGTGGAACTATCCAGACAGATAGGCATTGAGAAGTCAATAATCTGGAATGATCGTTACACCGCTTCACTTTTGACCCTGCCAGAAAGTGCAATGTGCAAGCTTTACAATTGCTTCGATGTTTTCCTATTACTATCGAGAAGAGAAGGCTTCTGTATTCCTGCTCTTGAAGCTCAGGCCTGTGGAGTACCATGCATACTTAATGACTTCTCAGCATTGTCTGAGAGAAATGACTTCGGACGATGTGGTTGGTTAACTAAACCTGCTACATACGTGTATTCACCACTTAACGCTATAACTTCAATCCCAGATCCCTACAAAGGTGCTGATGCATTAGCAGAAGCATATAAGAATGAGGCTAAGAGAAAGATGTTTGGCAAACGAGCATTGGCTTTTGCCAAAAGACAGACATGGGACATTGCACTCGATAAACATATGATGCCTTTGCTAAAGAAGATCTTTGAAGAGATCCCAGGGATGGAAGAAAGAGCTAAGGACATGGAGAAACCTAAAGTACTCACCACTGGTGAAAAGGAGTGAGAATAGGCTGGATATCCTCACGCACCTGGCCAACGTCAGTCGGTGGTGCTGAGGCAACAGATTTTACCTACATTCAGGAAGGAAAGAAAAGAGGACATGAAATTGCTTTCCTTCGCTCTTATGATCCAACATGTGATTTCTTTGTTCTCTCGAATGTTCATGATTGGCCAGTTAAGTTCGTTGAAGGAATCCTGAGAAATGCCTCTTATGCTCTATACAGGCATGATGCCTTCAATATAATATACCAGCAGCCATACTTCAAGAATCCTTTTGTTGTCGTCTTTATGTCTCCTCTCCAAAAAGATTTCTACTTACAGAGAATTAATGTCAAGAAATATTTTCTAACACCATGTGCCTTACAGGATCTAGACCAATACAAGACTGGAGAAAAGAAGACAGATCACTATGTATACATAGGAGATCTTCTTGATCACAAAGGACTTCGCAATATAATTCAATATGCAATAGAAAATCCTCATGAGAAGTTTGTACTTTATGGTAAGAGGTTTCAGAGCCTTGACCTCCCGAAAAACACTCAATACCTAGGAGAACTTAAGCCTGAAGAGATCCCTGATATTTTGAACAAGGCGAAGCACTACATCTCTCTCCCTTCATTAATAGACACATGCCCTAGAACAGTAACTGGAGCTTACTTGAGTGGATGTAAGATAATCTATAATAACAATGTAGGACTCTTCTCGTGGGATTGGGATTGGCCTACAATGACAAGAGTGAAACTCAAGCAAATTCTTATGGAAGCTCCAACTAAGTTCTGGGCGAATCTAGAAGGTGCATACACTGAGCGATGAATCCAGAGGAGGAAATCCAGATGAAAGTGGCCCTATTCTTTGATGTGTATGGTTGGTGCTTCGAGACTGAATGCGAGGGACTAAAGAAGTATTCAAAATATCAATGTGATACATTCGCTGGAGTTCCAGATGGAAGAATGGAGCTAAGTCCGGAAGTGCTAAGTGACTATGACATTGTCTTCTTCTCATGCCCAGAACTATTCGCACCCTATCAAAAGTTTCCTAGAACAGCTAAGGTTGTTTGTGGAGTAGCCTCGTTGAATGGGGTGGGAGCAACAGATGGAAAAGCTGATGTTTACAATGGAGTATCTAGGGAGATTGCTGATTTAGTGCAAGCACGATTCCCACGGAAGAAGGTAGTGTATATCCCAGATGGTGTGGATCCTGAAATATTCAAACCTCTGAATCTAGAGCATTCGTTTACGATCGGATGGGCAGGAAACTTTCCGAGAAGAGAGAAACGAACTTACCTTCTCAAGAGTCTTGATTATCCGGTCAAAATAAAGAGTGACCTTATCTATCAAACAGGCATGAACAAAATAGCGATGGTGCAGTTCTATAATTCTATAGATATAGTCCTCCTTGTCTCTGCTTCAGAAGGATGCTCACTTGTACCTTTAGAAGCTGCTGCTTGCAAGGCTGCATTTGTAGGGACTGCGACAGGAACAGTATTGGATTACATCCCTGCCCGTTGGTTAGTACCTTGCAATCCAGAAGAGATAGTAATCAAAGAACTTAATGAAAAGCTACACATGTTAGAGGATAATTCCAGTCTCCTCCTATCCTACAAGGAACAACTCCATAAGAAGGTACTTGAAGAGTACACCTGGAAGGCTATAGTCAAGCAACATGAAGCACTGTGGGAGAGTCTAATATGAGTAGAATCTGGTTCGATGATGGGCATGCCGATGTCTATACCAAGGCTTATCCTCTCATGAAAGCATATAAGCAGATAGGAATTGTTGCTGTAATTACTGGGCAGGTTGGACAAAAGATGTATTGGGCAGGTGTACCCCCAAATGAAGAAGAGAGATGGATAGATCTCATGCCTATAGAGCATCTTCAAGAGTTGGTTACTAATGGTTGGAAGATAGCCAGTCATTCAGTAACTCATAGAGATCTCGATATGTTAACATTAGAGGAAGTCGAGAAAGAAATCCTAGATTCCAAGAAATGGATCCAAGACAAATTGAAAGTTGAACCTCTAGCTTTTGCTCCACCTAGACATAGAATAACTCCTGAGCAAGAGCAATTAGTTCTCAAGCATTATCCCTATTGTAGAACCTGGCCCGGACAAGGAGAGTTTGTCTTCCATACTTTCACATACTTCGGAGAGACAACTAATGAACTAGAGAAGACTCTGCAACATCTCAAGATGGAGGGAATCAAATGCATCTGATATGGCTAGGAACACAGAGAGAAATCTATCCTATGAAGTTCTTGAGGCACTCTCTGGAGAAAATAGTACCTATGTCTTGCTATGGAGAACCGTGTTTAAGGTCAGGCCAACGATGCGAGGAATTCAAAGAGGATTATGATCTTAAGGGTATATTGGATACTAACAAGGAAGCTGATGCTCTTATTGTCGATTTCAATAAAGGAACTACTTGGAACTCCTGGAAATACAAAAGTACAGACATCCTTAAGGTGGCCATAATCTACGATGCAATCCAAGACTTCGCATCGTTTATACCTAGGTTACAAGAGTGGGAATTTGACATAGTTTGTCTAACCCAAGGTTCGAAAGAACTTACAGCTCTATATGAAACTCTTTATCCAAGCAAGTATTACACTCTTCCATTTTCAATAGACCCTGAAGTGTTCAAGTGTGAGGAGAGGAAGAGAAGAGATCTAGATTGTGTTTTGATAGGGGCAATGACTTCAGATGGATATCCATTTAGAATGAAGATCTGTGAATATCTCAACAATGAGAAGAAAGGACCGGTAGTAGCTTCAGATAAAAAACTTGCCATAGAAACTTACGTTCATTATCTCAACCGAGCTAAGATATCTCCTTTCTGCAGTAGCATCTACAGGTATGTGCTTGCCAAGTACTGGGAAGGAATGTTCTGTAAGACTTTGGTGATGGCTGATCAGCCGATGGAAGTACCAGGAACATTGCTCAGGTCGGGATATAATTATGTGGAAATATCGGCCAAGAACTTCAAGAGAGAGATAGATTACTATCTTGAGCATGAAGATGAACGTAATACTATAATTGAGAATGCCTACTCTTATGTAGTCCAGTATCATACTTCAGACATCAGAGCTAGACAGTTTAAGGAGATAATAGAGGAAGGTCTTGATTCAAGATGAAGATAATCTGGATGGGAACTTATAGAGAAGATTCGTGTACCCGCTACTTCAGAAGAGAACTGGCAAGACAAGCTGAAGTCAAGTTCTATGGAGAGAATCCGTCGGGAGGAGGATCTCCAGATCATGGATACAGTTCCTCGGAGAACCACCAAGAATGGATCGAGGAATATGACTTGGCTGAGATAGAAAAGGTTGAGAAACCAGACTGGTTTGTAGTCTATTGCTATGTAAGCGAACACTTCTTCTGGCCAAAAATCAAGGTCAATTCTCTCAAGACTCCTATAGCTCTAATCATAAATGATCCTATCCAAGACAAAGATAGAATCCTAGAAAAACTAAGAACCTGGCAAGTAGAGAAAGCTTTCCTCGTCTATTGGAGTGGAGGCCTCTGTGAAATGTTTGAACAGAACTATCGTGCCCAGTACTACCATCTTCCGTACTCAATAGACCAGACTATCTTCAAGCCATTGCAGGAGCCTAAGATTGCAGATGTGTGTTTCGTAGGGGTTACAGATAGTTATTGGTACCCACTGAGAAGTAAGATACTCAAAGACATAGAGCAGGGAGTCACAGAAGCAGGAATGAAATTAAAAGTAAGGATAGAGATCGGTCACAAGTTCTCTACTTCAGATTATGTAAAGTTCATCAACTCAGGATATATCTTTCCTGTCGATGGAGGACGCTATGAATATCCTGTAGCAAAGTACTTCGAAGTGATGGCTTGCAAGACTCTAGCACTTGGCCCTGAACCTCTTGATGCAAACCTTCTCCACTTCAAAAGTGGAGAGAATCTTGGTGTCCTTTCCCATCAGAATATAAGAGCAGACATTCGACAATATCTCTTGGATCATAAAGAGAGGGAAAGGATAAGTGAAAATGGATATAAGACCGTACTAAAGTACCATACTAATGAGATAAGAGCAAGATTCTTCTTGGAGATGCTAAAGAAATGATCAAGACACGGACCATAATAAAAGGAAACTATGTAGACATAGATCCTTCAGCAGACATAGAATGTAATGAACTAGAGATTGGCGACTGTGTCACTATCCTCAAAGATGTAAAGATTAGAGGCAATAAGATAAAGATAGGAAACTATGTGAGATTCTGCCCTAATTCTGAGATAGGAGGCGGTGGAGGAGTTCCCAATGTTCACTCGAATGTTACAATAGGAAATAATGTTTTGGTCTGTGCTTATGTCCTAATCAACAATGCAAGAGAAGTTGTCATTGGAGATGATGTAGGCCTAGGACAGTACGTACATATCTGGACTCATGGAGGATGGCTTAACACTCTAGATGGATACCCTTGCAAATTCGCTCCTGTCAAGATTGGCTCACATATCTGGATTCCTGAAAGAACTTCTGTTTTGGCAGGAGTTACAATCGGAGATCATGTGATAGTGGGAAACAATTCATTGGTTGATAAGGACATACCAGGAGGATCCTTTGCTGCTGGAATTCCAGTCAAAATCTTAAAAGAAGGAGTGTTCCCAAAGCCTCTCTCACAAGAAGAGAAAGATAAACTTCTGGAGAGACTAGTGAAGGAATGGGTGGATGAACATCCCTTCCATATCCCAATTGCTGCTTACCTAGGAGGAGGAAGAATTAGATTCAAAGCTCTAATCTTTGATACAAACAGCATGGAGATCTCTGGAGAACTCGATGAGGAAGGTGAGGACTTAAGAGATCATCTGAGACGGAATGGAATCAAGTTCTTTACTGGAAAGCCATTCAGGTCTATGGTATATAACGGAGAAAGGGGATCTAATTAGGTATGAAGACTGCACTAGTTTTAGCAGCACATGGTGATGATGAGACTTCCATGGCAGGGACAATTCGCAAACTGGTCCTGAATAAATGGAAGGTTCATTTGATAGTTGGAACATTGGAAATAGGGAATATAAATAGAACTAGTGAGGAACTTGAACAAGCACTCAAATTGCTAGGAGTTTCTGGTTATGATCTTCTGGATTTCAGAAGCTGGGTCAGGGATGATAGAACCCTCATCTCTGTACTGGATCAGAAGATAGAGAATATAAAGCCTGATGTAATCTTTTCTCATTGGCTGGGAGATACTCACCTTGAGCACCAGCTACTTACTAAGGCTGCAATGACAGCCATAAGAAGAACTGGGATTAGTCTTTTGATGTATAAGGAACCAAACACAGGTGGACCTTCATCTGAAGCATTTAGACCTGATATCCTTATTGACATCACTGAAACTTATGATCTGAAGATCAGGACGTTGGAAGCCTATAAGAGCCAGATATCTAGATACAAGTTCTGGAGGCAGGCAACTGAAGGAGCTGCCAAGTATTATGGTTCAATGATGATGGTTCCCTATGCAGAAGCATTTCAAGTTGTTAAGTTCATCTGGAATGAGGATTGGAAAATATGAAGATACCTCCTGTCAAACTCTACTTTCCTCCTGAAGATATCGTGAAGATTCAAGAGGATGTCAAGAAGATCCTAGAAAGTGGCATGCTAACTCTAGGAGAGTATACAAGAAGATTTGAAAAGAAGTTTGCTCAGTTGAGCCAAACGAAGTTTGCAGTAGCAACCAATAGTGGAACAAGTGCTTTAGAGATTATTTTGCGTTCTTTACCTATCCCCAAATCTGCTATAGTACTTGTTCCCACCAATACATTCACTGCAACTGCTGCTACTGTAATACTTAGTGGGCATAAACTCAAGTTAATAGATGTTAATCCAGTCTCGGCTTGCCTAAGTCTAAAGGCAATAGAGGCCAACTTGAATCCAAAGCCTGCTGCTATAATAGTAGTCCATATCGGTGGGCTAATGGCACCAGAGATCTTTGAAATAAGAGAGTATTGTACATCGCATGGTATTTACCTAGTAGAAGATGCTGCTCATGCTCAAGGTTCTATAGCAAGAGGTAGTCCTGCAGGATCATTAGGGATTGCGGGTGCGTTCTCATTCTATCCCACGAAGGTTATAACTTCCGGAGAGGGAGGAATGGTGGTCACTAATGACAAACACATCTATGAGGAAGGCCTCAGACTTAGAGATCAAGGTAAGGACAGTTTCCTTTGTAATGATATAGTAAGGATCGGAAATAATTGGAGACTTCCAGAGATCAGTGCTGCTGTGGGGCTTCGCCAACTAAAGCGATTGGATAAGATCATACAGGATAGAACTGAGGCGGCTTCTTACTTTGAAGGAGGCTTAGCTGAGATTCCATCTATTGAAACAAGAGATACACCAAATGACTTTAGGAACAATTACTACAAGTATATCTTGTATACCAAGAACAGAGATAGACTTTCTAAGTTCCTGAACGAGCAAGGAATTTCATGCTCAGGTGCAGTATATGATCCACCATTACATCTCCAGCCTATCTATAGGAACTTACTGGGGATGAAGGAAGGAGATCTTCCCAACGCGGAGATGGTCAGCAAGACCATGTTATGTCTCCCTATGTTCAAGATGACTCAAGAAGAGAAAGAGTATATAGTAAATAAAATAAAAGAGTGTGAAATGAAGTGA